TGATCAAATGAATGAAATTTTATTATAAAAGAACTTGAAAATCTAAACGCATCTGCTAAATAAGAATAACGACATGAGCAACAACCAAAATTATAATCAGGAGAAACCGACACCATCTGGGTGGCGGTGCAAATGATTATATGGTAATATCCTGTTTCGTTTTCACCCCATCCTTAACAAGATGGGGTTTTTTGTTATCTAGGGGTTATGTGGCCGAACACATTAAAGTCCGAAAGGGAGATTGTGATGAAACAAGCACACTGAATGTTTTTAATATTATGAGAGTGAAGCTTATTTGGTAAAGCAACGGACTTTTAATCCGTGGTCTTGTGGGTTCAAATCCCGCGACTCTCACCAAATCTCAGGTAGCTCAATGGTAGAGCGGGAAACTGTTAATTTCTAGGTTGTAGGTTCGAATCCTACCCTGAGAGCCATTTTATAAAATCTTGGGCTGAGTATGTCCCCAAATCAAAAAACTGCTTCGGAGAGGATCGTAATAGTGATCATCGTTCGCTGTCGAAAGACTAATGCCTCCGTCAACAAATAAGCGAGCCAATTTTGCTTCTGTCGTCTAATGGTTAGGACGGGTGGTTTTCATCCACCAAATAGGGGTTCGATTCCCCTCAGAAGTGTCAATGCCGTAGTAGCTCAGTTGGTAGAGCGTCGAATTTGTAATTCGGTGGTCGGGGATTCGAATTCCTCCTACGGCTCTTTTTTTAATATGTGTCACCGTCAAAGTTGGAGAGTTGAGAATGACTGTAAATCATTTGCCTTTGGGCTGAGTAGGTTCGAATCCTATGTGACACACCATATCTAGGTGTTGCGATAGCTTGGTAATCGGGGTAGCTTGGAACTACTTGGGGGCAGTAAGTGTCTGTCTCTCGCAGGTTCGAATCCTGTCACCTAGACCATTTTTATAATTGATGCGTAGTGTAACGGTTTTTTAGCACTAGAGGTTTTGATCCTCTCAGAGATTGGGTTCGATTCCCTCAGCATCTACCATTTTCCACATTATCCCTTAAATAATAACATGATTTTCCAACTCCAAGAACTCTACGAATCCGTCCTCATCACAGAGATGAACCAAAAGGTCGTGGATTATCTCAACCAACATTCGGATGTCTTACCTTTTGATCATATTTTTGGAGACAAAATGCGTGTGGCATTTCCAATCGGGACGGACATCACGGCTCAGAGTATCATGGATGACCTGAAAAGAATTCAGCATTTTGACAAGGTGGATTTGAAAAAAGGGGAAGTCATCAGAAAAATAAAGCTTGATCCAAAATATGGGCAGGGGGAACACAAGGAACAGAAAATCAACATTGGTAAAGCCATTGCTGCCCTGAAAGTATCGGAGAATAAAAAGAAAAAATATCTGGATTGGTTTGCAATGTATAAGGACAATCTGGAATCCGCGTTTGAGAAACCGGAATTCATAGTCATCCTTTCCCGCGCTCCCATTGATGTGGTTCGCATGTCCGATCACCGCAACATATCATCCTGTCATTCCCAAGGTGGGGGATATTTCCAGTGTGCCATCCAAGAAGCCATTTCAGGAGGTGCTGTGGCTTATGTGGTGCGAGAAGAGGATTTCAATGAGCTTACGGAAGAGGACTTTCAGAAGAGGGAAATATTCGTTGATTCCGACAGGGGCATATCCGGTGCATATGGATTGCGCCCCATGTCCCGTTTGCGTGTTCGTCGATTGGTGGATGATTACGGAGATGAGATTGCCATTCCCGATACCAAGATATATGGAGATACCGCAATCCCCAATTTCTACAAATCCTTGGTAAATTATCTGAAAAATAAACAAACAACCACTCCCGAAGATTTCCGTGGTAATTCCTATACGAAAAAGGGGGGAACTTATTATGATGATGAAATCCTTGATCTGGTTGCCAATTATTTCACGGATGAGGAATCCACCCAAGACTCATCCGATTTCAAACGAATAAACCATGATCGGGATGATGAAAGGGGGGAAAGCAGACATTCCCAATTGGGTCTGGAAGATGAACTGGAAGAAATAAAAGAGGAATATAACGGCAGGTTGACATATAGTAGTGTTGATTATTACTTGATGGACGATGAAGAAGTATATTTCCAAGCAAGCGGAACATCAACCATCGATTTAACCAAGTTCAATTTACCGGATGATGTCGAGTTGGAAGCTGAAGATTATGATGTGAGTAAAGCTAGGGATGGGAAATATGATGATGATTATGAGTATTCCCAATTGTTCCAATACATATATGACGCTACCGACATCAACATATATCGAATGATCCTAACCAACACCAGCTTGGAAATCCACTTTTCAGAAGAGGAATATCATAATGATTCCGATAAATTTGATACATATTGTCACTATATGAAGAATTTTGACGATAAGATTGAGGATATGTTGGATGATGAGGATGAGCTTTATACAGTGCTTATTGATGGTGGGTTTATAAAAACCGCTGCAAGCGGAGATAGCAATTTCTCCATGATTGAAGATTATATTGAAATGGAAGAAGAACCGTTCGACACCCTGACAATTTCAGGCAACGATGTCAGGAAATCCTTTACTGTAAGATTTCCAAGCAGACTTATTATTCTTGAGGATTTCCGCCATGCTCTTCAGGGTGTTATGGATAGTAAACATGGTCAATCAAAAGGAGTGTTGGAAAACATCATAACAAAACTGGCTATGGAAAATTTCAAACCGAAGTTGGATAATGATCCGGCGCAGTTACAATTTGACAAATTTTTCGAGTCGTATTCCAATCCTCTGGATGGGGTTGATTATATGTTGTCGGGTAATACACATTTCAATTATGGGGATTTGGAATTCACAAATCTCAAAATGCTCTTTCCCAAAATGGATAATAAAAATTATCAATTCGTTCAATTTGTTGATGATATGTATCCCCACATTATAAATGCTTTTAGATTGTATGCCTTACACATGTTGAAAACCGTAGCAACCAACCCTGAAGAATTTGAAGATTTATCCAAAAAATACAATTATCCACAATTGTATAAACTCTATTATAAATATCTATAAAAATATGGAAAGATTTCATAAATTATATCACCGACTCATGCGTGAATACGTGGAGGATTTTGATGAGAAGTGGAATACCGCTGTCAAAGAATCGGAAGAACTCCAAGTTGCTTTGGATTTGATGAAGAATATCAAGGCAAAATTACAAGGAGAAATCTATATCGTTGGGGGAGTTCCCCGTGATCTACTCATGGGTAACGCAATTGATGATGTGGATTTGGCTACCAATATTCCCGTGGAAGAATTGGAAAAACATTTTGAATTGAGAAATATTTCCAAGAACGATTCCCAACCCGTGTATGCCATTCTCTGGAAAGGTTATGTTTATGATCTGGCAAAATTCAGAACCGACTCCGGCGATATTGGAAGACAATCCAACATATCAACAGAAACAGATTCATTTGAAAAGGATACGGAGCGGCGAGATTTAACAATCAATTCTTTCGGGTTGGATGAAGAGGGTAAGATCGTGGATTACCAAGGTGGTCTGGAAGATTTGAAGAACAAGATCGTCCGTGCCGTGGGAGACGCAAAACAAAGATTTCTGGAAGACGCTACGAGAATCCTCCGTGTCTTTCGTTTTGCCGCCAAGATGGATTTTGAAATTGAGGATAATACCAAAGCTGCCGCAATTGAATTGAAGCATCTCCTCCAAGACCCCAAGGCAATTTCCCAAGAAAGCATTTCCAAGGAATTTTTCAAATCCGCCAAAACGGGACAAACGCTTGCGAATTTCCTAAAGAAATTACAGGACACCAAAATCCTCCATGATATCCTTCCCGAATTTACCACGATGGAAGGATATGATCACGACCCACAACACCACCCCGAAGGGGATTCCCAAGTTCTGGGACACATCTATGAATGTCTAAAGGCATCACCATACAAAGACCCTGTGATCAATCTGGCAGTTCTCTTCCATGACTTCGGGAAAGCCACTACCAGAGGAAAGAAAGATAATGGTTTCAGTAATTATCATGGACACGAATCGGCGGGAGTTCCCATTGTTGAGGAAATTTTCAAAAGATTGCGTTTTGCGGAATTATCCCCCCAAGATAAAAAGAACATATTGGCAGCAGTTGATAAACATATGCTTGTTCACAATTTAGATAAATTGAATATCAAGACTCTCACCAAGCTGATTCAGAATCCATCATGGGAAACCATCAAAGCAGTTGGTTACTGTGATGAAGCATCCCGTGGTTCTGGTCTTTTCAATAAACAGGAATTTTGGGAGAAGATCAAAAGGGCGGAAGAGAAGGTTTCCAACATTGGAGGATCGGAAGATGACACCAGAAAACTTCTGAAACAATATTTCAGTGGTGATAAATTAATGCAATGGTTTCCAATTCTTGTCAAGGATAAATCCAAATTCAAGGATATCACAGCAGCCTTGCAAGAATATGTTCTAGAAGAATTGAATGCTGGTAGGGAACCGAATGAAGAGGAAATGAAAACAATTGCTTCCGGTATTTTGAAGGGGAACCAATTCAATGAATGGGTTACATATTTTCATTCATTGAATTAATTATCTCACAAGCCCAATCAGCTTCGCCACTTGGGGACTGACATGCGGTTTAAAATCCTCCGCTGAACGGAACCCCGCCCGAAGATCAAGTGTTTCCTTGGATACTTTCATTCTTTTAAGTTTGGAATAAAGACTTCCAGTATTGTGTTCCAAGTCCATGAATTTGACAAAGGCGTTCATAAGATTTTGAACCTTCTCCCTACGAATAGCATTATCCAGTTGGCGGGTGGTTTCCGTAATAGTCACCCATTTATCCCCACCATAAAGATTTGCATATTGTTCCCAAAATGGCGCGGATAATATATCAAGGGTATCCCCATAATCAAACACGGAGAACCAAATTCCCCCTTTACCGCCATTATAAGCTTTTGCCAATTTTGGCATCATATCATTTTCCTTAAACCAATCCACCACCACTTGAGAGGGGATTAGGTATTCGTCGAAGATATTTTCAGCTTCATCTGCAATGGCTTCCTTGGATTCTTCCAAAAGGGTATTGGAAATAACCACCAGAGCTTCCTCAAAATAGCGGTCAACCTTTTCCCTGACCTTATAATTGCGAACGTTGGTGTCTTCGTAGCCATAAGAAGCCTTACCCCCTCCAAGCTCCCACCACAGGGCATATAAGGCATATAAATCCATTATCGCCTTATCTCCGGTGGATGGGTAAGTGTATTGCGCCTCCAGAAGCATCCTACGCCTACGGTTGGTTGGGGGGAGTTCCCCGTTTACAAATTTTTCGTAAAATGTCTTGAAGCTTTCCATTTGATTATTTAATCACTTTATAATAATCTAGTTTTTAATCCAGCATTCTTACACTCATTCACCTTCCACATTATCATCATCTTTCCATTCCTCTAAAAGCTCTTCCTTTGTTTTCATCTAATACCTCCAGCACTTCCAAATGTTCCGTTGATCATTTTCTCCGCACCTTTCCTAGTTCCGTATGTTTCATCAGACAATGATCCGTCTTTGCATTTAATTTTAAATCCGCCACCGATCCCTCTGTATCTCACAACAGTTGCCTTATAATGTGGATGTTTTTTATTCATAATGTTTTAATGTGATTAACTATTTTTTGCGATCCCAATATGTCATCCCATTTCAAAAACCCATAATATTTTTCCACTACCTTACAAATTAATTTTTGTTGATATGTTGAGGCATTTTTATTAATTACAACCTTATCATAATACCATCCATCATATAAACATCCCTCGATGTTATTGGTTTTATAAAATATAAAAGACATAGATGGTGATAAATCATACACATCTTTGTCAGATAAAGAATGAAAATACTGTGATTTTTCTTCAATCGTTTTCTGATGAAAATTATTTGGTAATTTCTTCATCCTCCACTTTACCATCATCCAGATATTTGTCAAGCACCATCGTCAGATAGTCTGCAAACCAGCAGATTACAGATGCGTAGAATCCCCAAAGCGGAATCTCCCAAATGTGGGCAGACCAGAATATTCCAAAGAATACTCCCACCCAAAAGCCCATACACATACAGCACTTGAGAAGCTTTTCAAAGAATTCCCATTGTCTGAGAAAGACACGAATAGGCTCAAGGATTGATCCGTATTTCAGGATCAAACAACAGCCAATTAAAACAAATGATTGAAACCAAAGGCTCATCCAAGGATCAATTTCTGACTATCAATCGTTTTCACCCCATCGGAAATCAAGAGGGCTTCTTCCTTGCGGACTACGATACGATTGCCGTTATCATCCACAATCTCCACCATTCCATCAGCAAGTTCAGTAACGATAGGGCAACTTTTTCCTTTGCAGCACAATTGAACACTATTATTTTTTAGAATTTTAATCATAACGAAATTATTTAATGAGTTCCAAATCTTTTTCAAGTAAACAAAATTTACCCCAACCTTTATATCTTTCTTCAAGAGGAATTGCCACATAAGCAATCTCCCCACTTTCAATCATAGAACCCTCACTTCCAATCTCACACATCCCCCATTTCGGGTCTTGAACTTTATATCCAATCTTGAAATTTGTATTCATTGATTTTACTTAAATCATGGACAAACACTTTCAAACCTTTTTCTTTGGCATATTTGATCATGTGTGCAGTTCCTCTACTTGAGCCATCCCACACAGCTATGAGAGCATCGGCATAATCTCCCATTTGTTCATTTCTACGATATCCAGCAGACCTCCCTAGATTTTTCCAATCGGCAGGAAATTCTTTAATTGGAATATTATTTTCCATTGCCCACTGTTCTCCCATAGTATCAACCCCACGGGCTTTGCCTGACACGACTTCTGTGGGCGACCATGGGCAGGTTTCCATGGCTTTTAGGATATCATCGTAATGGACACCCTCTCTTGATCCTGCTAATATTGTAATCATATTAATATCCCCAAGCGTTTAAAGTGTGTTCAAACGGGTTCCCCTCGATGTTTTTAACAAGATCAAACATCTGTTGGGCAATTTCTCTTGTTTCTTGTTGGGTGTCACTTTTCAACCGCAATTTCCACATATGAATGAATGCCAACAACGATCCAGTCCAGATAAATTGCGTCTCCAAACAAAGCGGCAGGATAACTCTAGCTTGTTCTTTGGCAACACCAGCATCACACAATTCCTTATACAATTTCTTACCCAATGTAATATGATGATCCATTTGGCTAATCAAATCCGGTCTATTCAACAACCCATCACTCCCTTGTTTGGACGAAGACGATTGTTGTCTAAGCTCCTCAACATGATAATAATTATCGGAGAAATCCACATATCTACCACTAATACTGTTGGCTGATAATCCTACCTGATGTTTGAAAAGCTGTCGTTCCACAAAGATAGGACATTCAATTCTGAATTGTAATTGGGGATGTCGAAAAGGTGCTGTGTGTTTATGCTCCACTAAATACTTGATCAGCTTTTCATCTTTCTCATCCAAAATATTTTTATTTTTCCCAAAAGAAACTCTAGCCGCATTGACGATCATTAAATCGTCTCCAAAATAATTCATTAGTTCTGCTTTCATTTCCATCACTATAATAAAATATTTCCCAATGTCAAGCTAAATATTATTATGACCACCGTTAATAAAAACACCTTTCCTGATACGATATATCTGAAAGATTTGGGTATCCATAAAGGAACCCGAAAATTTGAGTTGGGGGAGAATTTTCGCTGTTTTTATAAGAATCATCTCATCACCGTAAAGAAAGGATTCATCACTGATGGGATCAGTTCCCCGAAATTCGCTTGGCCAATTGTCGGGCCATTTGGAGGAGCTTTTCCAGCGGCTCTGATTCATGATTGGTGCTTCTCTCCATTCAACGACAAATTCACTTGGAAGGAATCCAACTGGATGTTTTTAGAATTGATGAAAGAGGCTGGGGTATCTCTTCCCATGAGATGGACGATTTATTCTGCTGTTGTTGCGGGTTCTTATTTTATCTGGAAAAAGAGATTTGAAAAATATGGATTGGACTAAGTATTTTTATGAATAGCGATGAAATTAAAAAAATGCAGAAAAAAATCGGAACAACTGTTGATGGATTTTGGGGTCCGAAATCACAAGCCGCATGTAAAACATATCTACGCTCTCTGATGCCTAAGAACAACCCATGGCCAAAAAGTGATCAAGCATCCTTAACTAAATTTTACGGAAAACCCGGAGACGAATCAAATCTCGTAATGATCAACTTTCCATACCCAATGTATTATGGTGGTAAATTGGTTACTAAAACCCGTGTTAATAAGAAATGTGTGGATTCTCTTTTGAGGGTATTGAACAACATTAAGGATATAATTCCAAAATATCCAGATATTAAAGATGAAGCTGAAGATTATGGGGGCGTTTTCAATTTCCGCTTGAAGCGTGGAGGTTCTTCTTATTCTCTACATGCCTATGGTGCTGCCATTGATTTGGATGCCGATGATAATACTTTCCGCGATAGCTGGCCAATGAAATCAGATATGCCATTGGAGATTATGGAATGCTTTGCCCGTGAGGGGTGGATTGCCGCTGGTGCTTTTTGGGGATACGATGCAATGCACCACGAAGCAGTGAATCGGTAGTTGTTGCATATTGTCATAATCATGTTAAATATGATTATGCAAGATGATATCGAAATACAACGACCAAAATTCCCAGAAGGAGTATCATTATGGTGGAATCTACCACGAAAAGACATGACTCCCGAACAATTGGAAATTAAAAGAAAATATGATAAGGAATCGAAAACCTTTTATCGAAACAATCCAGAATATAAACAAAAAGACTTAGAAAGCCAAAGAAGATATACTGAAAAAAATAGAAAAAAGGTATATGAAAGAAATCAAGAGTGGCGGAAAAATAATTGGGATGCTGTATATAAACAGCGAAAAGAATCTGGTTCTCAGAGGAGAAATATCAATAAATGGTATCACAGCAGAGGAAAACATAATATAAACCATGTTTTATCTGAACGTTTAAGAATAAGAATTAGAAGAGCTTTACATGGGAAATGTAAGTCGAAATCGACAATAGAATTACTTGGTTGTGATGTAGATTTTTTTAAGCTGCATCTTCAAAATCAATTTCAAGAAAATATGTCATGGGATAATTATGGTGAGTGGCATATTGATCACATTATTCCTTGTTGTTCTTTTGATTTATCCATCCCTGAAGAACAATTCAAATGTTTTAATTATGTAAATCTTCGCCCGTTATGGGGTATAGAAAATCTTCTAAAATCTAAAGAAGATAAAAAAATCTCCATAAACAATAAAAATCTTCAATAAATCAATTATATCCAAGCTTTTTCAGAAAACGAAAAACGGGATCAACTGCAACTTCCCCAAGATGAGCTAGATATTGGCGATCATCTTTCAGGGACTTCACCATAATCTTCCCATTTTTCTCGACGTATTTCACAAATCCTTTTTTCACGGCATCATCCAAAAGCTCATATAACTTGCGGGTCTTACCATGTTTGGCAATTTCCTCGATAATTTCCCTCACCATCTCTTCCAATATTTCCTGATCCTTGTTCATGCCAATTTTTCCTTTAATTTGCCGAATGCCAATCTCACGGCATTATTTATGGGAGAATCCCCCCGATATTCCGATTCCACATCCTGAATAATTTTTAAAATACCTTCAGCTTCCTCCTCCTGTTCCCCATAGACATTGGTAGTTACTGGAGTGTTGACCATTCCCATTTTAATCTTACCATATGATAATTTACCCCCAGCTTCATCGGGAACCGCTTGCTTGGGAACCCTTTGGGGAGGATTGAAACCCGATTGGTATTCCAAAATAATATCGGAATAGATGTTTTTTAATTCTTGATCCACATTAGTATTTAGATTGCGAACCCCGATTTCTGTGTTAAGTATTATACATGAAGTGGCGTTACCGAAACGAAGAGGAGAAGGAGAACATGAATGCATTCCAAATGCCCCAGATTATCATAAATTCTTCTGATAATGAAGAAACTCAATATCCTCAAGGTATTAGAGTCATCAATAATAAAATTTTATTTTATGCTGATGTTAATGAGGGGGCGATGTTAGAATTGAATAGGGTTCTTTTAGAAACAGATTTGAAGCTTCAAAGCATGGAACTTGCTTTAGACGGTGCGTATGAATCCACCATCCATCTTCACCTGAATACCTTTGGTGGTAGTATCTTTGCAGCATTCTCCACCGTGGATACCATCCGCAGACTGAAATCCAAAGTCCATACCCACATTGATGGTAGTGTGGCAAGTGCAGGAACCTTGGTTTCCGCCATTGGTAGCAAGAGATACATGGGACAACATGCTCATCTTTTGATCCACCAATTGAGTTCCGGTGTGTATGGTAAGTTCTCAGAGATGGAGGATGAGATTTTCAATTGCACCAATCTGATGAAACTTTTGAAAGATTTCTATAAAAAGAATACCAAGCTTCCCATGAAGAAATTGGATGAACTTTTGAAGCGGGACATCTGGCTCAATGCAGAGGAATGCCTCCAATACGGAATCGTTGATGAGATCGTTTAAGGCTTGATTTTTGGAAAAGCTATGCCAGTATTTAGCGTGGCGAACAACCAAAATCAAGAAAGAGAAACAACGAAAGTGGGGAATAAATAATCAGGCGATATGAGCATTTTTGACGAACAGATAAGCAGGAAACCAAACAAATACCCGTGGACAGAAAAATTCATTGAAGCAATGCACAATGGTTTTTGGACTGACAAGGAATTCTCTTTCAAAAGCGATCTTCATCAATTCAAGACACAACTCACGGATCAGGAACGGGAAATCATTGTGAGAACCTTGTCTGCCATTGGACAGATTGAGGTTGCGGTAAAGACATTTTGGGCAAAGCTTGGGGACAACCTCCCCCACCCATCCTTGTCTGATCTAGGATTTGTGATGGCAAATGTTGAGGTGATCCACAATAATGCATACGAACGTCTCCTGTCCGTATTGGATATGGAGGATGTTTTTGAAGAGAACCTTAAATTGGAATGGATTCAGGGAAGAGTGAAATATCTCAAAAAATATACCCATCGTTTCTATAAGGATTCCAAGAAACAATATCTTTATGCCCTGATTCTTTTCACATTGTTTGTGGAAAACGTATCCTTGTTTTCTCAATTCTATGTGATCAATTGGTTCGGACGGAACAAGAGTGTCCTGAAAGACACTGATCAACAGGTTCGATACACCCGCAATGAAGAAATGATTCATGCGTTGGTAGGTGTTAAGATTATCAATACCATTAGGGAGGAACTACCGGAGCTTTTTGATGAGGAATTGGAAACCAAGATTTTACAGGAAGCAGAACAAGCTTTCATATCGGAATCGAAGATCATCGACTGGATGGTGAATGGTATTGATGAAAAGGGACTGACTGCTCCAATTCTCAAGGAATTCATCAAAAACAGGATCAACGAATCTCTGGTTCAGATTGGATTTAAAAAAGTTTTTGATATTGATGAAGTATTATTGGATGAAACATCATGGTTTGAAGAAGAATTGATGGGTTCCAATATGACAGATTTTTTCCATTCAAAAAGTGTGGAATATTCTAAAAAGGGGCAGTGTTATGAGGAAGATGAACTATTTTAATATATGACAAGAGAAAAATACTATTGGTTGAACGAAGACTCCGTTAAATTTTTGGAGAAGGGATATTTGAAAGAGGGGCAGACTCCTTTGGAGAGAATTAAAGAGATTGCTGATGCCGCCGAAAAAATCTTGGGTGTTGATGGATTTTCCGATAAATTCGAGGATTATATGTCCAAGGGTTATTATAGTTTGGCAACTCCCGTTTGGATGAATTTTGGGAATAAACGTGGATTGGGTATTTCATGTTTCAATTCACACGTTTCTGATAGTATTGAAGATTTCCTCTTCAAACAAGCAGAAGTGGGGATGATGACGAAAGTTGGTGGGGGATGTTCTGGTTATTTTGGGGATATTCGTCCTCGCGGTTCTAAAATCACTGGTGGTGGAATTGCTGAAGGTGCAGCGCGTTGTATGGAATTATTTGATACTGTAACAAGTATCGTTAGTCAAGGAAGCGCACGTAGAGGACACTTTGCTGCATATTTACCAATTGATCATGATGACTTTGATGAATTTATCAAAATTAGATCGGAAGGTAATACCATCCAAGAAATGTCAATTGGTGTATGTGTTTCTGATGAATGGATGCAATCAATGGTTGAAGGTGATAAGGAAAAAAGACGTAGATGGTCTGCTGTTATCAAAAAACGTTCTGAAACTGGTTATCCGTATGTATTTTTCACTGATAATGCAAACAATCAGAAACCACAAGTTTATAAAGATAAAGATTATAAAATCAATAGTTCCAACATGTGTACTGAAATTTTTCTCCCTTCAACCAGAGAAGAATCGTTCGTGTGCTGTTTATCGTCGTTGAACCTGCTTTGGTGGGATGAAATCAAAGATACTGATGCTGTCGAAACGCTGATTATGTTCCTTGACGCTGTGATGAGCGAATTCATCGAAAAAACCGCAGATATTAGATTGATGGAAGCTGCTCATAGATTTGCCAAGAATCATCGGGCATTAGGTATGGGAGTTCTGGGTTATCACAATTACCTCCAATCCAAGATGATCGCTTGGGAAAGTATGGATGCACATTTCGAGAATATTGAAATCTTTTCCAAGATTCGTGAACGTGCTGATAAGGCAACGGAAGAATTGGCTCAAATGTTCGGGGAACCGGAAGTCCTAAAAGGATATGGAAGACGGAATACTACAACGTTGGCTGTGGCTCCAACAACTTCAAGCAGTTTTATTTTGGGGCAAGTCTCTCCATCCATCGAACCTCTCAATTCCAACTACTTTGTAAAGAATTTGGCAAAAGGTAAATTCACATATAAAAATCCACATCTCATTGAATTATTGAAATCTAAAGATAAAAATACCAAGGATGTTTGGAAAGATATTTTGGCGCATGGGGGGAGTGTTCAACATCTAGATTTCTTAACCCAAGAAGAGAAAGATGTGTTTAAGACGTTTGCAGAAATTTCCCAACGAGAAATCGTTGTTCATGCTGCTCAACGGGGTCAATATCTAGATCAAGGACAATCGCTAAACCTAATGATTCCAGCGGGAACCAAACCAAAGGAAATTAATCAGCTTATGATCTTCGCTTGGGAACAGGGGATTAAATCTTTATATTACAGTCGCAGTTCAAATCCTTCCCAAGATTTGGCGAGATCGATCATGAATTGTAAGTCCTGTGAAGGTTAGCCCTTTTGCGGTTTCTTCTTCTCATGCATCTGAGGATACGCTTGGGCAATCGAATTGTGGACATTGATACCGTTCTTGTGGGCATCCTTCCGAACGTCCTCATTGGCTTCCATAAGTTTCAACGGTAGGTTGTTGAAGTGGTGGCTATGGGGATACGTCACAATCAGGTCATCGGCGGCTCTGGCATACACGGGATAATACTCTCCTGCAATTTCGCAGTCCCCAATATACAAGCTGCGATCAGTGGTTGTGGCGAACCTGCCGGAAACCAGCGTATTTTCCGTCTGCTGCACCTCCAGCGGGGCAGTAACGCCTTGGAGGTATGTCTGACCCTCCACGGCAAGACCACCCCCCACAATTAAGTTATTTTTAACTCCAAGGGATGATTCGATATAAACCTGCCTGTTCGTGCGGAGAACGATGGTTTTCATGGATTGCAATTCAATTGCGTTCTCCGATCCAATGTGGACACCATGGGAAGCATTAATATTTATTTTTTTGAATCCGGCTTTTAAAGTGGCTCCCCCCAATTCGGTGGCTCCCGTGGTCTTCAGGGAAATGCCACCGGAACCGACGATACGGTTGTAGGAATTGCCCACAATCTTAGTGTCCTGTCCACAAGGGAAATTGGAAGAATTATCTATTTCTTCCACATGGGGAATGTAATCATGGTTTTTATATACACCCGTATCACCAACCAACATTTCAAATGGTTGACTTCTCCCTTTTTCATCAATGCGAACCGATGGGTAATCATTGAAAATCGCTCCCACCGTTTCAATTTTGTTTCTCTTGACGATGATATGTTCATCCCCCCCATCACCCATCTTCTCTTCAATGGGAGTGAGTTCTTCCTGAATTGCCAATACAGCATCAGCAATGTTTTGGGCATCCTCTTCCGGCTCCCATTCCCCGTTCTCCGTAGCTGCTGATTTATTTGCTCCAAATTCCAAAACACCGGGAGCTTTCGATCCTTGCTCTCCCGCACTCTTGGAAATATCCTCCTCTTTTATATCTTTTTCTTCCGCTGGTTTGGTCTTGCCACGGTCAGGAACGGGGGAATAATCAGTAACTTCATCTGTAGATGATAATCTTCGGGGTAATTTTATATACCCCCCGAACTTATTCTCGACAACATAGACCTTGGAACCGATCACCGGATTGTCCGCACGTTCTCCTTCCAAATCAGTATCCACACCATTCGGGCCGGATACTCCTCCCCGTTTGATTTTGAATTTGGAATTTACCAATGCCACCGAATTAAAAGTGTCTTTCCATTGCTGGTAAGCATCAAATTCCTCGTCTTTCAGGAACCCCTTGAAATCATATCTGGTATTTCCCACACGATTGGTCTGAACGCCTTTTACGAATTTATTATCATCATTCAGAACAGTCTCAAAATTATCATTGATGACATGGGTTTGCTTGTTGTTAGTGGCAAGTTCTGAATTGACCAGATTGTTCATCAGAACATTGCTTCCCGATCTTTGGGAAAGCTGAATGCTCTCCTGATCGGTTGTGTTTGTAATCACCAAAGAGCCACCCCTTTGGTTTAGTATCGTCCTATTTCTGTAAATTTTATCGGCCATAATCAATTCTCAAAATCGTTTGGATAATAAGGGGAAATTTTATTATCATTGTCGGTTCTATTTATCAGTGTCAGTCCACGGAAATCCTGCGACACTCCAAAGTAAATGGGAAAGTTTAAATCTCCCAGATAATGGAACACCCAAACCTTGGAACCCACTTCGGGAATACCGAACATTCCCTTGGATTTGTTTGTGAAATTATTCGATTTATATCCAAAAGCATAGGGATTGCATTTGACAGCGAAAACATCAAGAGGATTGGCAAACGCATCGGATACCATGGTATCCATGTTTTCATATAAAAATGAAGGGGAGAACGATCCCCCGCTTAAAGTTGGGACTTCAGTATTATTATTTTCGTAAGTCTCCGAATAGTTACTGTCCGTTATAACAGCCAAACCATCCCCATCCTGTTTGAAGTATCGTCCATTACCGGATTCTCCCATCAGAGGATAACACGGTTCCGCCCATGGAATGTGTTTGGAAATCTCTTCGTAAATCTTGATATCAACCCAAGTGTCTTCGGGGTTGTTGAGTCCGGGTCTTTGAATATTCATTTCCTCATATTTCTCAAACCATTCCTCAAAAGGTTGGTTGGATAATTCGGGAATGAATATCTTAACCCGATTCATTTTCAGGGGATCGTTGTTCTTGACCACAATTCCACGGTAGAACGATTCGTCGTTCCTTTTCGCCTCATTGCCCGCCCCTGATCCACGAATAAACACAACAATACTTAATAAGGTATCTCACATCACGAGCATCAAGGGAGGGTCCGTTGAGAATCCACCTTCAATTAAGAATTGTTCCAATTCTTTTTTCGCTTCCAATCCTTCCGAAAGAATGCTGGAACCATCAATGGAACCACCTCCGGGTAAAGTAACACCGGATATCTTAGTGAGTATCCGTCCCCACATGATCTTAGACATGGCGGTGGCGTATTCCAAAATCCACTTCTCCTTGATCAAATCTCTTAAAGGTTTTTCCACGTAGCAAGTGAGCAAGCCAAAAAATTGAGTGTTTTTCGGTTGAGGTATTAAACGGAGATATTGTGTTCTTGCATCAAAATAGATGTCCCGACGAGTAGCAAACATTTTTTCGCGGGTATCAATCCAATCCTTGACGGTGTGCCAAGATAGAATATCAAATCCATAGTTACCCAGCGAATAAGCGTGATAACTTTGTTGAGCCATGGTTTGTTCCACGGAAAACAATGTGTTTACACCTGTGGAAGAACCTTCCTCAAAAGAAATAACATCAACTACTTTGCGGTAATCCATGACATCATAATCAAACATATTATTGAATGTGTTCACATCATCCTGTTGTTCACACTGTATCGTGAACGGTTTTTGATAGGATTGTTGGAACAGCACACTCAAACCAGCATTGAATCCCACTAGAAGATCGTAAGTAGTTTGGTCAATAATTTGCATGGAAGTAATGCCATCGGAAGGAACCACTCCGCTTAATGCTGAAGAAGCTGTGAAATATGCGCTGGGAATTGTGGAAAGGGAAACATATAAAGGAGTTGGGAGAGTCACTTCATAATCCGGTTGTGGTCCGGTTCTCTTATCATTGAGCTTTTCCGATGGTGTGTATCCCGAATTGGCAACTGTGAAAAGATGATCCAATCGTAAGCCTTTGTTACCCTCATACAATCGGCTGTCAAAAATAAGATATTCTTTAGTGTAACCACTATATACTGTATAGAAGTCAACCGCCATTGATATGGCTTCGTGTAACTGATCGTAATGTAACTCCACATTAATCATGGGATGTCCCAAGGTTCTCAGAATCCTCTCTCCCAAACGCTGGTAACACTCAATCTTGGAATTGAGATTGGTGGACATGAAAGCGGAAATTGGTTCAACTTGGCATAAGCTCATAATCTTATTTAATCTGTTAAGTATTATTATGTCCTTTGAATCAAACAACGGTTCCATTTATTACGAATTATCCTGCGGCATCCCCACCGTTTCAGGTTGGAATGCTAATACCAACAACGGTTCCGCGTATTATTACCTATCTGCCAACGATTTCATCCTCTGGGGGCAGGACACCACTTACATCCACCCATCGTCCAATAATGGGAGTCAATTCTACTTCTATGACTGTGATAGACCCACTGATTCGGGTTGGAATGCTGAAGAAAACAATGGAACAAAATATTATTATAATTCCGCGTTCAACTGTGTGAGCTTTTGTGATTAACTTTCATAAATAATATTATGGATTTTTACGATTTTGTTCAACAACACGCCAATTTTATAAAAATTATTCTAGGGGCGATTGGTGCCATTATATTGACTTGGAAACAACTCAGGACTTTTATTGTCGAAAAATATAAGGAACGTCAGGAATATATTAAATCTCGGAATTCCATACCAGAATCTTTAAAAAATATTCAAGGAACTGTGTCAAATATTGATGATCGTTTAAAAAATGTTGAATATGAAATATCCCCGAATGGTGGGGGTTCCATGCGGGATTCTGTGAAAATAATCAAAGCTGAAATAGAGGCTATGTTTTGGCTCAATCCCAAACCATCGTTTAGAGTTACCTCCAAAGGTCTTAATATTATGGTGAATGAAGCATATTGTAATCTGTGTGCAACATCATCAGAAGAATTGCTTAGATTAAATTGGAAAAATTTCGTGGAAGACGAACATCAACTTGATGATTACATGCGTAGATGGGAGGATTCAACCGATGTATTTTCACAGTTTTCTGGTAAATTAAAATTTAAAAACTCCAAAGGCGAATATATGGGCGAGTGGATTGTGAAAGTCCGTCCTTTGGGGGCAATCGATTCGGGAAACGATTTCCTGTGGCATGGGACAATTTATCCTTTTGACCAGAAATCGAAAGAATATGCCAAGACTTATGGCATTCCTTTAAATTAAACTACTGTATATCCGACACATCCAATACTTTCAAAGATTGTTTCATCAAAATAGCTGCAATAATTCGATGATACCCATCCAAAGCCGTGTTATTATTAATGACGATTGGGTTATCGTGTAATTCATTTAAATTTTTCTTGTAATGATTTACGATTTGCTTCTGATCCCTATCAGCAAAATCTTTATATGCTTGAAATACCGTGGTATCATCTTTATATGTCGTCAATTTCAACAATTGATCTGGTGATAGTGTTTTGATCGGAATTTGGATATCCCCTATTTCGGGGTCAACAGCACTATAAAGTGCCTCGTTTTCAGGAACATCATATTCAATATCACCATAAATATCGTTCAGAGACATGGTATGGTTTTCCATACTTTCATATAATAGTGCTAGATTTTTGAAGTCGTGGGAAGTCATGATAATATTTAATTTGATGGTGATTTATCACAATTTTTTCTTTCCAGTTTGATCCGTTTAGTTAAATATTAATATGAATACGAAGGAATGCACTAGATGTAAAAGTGAGTTATCATTAAATTTATTTACAAAATCTTCCAAAAGTCCTGATGGTTTGCAATATGAATGTATTGAATGTGGGAAAGAACGAAAACGTGAATGGAGATTGAAAAATAAAGATCGTCATGATGCTTATATGGTAAAATACAGAGAAGAAAACCGTGAGCTTTGTATAGAGAGAGGTAAAATATATAGAGAAAAGAATTTGGAAAAGGAATTACTCCGTTCTAAAAATTATAAATTGAAGAATCCGGTGATTAGACAATTGGGTTCTTATAAGACGAATGCAATTAAAAACGATGCTTATCACGAACAACATGATCCGAAGATAGAAGCTGTTTTAATAGAAATGAAAATTAGATTGCAAAAATGTTTAGGTGTTAAATTTATATTACATAAAATAATCCCAATGAATAAAGGAGGTTATCATCATCACCAAAATATTCAAGTTATACCAAAATCATTCGAGGGAATAGCCAATAAATTAATTAAGCACGATAATCCCATATTAAAATATTGGGGGGACACTCCAGAATTTTTATGGGACAAGGCATTACAAATAGAAAATGTAAAATTAGAAATGAGTGGTAATAAAAAATGTTACTCATGCGATCAAATTTCCCCAATTGATAGCTTTTGTATATTACATAAAAAATTTAAAAATAGATCGTCTTATTGTGAAGCTTGCCACAACAAAAAATTTTCTGAATATTATAAAAATAATAAAGAACAATTAAATATTAAAAAGAATAATTGGGATAAAAATAATTGGGATAAGGTATTATTGAGAAATAGTAAAAGACGAGCGTTAAAAAAGAACGCAACACATCCTAATCACGATCAAAACATTGAAAAAACATATGTTGATATGCGAATCAGGCTGGAAGATTGTCTAGGTATCAAATATAATGTTGATCATATCTTACCTCTAACCAAAGGAGGTTATCATCACCATGGAAATCTCCAAACAATACCAGAGTCTCTTAACGACAGTAAGAGAGCTAATTTAAAATTTAGACACCCATCTCTGGTTCATTGGACGGAGCTTCCGGCGTTTCTGCTTGATCGAGTGGAGCTTCGACATTTGGAGCTTCTGAATCAGTTATAGCTGCGCCAGAGCCTCCAAAATCTGGAGGCATCCCACCACCTCCACTTGATCCTCCCATGGCTCCCATATCACCACCAGCTTCGCCTCCAGCTTGTTGAGCTAATAACTCTTTGTAGTTGGGTCCGAGTGTTTTTATTTGTTCGATTTCAAACATGTGTTCCGCTTCCACCTTCTTGAAATGTAGGTTGGCAAGGATATCGGAATCTCTCCAATCCAGATATTTCTTCATGGCATAAATCGTGGATACCATTTCATTACCCGTAATGTTATTGAAAGTCTCAATCTTAAGATTGAGCTTCTGGCTCTCCCGCATATCATAGAAATTGGTGGGAACATTGAATTCCACGCGGATATTGTCATCGAACAAATCCCAATCATCGAACATGTCCTTGAACTTGAGGTGTGTGATAAACGCTCTCTTGATACCTTGGGCAAAGCGTTGTTGTTGACGAATGATCATCTTGGCAAACTTCAGTTCTTCCCGAAGCATCTCCGTTCCATCATTATAACCCGTTTCATTATTCAAACGAGAAGTTGGAGTCTTGAGAGAACGATATAATTTCTTGATGAACCAATCAAGAGGTTCCATATTACCATCCGACATTTGACCCCCAAATGTTTCAACTGTAGTTGCCTCTTGTCCTTGTCTCTTGGCAAACCAGAATGAATCAAGCGTGGATTGAGGTGCGTATTTCTTGACAATATCTCCCTGATCCATGTCAAACGTCTTGGTTGACCAGTATTGGCTCTGTAGCTTGCGTAGGTAGGCTTCTGCTGCGGGGACGGGCAATCTTCCCACATCCACGTTGAAGAGGAAGCGGAGGGGCGCATGAACCATTCTGTGGATCACCACGGAATCCTCAATCATGGAAAGCTGTCTGTAAGCTCTACGGCAATTCTCAATGAAAGGAATGATAAAATCCTTGGTTTCATTATATTGCCCACTGTTCACATAGAGGACTTGGTTTTGTTCAAAGGGAATGTATTCATAGCGTTCTACCTTTTTATTATCCACCGAAGAGAAGATTGGCTTCTTGTAAATGAACGCTTTCACCAACATCGTCTGAATGTTGTCATATACAGGATCAAATTGTTCAGCAGGGAGGTTTTTGATGGCAACTACCCCTTGTTTGATATAATCATCTTTTAGAATCAATTCAAAGAACAGTTCGCCTTCAATAAGAAATTGGCGGAAATAATTCCAACCATTGTCTTCCAGTTCCATCATGGCAACGAAACGGGAGAATTCCTTCTCAATCTCCTCTTTCTTTTCCGATTCCAGATCAGTATTACGGATTTCTAGAGTTACAATCTCTCCGTTCTCATCCACATTGATCGTCTCATCGCAAATCTCATCCATGGCATCCGCCACTTCAGAGTAAGCGGCAATCATGCGGTAGTCCCGCAAACGCCCCGGTTTTTCCTCCGAAGCTTGGGAATACATCAAATCCGTAAAGGACTTGTCTTGGTAAATTGCGGAAAATGCAGTGTTGTTCCAGTCGTTATTGAGAGCTACGGAATTTCTAGCAATCGCTTCCGGTCTGCGTAAACCAATCTTTTGGAAATATTTATATTTTGTATTCTTCGCTTCGTCAGGAGTCTTCTCAATGAAATTCCCGCGATTCTTCAAATAGGATTGCATGTTCCTATCAAATGTGGAACCTTTACCATCCGTTCCTTGGTATTGTTTGTTTGAAGATGGTGTTGTTGAACTGCCGATACCCGCCATACTTATTATTTAAGCGGAATCTTCAATTATTCAATGAAATCTATTTAGGTATTTCAAAAGTGGAACCATCTGGTAATTGAACTGCTGTCGTGGACGATGGTAACATACCAGTCTCAATTGCATCATACAAAGCATTGGAAAAATATTGTTGTTGATACTCACTCATTGGAAATTTGAAAGTTACTGGTTCTCCACCGCTAGAATATCCCATTAACATTTCCAATTCACCGTCTGGTGTTCTGGTCGAAAGATTTCCAAATTCATCTTGCTCCAATTTAACAATACCTGATTGTTCTGAATACATCTCTGTTATAAGATTTGAAATTGCAAATTGATCTTTCGTAGTCATGATATTATTTAGTTGAATTGTTTTTTTTAATAGGATGCAACCCATCCCGCATCATTAGCTGTCACAAAAACCATATTTCCTGACAAATTACTAAAATAATTGGAACTTAGCGACACCGTGACAATATTATCATTCACTGTGGTAATCACATTCTCTGGTAACTGGTATGCGGAAATGGTGGGGAACTTGGCAGTGTCAATCTCCGTATATACCAATTCGGGAATATTATAAGCACCTGATAGATACCAAGTGTTATTATATCCAAATCGCTTACCATAGAATTGGAAGTTCCTGTCATTCAATTCCGTGACAACCAGAGAATCCCCTTGGTGAATACCGTTGATGAAATAATTGGTGAATTCTGGATATGCACTGATTGATACGCTATCCGTCACCACTCCTTCAGCACTGATCGCATCAAAGAGATTGTAATCACAGAAGCGGCTGCTAAACGGAAGCGCATGAAAGTCAGCATTGATTACATAGATTGGTGCTTGGGTCTGATTGTAATCCTTGAACAACCATCCCTTGACCGTGAAAGAAGTGGAAGCAGAAATTCTCCATTTCACATCGGGAGACAAGTCCTTGGGATTTTCATAGGAAATATCTCCCGACCACTGAATTTCCGAACGAATCTCATCAATGAACGGCATGTTGAATTTTTCAGGAATTTTCCAAGAAACCATGATATATGGATTGCAATTCACCACGAAATTCTGAATGATCTGATCCAAATCCTCCTTGAAATAGCAGATGATGTTCACATCCAGAGTAAGATTTACGGGAATTGGTTGGGGAATTTTAGCCATCCGATTCGTGGAATCCAACTGTTTTCTGTAAATAAATTGGCCTTTATTATGGATACGGGACGGATCACGCGCCAATGAGGTTTGCTCAATCGTCACCACGGGTAGGGTGAGTGTCTTGGCTCTATCGCTCAGATCGAGGAGAACACGGTGTTTCGGTCCATTGACGTATCGAACCTCAATCTTCTCCTTTGCTACACGGGTGCGAGCATCATAACGATATACGAATGCATCGTCAAACGCTGCAACGAACATGTTGAGGAGTTGGGAATTTTCAAAGAAGTAATTGTAATCGTTCATTTTTTACACGGTCTGATAATACTTAATATAATAACCTTCTCTCAACTTTTTTATGAAAAAATCATGGAAAAATCATTAAAATTTACTAAGTAATATAGTATGGAAACAATAAAGAAAAAAATAGAACTGTATGTGACTTCCGAGATGAAGGAACAAATTCGTAAAATTGCTAAGAAATCTGGTCTGACTATGACCGAATATATCAAAAGAATACTAGAGGATAAATTGAATGAGACTAACTGATAAATTTGAGAACAAACCGGGGGTGTATATCATTCGCAATGAGGTGAATGGGAAGTATTATATTGGGGAAACGATGAATATCCATAAACGAATAAGTGAACACCGATCCCATAAACACCAAGTTATTTCAAAAGCTTTTAAAAAACATGGTATTAATAATTTCCACGTAGAAATATACTACCTACCAGATGTCAATAAAACATTTTTACATGACTTAGAAGAACAATTAATAATAAAATATAATTGTTTGGTTCCACTTGGGTATAATGTTTGCACTAGAGGTTTAGATAATACTGGAAGAAAATATAGTGAAGAAAGTAGAAAAAAAATGTCACTAGCTAAATTAGGAAAGAAAGCATCACCTGAAGCTAGAATAAATATGAGCTTATCTAAGAAGGGTAAGAAAAAGAAACCATTCACAGAAGAGCATAGGGAAAATATTAGAAAGTCTAGATTGGGGGTTAAAGCTTCTCCAGAAGCTATTGAAAATATGAGAAGATCACAAAAAATCCGAGCTAATTCCGAAGAAGGAAAAAGAAAAACTGCTGAAATAATGAGAAAACGATACGAAGACCCCAACGAAAGATTAAAATTATCTCTAAAATTGAGCGGTGAAAATAATCCAAGCTATGGTAACCCAGTTCCAGAAGAACGAAGAAAAAGAATTTCTCAAAGTTTGATGGGAAATAAAAATGCCATAGGCGGAAACAAAATTAAAAATTCCCAAACCCCATTGGACGATCCTCAAACGACTTCGTAGAAGTGTTTTCTTTATGATAATTGAAAATATCAGCCAGTGTCATTTCCTTGTCAATTGTAATATCAAGATTACAATGATCAGCTAATCTCTGACCATCTTTAATGGAAAGCTCTCCGAAACGGTATTCTAGGTAGAGCCTACCCTTACGCAATAAGGCTGGATCAACTTTTTTCAAATCGCAATTGAATGTGCAAATGATACGCATACCCATACAGTCGCGGAGGAAACCATCGGTCATACCCAAAATATTTTGTGTTCCCGAATTCCTATCAACTGATAATATTTCTTCCGCATCTTCGATTAATAATATGCATCCGCGATTATCTAACATGAATGATATGAAAGATGGTTGGGAGATCACCGATACCATGGAGGGTGGAATATAGATCACATCATCTTCACATTCGGTGATGAGATTTTTAATCAGGTTAGATTTTCCAGACCCCGGCACCCCATGAAAAAGTAGCAAACTTTCTGGATGTTTATCCTTAACAAAGCTCATAATTTTATCTTTTGGAAACGCTTCTCCATAATATAGATCATATCTATCATCCTTAATTTCAATATCAGCAAAACTCGTTTTCTGCTTAGTTAATCCATGCTGAGTCTGAGCAATCATATAAAAGTTCTTTTCAGAAGTGGGGAGAAACAGAAATTCCCCATCCACAAATTCTTTCAAAAATTCCTCAATATTTTTTCTATTCTTAATCAGAGGTGAAAAGCTAATAGTGATCCCTCCACTATTTGGCGAGAAAACCTCCCCCTCATCATCCTCTTTCTCAACCTTATCTTCCGGCATACCAAATGTAGCCCGAACCATAAGCGTCAGATCGTCGCAGTAATAATACCCCGTGTTGTATTCGTTGATCTTGTATTGTTGTGTGACATCGAATTTCCATTTTCTCAGGAAATCATGGATTCTCTCAAGCTGCTGCTTGTCAAAAAGATAGTCATCTATTGCCAAAGACACATAGGAGATATTCCCATATTTCTGCTCAAATTCTTGGGGGTAATCGGAAGAGCCAAGGAATTTCCCCTGATGGGAAACCCAGAACACGTTCTCCAACGATTTGTCGATTATTGTTTTTAATTTACTCATTTTTTAATTAAATCTATCTAAAAAGAACTTCGGCAGCTTCTTCTTGTTCCTGTTTATAGCATCAAAAATGCTCCCGTCAAGTATGTATGTTTCGCAATAATCATCTTTTGATCTAACGCCGCGACCACAAGCTTGCACCAGTGTCTTCAACATCTGATTTCCATACCAATCCTTATCAAGCTTCATCAGCTTCTCCACCCGCACATCCTTGGTTGGTAGCCAAGGTGCCTTCAGGATGATCTGGAACCGCGCCAGATCGCCTTTCAGGTCAACACCATAGGTCATGGAGGGAGACACCAGAACAGTGGGTTCCTCCGACTCCTCATGCATTTCCAAAAGCTGCTCATTATTCACCCCCGGTTCCCGACAAAGTAAACGATCTGATTTTACATTATCTCGAATATAATCCGTCAAGTATTGGGTATGAGTGTGTATGATACCTTTTTCATCCCCATGGTGTTCAAGAATCCCCTTGATCTGTTTCACCAGAGTTGGAAGCATGGATTTCAAATTTTGAAAATTCAACTTTTGTTTAGCCATAATATGAATTGGAGATTTCTCAGGATTGAAATCAGTTCCAATATGAAGGTATTCATAATCCTTGATTCCCAGAGATTTGCAATATGCATCGGGATCAATGATCGTTGCGGACATGATTACCACCTTCTCCGCATGGGAGAAAAGGTGCTTGGACAGGACATCCACTTTCAGGGGAATGAACCGGATACCATATTCCACCCGCTCAATTATATAATCACTGTCATAGAATGATTCAGAGAGTAATCCCAAAGAATTGAAAAGATTCTGAAGTTTGGTATATTCCTGTTTCTTTTTATTGAACGTGATGATGTCTTTCTTGGCTGTATTGGAAGAGAACCATTCCTTGTAATCCTCACAAGACGTTTCGACTTTTTCCATCAGGGAATTTATCCATGAGAGAACCTTGGGCTTATTCTTGTCATCGTTGGGGAACGGTGTCACCAAAGTCTGGGTTTTCATCAGGAATGGGATATCAACCTCACATGTGAATTGACTCACCAATTGCTCTTCCAATTCCGATCCCTCGTCACACACCATCACTTGTCTCTTCTTGAGATGGTTTGGTAAGGAAAAAAACATGCTGTAATTCAGGGCTGCAAATTTGGAAGTCAGCATGTCATTACGGGAATTGTAATAAGGGCAGCGATTTGCTTTCCAGCATTCGGTCTTCTGGTTTGCCACGTAGATGCAGGGAGCGACATCGACCGATAGTGTGTCATCCACATCGCATTGGTAATTGCTCTTGCCTTTTAACAGTCCCGTATCATCGAAGGTCATCTGATATTGGTCTTGGAGGGATTTGGTAATTGTCAGGGCATAACAGCCAAAAGGTTCAAAATCTGAAACCAATCCCGCTCCATCCTCCCCAAAGATGCTGTAATTTCTGACGATCCTTTCAAATTCGGCAGGAACATCTTTGGATACATTGCCAAGCGTCTTTGCCAAATGTGTTTTACCAACACCCGTATCGGCATGGACGATCACGAATTTCTTACCATTCTCAAATGCTTTTTCAATGGCATTAAGAGCTTTGGCTTGTTTGTCACGGGGATTGAATCCCTCTGGAAAGTTTAAGATTAAGTTATTCATTTGTTTTTATAAAATTCTTCCAATGCATCACACACCACTTTAGCCATGGATTGAGTATCACACAATGCCCAATGTTGTCGTCCCTTGGAATGGACTTGGTATATTCCATTGAATTCCCTGTATTGGAATATTTCACCACCCCTGTATTTTTCAGTCGGTTTATCTGGATATTCTATTGCTATCATATTCATTTTTCTTTTACTATAAATGTTGTGAAAGCAAGGTCATCATTAAAAGATGAACTGCTATACAACACGAATTGTGTGTGGTGTGTTATTGTTTTTGTTTCTCCGTTTTTATATTTCACTAGATAATCATACTGTGGATACTCCACATACATATTCTCCCACATACTAAATGCGTTCGTTGATAATTTGTTACCACTTTCAACCATCCCATATTTAGGAATAATATATTCAGCCAAAAATTTTCTAAGAACTCCTTTGTTTCCTCGCTTATTCCAAGTTATTTCCGTTTGGATGTAATTAGACTTTGGATCAAACCTATAAAAAGCGACCAATTCATTATTTTTTAAAATGTAATATTCCCCATATTCAAATTCAGTCTGATAGTAAACATTCATGGTATTCCACTCAGTTACAAATTTCATTTGTTGAACCTTTTCAACGGAAAAATTGGACATGTGTTCTTCAAAATCATCGTCCATTACCCCATAATTCCAAGGACTTTCATTCATCAAAATCCTTTGGATATTTTCTATATCCCTCTGTTTCATATGGGTATGATACCCCACCAACAACGAATGTCAACCCGTGATCACGTAGAGATGATTATCGAAGAATTTTGAAGCTTCCGATTTGTTCAGCATCCGCATTTTCCAATACACCTCTTCCGTTCGGGGACAAAACGCACTCAGGGCATAATCGAAAATAAATCCCCCCTCCGTGAGCTTGATGTCATAAGGATAGGAGATTTCCCATTCCTTGACTTCCCCTCCTTCTTCGATTTTGAATTTTACGAAATTCTGCTTGGTGTTGAACATTTGTATTTTACCCTCCCTGATGGTTCGGGAGTTTAACACAAATTTCACTTCACGGAAAATCAATTGTTTAAGATGTTCTTCAATTTTAATCATTTTGGAAAGGGGTCAAGGTTCAATTCAATATCCATGTATCGCATCTTTTCGTTGGGACTCATGGGAAATATTTTTTCATTAAAGAACGGCCAGAACGTATCATCTGCTGGCATTTGTTGAACGAGGTAGCACATATCCATTGATATATTTCTATATGATTGCATGAAAATATCCCATGCTACCACGATATTATGTTTACGTTCGTTGATTTTCTTGGGTTCCAGAGAACCTTGATACTGGAGGGTTCTCAATCCGTTTTCGGATCGTAGAATCTCGTTGCTATTGGTGCATAGCATCTGGCGAATCTCCGGTCTTCCGGGGGCGCGTTCCGGTCTTCTACGGACGATCATCAGATCACAGATATTGCTTTTCAGCAAACGCTGTAACTCAGTCCGTTTTATTAGTCTCATTTATCTCACAAACGCCAAACATGCGTTGCTCATTCAAGAACAGTCCGTTCTTCACTTTTCCGTAGCCTTTAACTTCCAGATTACTCACACCACTTCCCATTCCGCTGGGAAACACCACAATCTCTCCAACTTCCGTGAAGAGAACATTCGGTCCTTTTAAAATCACTTTTCCCTTGCGCCACATCTTATCCACATTTGCAATTGGAATCAGAAGACTACCACGCTGGACAAAATCGCCCGATTGTTCAGTTCCTTGGGCAATGTCACAATATTCCACAAGCATCACATCATCCATCAGGCGGGAGAGGATATAATCATCCATACCGAAGTCTGTGGGAAGGTTGGGATCATTTAGATCAATGTGGGATTTTTGGGGTGCTAACTTATCAATGCTTACTGTCATGAGAATATTTATTCATCTTTTTTGGAAGGCAAGCGTTTTTTAGAAATATAATTAATTCTTTTCCGTTTCAACTTGGGTATCAAGTTCTGAAAGAAACGAAATTGTTCTTCATCAGTCTCAAAAATCTGACTATACTTATTTACCGTCTCATTGGCATAATTCAACAGATCGTCATCATAGAAACTCAGATAACGTGTCACCATGTAAGGGGAGAACTCTTCCAACAATTCGTTGGTCATCTCTCCTTTCTTATCAAAGATAATATGATTTATGGTGTTAAACATCGTGTAGTATCATATCCTCTCTGTAAATGTCTCCATGTTCTCCACCATCAGCAAACCATTTGGATGGAAAGTAACAAGTCTTTCCCCCAATTAAGGATGCCCACCAAGAGAACGTGGAATTGCTTCCCACTATAATATCACATTTACTCATCATGGCAAGCTCTTTCACATCAGAATCGGTTTCAATCAAAGTGTAATTGAACATATTAAATTCTTTTGTAACGTGTTCAGGAGAATCCGTGAACATATAAATTTTGGTTCCTTTTACCATTTCGGGGGCAAAAATGTTGAGGAAATAATCGAAATATTCTGTCTTACAGACATAATGAATATTTGGATATATCAAATAATCCCCCCTTCTTACATGGAACGCCACTCTGATTATGGGATAAATACTGGGAGTTGAATTACTATCCCCAAAGTCCAATAACGATATAAATTCATCCTTAAATTCCTCAAAATATTTGAGGGATTGGAAATATCCATGAAGAGAAACACTTCCATGATGAAAAGGTAATTCATCGTAATTGAATCTCTTCTCGTGAAGAGAAATCACATCTCTAGTAACTGGTGGAGAACCATATTCAAAATTGCGAAAGATATTATCTTTATACGATAAGACGCTATTACCTTGACCAGCATTCCAATTATCGGGAACGATTATCAAATTCTTGTCATGCTTTTTGGCATAGGCGTATCCCGCAGCAATAATGAATAGCTGGTTTCCCAAACCACCAATTGGATGCACGTAGCAATTACTCATGGGAGCATCTTACCATTCCAAGAAAGGATGTCAAGGTGCTGAAAAATACAAAAACGGACACTTTCCGTCCGTTTTTTAATATCCAAGCAACCTTTTCCTGCGCGTATCAGCCGTGGACACCGAGAACGTCTCAGAGAACGCTGATACGGGAACGGTAGTAACCGAACTGAGGAACGGGAAAACCGAATAGGAATTGTCGGTGTTGACAACTGCCATATCGGTGAGGTGGAGGGAAGACGGGATGTTGAACACCGATCCCAGAACATTCACCGTGACGTTTGGAAAGGTTGCAAGGGAGAATGCTGATGCGGTGTGAACGGTGCTACCCACAGAAAAATTCACGGGGGAGAAAGCGAGTCCTACATCGGTGGTGGAAAGGGATACGACTCCAACTTGGCGACTTGTAACCACAACGTCTGCCCCAGAGAGATAGGTGACACCCGTGGCAGATAGGGAAGTGTTCGTAAGGTTCGGGGTTCCGGTTTTTTCAGCGGAAAGGAGGACGGTTTGGAACGTGTATAGGCTCATAGTATTATTTAGTAATTTGGGTAATTATTTTCAAAGTATTCTATGAGTTTGGAAGACACGGTATCCTTTCCAGCTTCAATATTATCAAGCTCGATTTTTTCCAAATCTTCTGCAACCTCATGATATGCGGATTGTGGAAGATTGAATCTTGGTAATGATAGAATTTTAATCCATTTAACTACCAACGGTGTCTTCGCCACATTTGAATATTTTAAATCAAAAATTTTATCATTATAATATGCCTCGATTTCTTCGCACAGCCAATTTCGTCCGCTATCCCAATAAATATCACCCTCTTCGTTTTTATCAAACCATCCCCTAAACCAATCCAACAAGTTCAAACGGTTTTCAACTGTTTCTTTTGAATATGGTCGTTCAACGTAAAAAGCGTCTATTTCTGCCAACTCGTAAGCTTTTTGGATTGCGGTTTCTGATACTGTCATGTATTAATTTAACACAATTTTTAAATTTGTCAAATATTTTTATTGAAATCTGTTTTTGGTCTGATAGTCTGTTAAGTAATAGTATGGCTAAAAAATACTCAACAGATGAAGTGATCAAACTTTTCAAGGAGAAGCATGGGGATAGATATGATTATTCGATGTTTATTTATCCCGGTAAAAAGAATGATAAAGGGATTGTGATTTGTAAAGATCATGGTCAATTTCTAACTTCCAAGCAACATCATTTACAAGGTTCTGGTTGTCCTGATTGCGCGGGTGTCCCAAGAGGGGGATTCAAACGAAGAACCCAAGAACAATTCATGGAAGAATTGAAAGAAAAATATTCGAAATTTCAGGAATATGATTTTTCTAAATTCATATATAAGAACAACACCACCAAAGGAATTATCGCATGTCCCAAACACGGAGAATTTCAAATCACTCCCAAGCACTTGTTGGCAAGACAATATGGTTGTTCCGAATGTTCGGGAAAGAAAAGATTGACGATTGAAAGGATCAGGGAATTAACATCATATCAAATTCCCAATCAGGAATACACAAACAATAAAACACATATTAAAGCTGTGTGTGAATTGCATGGAGAATGGTTGGTTAGACCGGATAATCTTCTTCACTCTAAAACAAGATGTCCAGTATGTGCTGAGAATCTATCTAAGATTGAAGAAGAACTTAGAGAATTTGTGGAGTCTGAATTGGATACCGACATTATTAGAAACGATAAACAAATTTTAGATAAAAAAGAATTGGATGTCCTATCCCCAAAACACAATATTGCAATTGAGATGAACGGGTTATTTTGTCATTCAGAAGAAGAAGGTAAGGACAAACATTATCATTTATACAAGACAAATAAGTGTCTGGAATCTGGTATTCGTCTGTTTCACATATTTGAGGATGAATGGCGGAACAAACAGGAGATTTGGAAATCCATTATTAGATATAATTTCGGGAAAGTTCCCAATAAAATCCATGCTAGAAAATGTGAAATAAGAATGGTTGACAATTTCAATACAAGACATTTTCTAAACGACAACCATCTACAAGGATATTCCAATTGTTCAATTTCGCTAGGACTCTATTACAATAACCAATTGGTATCCATATTAACATTTGGTAAAAGTAGATTCGATAAGAATGTGGAATGGGAGCTTATTCGTTTCGCCAACGTATTGAACACTTCGATAGTCGGTGGATTTCAGAAGTTGTTCAAACACTTCATCAGAACTTATAATCCAAATTCCATAGTATCTTACGCAGATAAGCGATATTCAATTGGTAATATATACCGTAGTGTTGGTATGAAAGAGATTCAAAATGATGCGGTGAATTATTATTATTTTAATAAGCGAGAAGGTATTAGATATTCTCGCCATCAGTTCCAGAAACATAAGCTCGAAGATAAGTTACCAATCTTTGATGAGTCGTTGAGTGAAGGGGATAATATGAAGATGAATGGTTTTTATAAGATATATGATTGTGGTAATTATAAATTTGTGTGGAGGAAATCATTGCAATAATTGATTCCGGTATTAAGTATTACCATGAACAGAAAACAATTCAAATTATACGTCACTATCAACAAAATCAATGGCAAGGTTTATGGGGGAAAACATTATTGGTATCCAAAAACTAGATATATGGGTTCTGGTTATAGATTGCGCCAAGCTATGGTCAAATATGGAAAAGAAAATTTTGAAACTAGGTGGTTTAATTTAAAGATAACTACACCAGAAGACTTGAATAGATTGGAAATCAAGTTAATCAGAAGGCTACACCACAAATTCGGTAAGAGTAATTGTTACAATATTCAAAAGGGTGGTAGGGGGGGTTATTACACTGAATACATGGATGAAAATGAATTGGATGAAGTGTATTCTAAAATAAGCAGTGGTCTTAAAGAAAAATATAAAGACCCCGAACATTATGATAAATGGAAAGAATCCTTAAAGAAAAGGAAAGCTACGATGGATTTAAGAAAATCTAAAGAGGGTAAATCTGATAAGGAAATTAAAAAGAGACAATTCATGCTAGATAATGGATTCGGTATTGTCACGTATGAGATATCATATCCCGATGGCAAGTCTGTCGTTGAGAGTAAAACACTCAGAGATTTTCTAACTGAATATAAAACAGAAGATCATGTATTCTCGCGCATCAGAACAAACGGCGAATATGTCTTCAAGAAGAGAACCAAACTTACAAAACACCCATTTCCAGTTAAGACGGTTATAAAATATATTTCAGAGATAAGAACATTCGATACCTATAAAAACGAGGAAACCCAAGGGTCTTCGGCACCTTGGGTTTCAGATTTGATTTGCGTAACTGCTTGAGTATTAACGACTTAGAGGTAGGTTGAAACCGACCCCGGTGTAAACGCAGTACCAAGACCCTTTACGATGATAAGGTGGTAATAGAGCGATGCACCAAAAATGTTGTTCACAATCCCGTAACGAGTCATAAGACCCACACGAGGAGCGAAATCATTTGGTCCAATCGTTCTTTGCACCATGATCGGGATATACGGACAGTATATCAGACCAGTATCATAGTATTCAGAACCCTTGTAACCCAACAGCGCATATTCCACACCACTGGTTTGACCAGAGTAGTAGTTAGGGCTATAGAGCGAGGAATTCTGAACTTCAGTCCGAGTATCACGATAAACCGTCCAGCGGCTACCAACAGTACCAACTTTTGCGATACCAACACCAGCAGTCGAGACTGTGCCATTGATTTCGTAAACCTTAAAGTCAGGAAGCATTTCGAGGATGCTGCAAACACGAGGAGTGGCGATAACAAAGTTAGCGGCACCTCTACGGTTACGAGCAGCCATACGACCACTTTCGATAATAAGGCGTTGATAGAAGGTAAGATTCCGTTCAGCAGTCCAACGTCCATCCGCACTAACAGGACTCCAGATGGAGAAACCTGCGCCAGCACCAGCATTGAAGGCAGTTTGGATCATACGCATCACAACTTCGCGGTCGATTTCGGCTTGGATTTCATACGACATTGCATTCGTAAGTTCTCCATCGATATCGATACCGTTCATGTTTTTGATGTCTTGTTCCAACTCAACCGACCAGCGGGTAGCTAATCTACGTGTTCCGGCCTCAACAGCGGTCTTTTCAAACTTGAGTTCGATTTGAGGGATTTTACCCGTCAATTCGTAGTTGCTCAAAAGTTCAGCAATACCACGGTCTTGATCTGCGAATGTCCAGTGTTCGGTGTTACCCGAAAGGAATCCAGCAGATGTGCCAGTGAAACGTGTGTCCAGAAGTTGATAACCAAGTTCGGTGTCTGGAAGACCAGTACTACCATCGTAAGCAGCTTTAAGCTGATTACCGAAGCTAGAACCAGTTCCACCTCCAGAGGTCTTGCCGTCGATGCTACTATCGCTCAGAGTATCACCTTGATAGGCGTAACGAAGAGCGAAAGCAAGACCAACAGGACCACCCATAGGCTGAACGCCTACGATCTCATTGGAAATCAATTCAGGGAAAGTGCGTCGAATCATAGGAATCAGAATCTTTGGCAGACGAGCATCACCAGTAGCATAGGAGTCGCTGTTAGCGATACCGTTGCCAATGGAAGTCGTTGCACCGAACACACCACCGGAGGCAGCAGTATTCGATTCTTGGTAGCACCACTGTTCTTGGTTCTCAAGGAGCATTGCAGTGGTCTTGTAAACGTGTTCGTTCCGAATAGCTGGGATCGAGTCCGAGCTATAATCGAGAACCTTACGCCACTTGGCAACTGCTTGTTGCATCTTGGAGCCTTGGATATCAGTAGATGGTAGATTATTCATATATTTGACTTTCTATTCACATTGTTCAGGAATTGCTTCCTCATAGTGCGGGTTGGAAATTTTTTACCTACGGAATGTTTGTTGTTTCAAAACATCCAGATAAGGATCAGATTCTTCATCCGTATTATTATTTACCTTTTCAGTAACAATTTTTTGTTCTTTTACGAAATCGGGCTTGTGCTTGCGGTTTTGAACAGCTTCTTCCTTGATGGTTTCCAGTTGCTTTTTCTCTTGTTTTTCAAAGAGGCGAACGGTGTAATCAAAGTTATCCTGAATGAATTGCAGGGACTTGTCTCCCAAAGCCTTCTTCACAAAATTCTTTTTGGTTTCAGGATACTTGGAAGTTCTGCCTTCAAGGAAAAGTTTGACTTCCGACTTGTTCTTGGATTCGGTGAGGAAGCGAACGTTCTTTTCAAGTTCAGCATTCTTATTGCGGAGCTTGTCGATTTCACTCTTACCTTCCACGATTGCCCCAGATACGGATTCCTTCATGACAGCAAGATCGATTGCAAAGACCTTTTTGAGATTTTCCAGAACATTCATGGCTGTCTTGTTCTTGACAGCTTCCTTGATATCTTTGGTTGGAATGGATTCATCAATGAACTCGTCAAGGAAAGCACTAACGGATTCCGTAAGTTGTTTTTTGAACTTGAGAAGATCGCCGTTCTGTTCGCGCTCATACTTTTTGATAACCTTGACCAGCTTTGCGGTCTTATCTCTATCAAAAGCTTCCATGATCTTTTTCATCTTGACCGTGCGATCCTTATCAACGGATGTCATCAGGGTCTTGAGTTTGGAGGCATATACTTCATCCTGTTCCAAAAGGGCAGCTTCAACGGCCAGATCAATCTTGGATTCAAGGGATTCCTGAATTGCCTTGATGGATTCATCGCTGAGTCCCAGACTTTTTTGGATGTCTTCCGAGAAAAGGTTCGTGCTTTTTTTCTTCATATTATTATTTAGAGATCGGGTATGAATTTTTTGAAAATCAGAACAAAGGATTGTCGATTTCTTGAGCAATTCTCTGTTGGATTTTGAAATTCACAGCATCCTTGAGTTGTTTATGAGCTTGGGCATGATCATTGGTCATGATAGCCTCAATGAATTTGGAGAGATCGGTTGATTCCTTCACACAATTGTTGACAGTCTTTCCACCCTTTTTCTTGGTGCCTTTCTTTTCGTAACCTTTCCAACAGGCTTTTTCCTCATCCTCATCATTTTTTTCATCTTTCAATGGTGGGAGATTATTAACTCCATAAATTTTCATACCTTTATGTGTCCAAACCGCATCATGTTGTGGTAATTTCTTGTAACCCATGGATTCAGCCTGTTTAATACGTTTGGTTCTCTTATCATCACCGGATTCCTCATCCTCATCAAAAGCGTTCCCGCGATTATACGATCCTTTGCCCTTCTTCGGCTTTTCCGTTTTGGTTGCGGGGGCAAAATTCTTGCGCTGTTTCACTTCCGGTCCATCGAAAACGTGCTTGCCCTGTTTCTTCAAATCTTTATATGTTTTGCCCATAGTATTATTTAGATTTGTTGGATAAACTTTATGATCTGTGCGCGAAGATAATTATCAACATCGTGTTTTGGAAGTGTTTTTAGAGCTTTGCCAAAGTCCTCGTAGATTTGTTCGTAATCACCGTTTTCGGTAATAGTCCAACTTTTACTTTCAAGAATACCGTCAACAAAAGCTGTTGGATATGATGGATCGGCAACACAGTCGATTGCAACCAAATGCATGTTTTCCACAACCTTATGACCAGACGCTTCACGCAACGATCCAAGCGATCTAGTACTCATACCGAGGGAAACTCCATTATTGATGAGTCCGCGAACAATATTTCCACATATCATGCCTTCTCCAGAGAGAATCTTTGATTTCCCAACCCATGCCTTACCATCTTTCCTGAGTTCAGTAACAAGGTGACATGCACGCTCTGGATTTACCTCACTGGTATTGGAATGATTTAATTCCCCAAGTGATCGTTTAGTTACAACCATCTCATTCAGATACCGATTAATTTCACGATCAAGCTCATGCTCTGGATAGATTCTCCCGTTCTTATTAATCTCCGAACCAAGGTAAACCCCCTGCACATATAGATTACTACCACTTCCACGATTAGTCTGTTCTTCGACAATTTCCAATCCATCGAAGTTGGTGGGATCATTGTACATCAGCTTTAGTTTTAATGCCATGTTCTTATTTATGTTTTAAATCAAAAATTCCATCAAATATCCACCAGTATCCCAAAATTTATCAACATTATCAGCCAATAATTCTTCATCGTGGGTGTAAATCTTATCATGTTTCGCGTTGATAAATTTCCAACAAACTGGTTCGATGGTATCTTTGACGATAAATCCTGATTCTTCAAATAGTGTAAGATCATCCCAATCAAATAACACATTACTTACTATTGTATTTAATTCATGATCATTCATATACTGTCTTATCATAGATTGAAACACTTTAGACATATCAACATCGTGTTTATTGGCTACTCTTAATACAGTGTTATCTTTAAACGATATACAACCATATATATCTCCATCATTACAACAAACCATATTAATACAATTTTTCATCAACCCCAATGGGTGATTATTGATTATAAAATCATTTATGGAATCATCTCCAACATATTCAAATACACACGAGTCATTTGCTTGGGTTCTCAATCCCAATTCTCTGAAAATTTTGTGTTTGAAGTGGTCTGATCCTATAATCTCATTTTCATAAATGTGTGTCAATTTTATACCTCGTTTATAACATTCTTCGGTTTTCCACCTATGATAGTCAGAATCCTTACCCATAACTTCTCCATGATATCTAAGTCCGTTAATCTCAAACCCTATACTCAAATCAGGGGTTAATATATCAATTTCGTATATTTTACCGTTATCATCTTTATATCTAGTGTGTTGGATGTGTGATATTCCAAGATCGTCCAACGTTTCGGACACTCGTTGTTCCAATTTTGATATCTTCATCCCACATTTTAAACACGGATGATTTAAAACAAAAATATTCATATCAAGAAATCTTACAAATTCTCCATGCTTTGAACATGTTAAAAATATCTCATTATTGAATCCCTTGAACTTGCTTTCATCTATTACCAACTCGAAATTATTATGTTTAAAATGTTTTTTAACTTTTGTTAGAGATTTTTTAACTCTGATTTCATCTAAACATTTGTCACATCCACCACCTTTTAATAAATTTTGGGGAAATCTTGTAAAGTCTCCATGTTTGGGACATGTAAGAGTGACAGGATTTTTTAAAGTGGTATAATTAACCTTACTATAATCATACTTATCACCATGTTTTTCTTCTAACTTTTCTATATAAGATTCCGTGGTAAATAATTGTTGATATTTCAAACTTTTTCTATCATCCCCACATTTTTTACAACCACTACCATTTCTATGTGTTCCCGCCTTTTGTGTGAAAATTCCATGTTTTGGGCAAATTATTCTAACTGATTTAGACAATGTTTCGTATTTTGAAATAGAATAATCATAATAATTATTATGTCTTTCAACACACGAATTTAACCATTCTTCATATGGGGGACTTTTCTCGTGATTGGCACATTTAGCACACCCATAACCGATTTTATGTTCACTGGCTTTTTGATAAAACCACCCATGAGTTGGGCATCCTATTTTAATCAGACTGGAACCGTTTTTATATTCCAAATCCGAATAATCGTATTTATTACCGTGTTTTATTTTGAACTCTTCAATTGCCTCCTCTTCAGTTCGCTTTCTTTGGGTATTACACTTATGACACCCATGACCTATTTTATGTTTTTTTGGAGACTGCTTAAATACTCCATGTTTTTGACATATGATATCGACTAAATTTAGATTACCAGTATAATGAACTAATGAATAATCGTATTTATCACAGTGTATTCTTTTGAAATGATCTATAACATCTTTATTACTATGATACTTTCCACCCATAGTATTATTTAGTCCCATGAATGGACTTTGATATCAATTTAGTTCTTTTTCCGTAATAATAATGAATTCCATCCCATGTTTCTTGGCGAATTCTTTTGCGAAAGCCCACTTGTCACAATTGTTTTTCCAAGCAACCTGTTCATATAACAGATTGGATTTCTTCTTACCCTTCCCAGCTTTCGGCTCTTGCGTCTGCTTCCAAGGCTTGACTTCCACCAAATATTTCTTGACAATATCCCCTTCCTGTATCTTTACATAGGCATCAATAAAATATTTACGATTCTTTTTCAAAAGAGTATCGAAATAAGGCACAATAATGTCCTCACTATTCCATTCCACCACATTGGGATTATTATCACAAAAGCGAAACAACTTTAATTCCAAACCGGATCGGTATATAATATTATCAATATTGCCGACATATTTATTTAGATTTTTGGGTGCGTAGAAACCTTGATGAAACTTATTATTCCGTTTTGATAATCCCAAAGAACCCATAGGATTATTTATTCTTCGAGAATAGATTCTTCTACAATCACAGGTTCCATAATCGCTTCTGATTCATGTGTTTTTTCAGATATTTTTACACCTTCCACATCGAAGGTCATCACCTTCGGTATTTCTGATTTGCATCTAATATCCATAACTCCATTAGATGCAAGAATATTATTAAATGCTGTAGCTGTTTTGAAATGTTTCTCGAATATATCTTCAAAAACTCCTTTTACTAAAAGTTCATTTATAACTGATTCGAGTCTATCATTAGGTAAACTCCAAAAATAATCAAAAGAGTTGTTCAGTGATGAAACCGCCGCCTTTAAAGCTCTGATTGTATTGTCAGCTAGTTTTTCAATCTGATCAATATCCTTTTGTGTTTGTGTTTTGTTTGTAATCATAGGTATGTTAGTGTCAATCCCTGTGGGATAAATAATGATAGATTTAAGTTCTCGTTTGTTCTTGCTCCGAAATATGTTCCGGTTCCTGCAGTTCCGGTTCTGCTTGTAGGTCCACCTGAAATTGTCTGAATTAAAGTTCTATTATTGAAAAATGAAACATTTCCCAATCCATCGCTGTAAATCTCAATGTAATTAACTGGATATGGCCATCCAGCCATATTATAAATTGGAAGTGTTGTTTGGTTTAAAGATGTTCCATTATGAACCATTCCATATAAAAATCTATTGGAAATAAATACACCGATTCCCGCCTCGGTAAGAGGACCAAATGTGGTATCACCACGGTTTCCCCCAAACCTTAAATAACCTTCCGCATTGGCGGCAATGCCTTGGTTACTGCCATAGTTGTGAGTGATTCTGAATCCAAAAACCAATTTTCTATCAAAATATACACCACTATTACTATTATTGGCATGTGTCCCCCCCGGAGGACAATAAGTATAAGGCGCATAACCACCAGCATATATAGCTGCCCTGTTTCCAGATACTGTGGAGGTATTACAAGCAAGTATGTTTCCGCCAAACGCAGCTGCCGTGCCACTGCCTAAAAGTGAAGGAGTCCATCCAGTATTCTGATCTATATGAATAGACCAACCACCAAATGCTTGGGTATATAAGAGATCACCTAGACTTTTTGTAATAACCGAATCGCTCGTTGAGGATGTCTGGTTTGGTGCTGTTATTTGTCCATTACAAATCAAGTCATCTGTGAAGGTTTTATCGCCAGCAATACTTTGATCACCTGTATTATATACAATATTACCGGAGTATATATTGGTGGCAGATATATTTCCCGAGACTGTTAATTTTTCATTTGGAGTAGTTGTCCCGACACCGACATTTCCATTAGCATCAATTCTCATCCTCTCAGAACTAGCCGTAGAGAAAGCTAGTATATTTGTACCAGCCCTCCACATACCTAAACTTGACTCCGCAGTAAATGTATGAGAAGGAGCATTTACTGTCCCTGATCCACCTGCAACATTACCTAAAGTGCTAATACCTCCACCTGCGGTAAAAGTGGTCGCATTTGCACCAGAACTTGTGAACACAACTGAATTACCAGCTGTTTTATAAAACCCAGTAGTTTCCCAACCAATAGAAGGTGCGCCGTTTGAACCGTTTGATCCAAGTTGTATAGTTCCAGCTGCTGTATTTGTAGCGCCGATACCCAAACCGCCAGTAACAAAAGTATTCCCAGCTACAGTTAATTTTTCATTTGGAGTAGCTGTCCCGACACCGACATTTCCAGTTTTAAGAATTGTGAATAGTTCAGTGTCATTAAATACATTTACTGTTGTATTATTAGACGTAGTTGCATACCTTATTGAAAAATTATTTGAAACACTAGGTCCACCCGCAAATAATCCCCAGTGTTTATTATTACCTGATGTCGGAGCAGATGTGAATACTAATCCACCTGCATAACTTGCAGAGTCAGCGGCAATAAATTGCATCAAGCCTTCTGTATCATCAAGAACGAACGAATTTTGACTAAATCTATGTGAGTTAGGTGTCAAATTGCCAACAATATCTATTTTTGAACGTGGCGAAGTAATTCCTATACCGACATTTCCATTAGCATTAATTCTCATCCTCTCCACGCCATTGGTTGACCACGCCAACGTATCGGAAGCAGGACTCCACATTCCACTATTATCATCACTTGTAAAGTTATAAGAAGGTTCGATTACTGTTCCTGCATTTACAGATACTTTTGAAGATGACAATGACCTCGATCCAAGATCAACATTATCAGTTGCTCCGGTGTATGGTACATAATCACTAAGCAAGACGCTTACAGGAACAGGAAGCAAAGTTCTTACAGGCGTTTCTCCTCCGAATTGGAATTCAAAAGAAGCACTACTGCCACCCCCGACTTTGGAACCATAAAATTTAAGAACGAGTCTATCAGTATCGGCAAATACACCATTGTTGAAAATGGCAGAACTAGAAAATTCGGAATAAAAATCTGATGTAACAGTGCTAGTTGGATCGCTAGCAGTTATAAATTCTTCGGTTCCATCCGAATCCCTTTTGTAGATATGAAAATGAAACGATCCTCCAGCAGAACCAGAACCAGCAACCTTTTTTACATTACCAATAGTGGTGGTCGCAAAAATACCAACATCTCCCACAATCACACCAGCATCAAGAATAAGTGATGCTATTAGTTGATCCGTTCCTGTTATCGGCCCAGTTGGAATATTGACCGCCGTATCGTCATAATCTGGATCAAGATTTGAGGTTACTAATCTTGAATATCCGCCTATATCAGAAGCTGCACTGGTTGCATATAAGATAAGCGTAGATGCCATATCCGTTGTCTTCACATAGCTTGTGTTATCCAGAGAGCCATCTCCTTTTACAAATTCCGAGGATGTGCCGCCATTAGTAATGAATGCTGATGCCTCTATTACCGATGTTAAATTGACTGAATTGGCGGAAAGATTATTAACCTTTATTGAATTATTAGTGATATTACCCCTAGATGTAACAATATCTAATGTATCATTCTCTGATGGATAAGGGATTCCAAGATATTGTGATGCGCTGATGGTTCCAACCACTGTTAAGTCACCATTCATGGTTCCCCCATCTTGGTATTGGGTGGCATTAGTCCCCCCACCAGAGGCATATACAGCTACATATTTACGGAGATCGGTCTTTACATTCTCAATCTTATCATGAATTTTAGTATTCCATTCCTTCTCAATCGAATCCCAATCCTTGACAACCTTACCAGATTTCTTCGTTTCCAAAACGTATTCAACGGGTTTTTCAGCTTTGATCTTACGAATCTCCGTAAGCAGATTATTTCTGCTTTCCTGAATTAGATTTTGAAAATATTTTCTAGCTTCGTCGGTAATATCAAGGGTTTCTTCCTTAACCAATTCTAGCTTTTCATCAAAGTAACTTACGACTTCTTGTTCCTTTTCATCCAGTTTTCTTTCAAATTCTTCAGAAATTTGAATTACTTTTTTATCAACATTACCCACACGGGAAAGGGCTTTTTGAACACCTTTGTTCAGGGAATTGTTGAGTTCAATGTTGGCATCCCGAATCGCAGATAATTCTTTATCAACTCCTTCAAGTAAGGAAAGATCAGCTTTCTCTTTCAGTTTGGAATTTAAATTATTATCAATCTCTGAAACCTTTTCATGAATTTCAACCGCGATATCATGAAGTTCTTTATCAACTTTTGGATTGATATTATTTTCATACAAATCCTTGACCAATTGCTTGATGGACTTGTCAATCAGTTGGGAGGATTTACTAAAGTCTTTTTTCAGAGATTCATCAAGGGAATCGCGTATCTCCTCAATCTTGTTATCAATCGTTTCCCGAATCTCCAAATATTTCTCATCATTACTATCAAAAACTTCTTTTTTGATTCGTTGGGATATGATCGTAAATTCATCAACCAGATTTTCCCGCGCACTCTCCAGATAGCTTTCAAGTGCTTTTTTCTTGGTATTTGATTCCTCCCGAATCTGTTTGATTTGACGGGATTTTCTGATTTCCAATTCCTTTTTGGCGGCAATCAGGGCATTTTTCTTTGCCTCTTGAATCTGTAAAAGAATTTCATTTTTCCGATCTTCGATAACTTCGGGAATAAAAATCTCATTTTTTTCAATTATTACATCGGGTTCCTCTTCGGAGAAATCCTCCAATTTGGATTCAAAAATATCAACGTAATCACTGTGTTCATTGAACACAACCTCAAATTTCCCTTTGGTAAGAACAAAGGGATAATTCGCTATCTTACCCCCCATCTCAACTGGAATAGACACCACCGGATCGCCGTTGTGTTCGGAAATCTTTTCGACTGGATATTTATTCTTGTTTATCTCGACCTCATAGACACCGAAAAAGATTTCCGAGAAATCTTGAACTTTGATGATGTTAAGAGGAGAGTCAGTTAAGGTGGGAGACACCTTTTCGCTAAACAATCTCATTATGATTATTTAGCGACAAATCAAATAATTCAACAATATATATTAAAATTTCTCAATTCTATTAACTGCTGCCTGATGGTTTTAGATGAACACGGAGAAGTAATAGATTTCATATTTCGATAACATTTACTACCAATAGTTGGGATTATTGTTAAATTTAGATTAAAAATATCCGAAATCATGTTGATTAAATTATATTTTGTGTGGGTGTCTGGTGAGTAGTATATCGTCACCCCAGCCCAGAAATACCAATTACGGATGATATATTCCATATGCTTACATAGTTCCAGACATGTAACACCATTCCACCAATGATTGACATACCCACGAACAGTATTATCAGATTCTCGTTTACACCATTCTAATAACGACCGTTTGTTGTGAATTTCTTCCCCAATGATCGATGTTCTAATGATAGTGAGATTTTGAGGCTCCCCCAATGACTTGCTTTTTCCATATGTGTCTTTACAATCGTGGGGGGAATTTTCATCATAAAACCCGCGCTCCCCACTATAAACACAATCAGTGCTTACATGTATAATTTGGCAAGGAACGTCTATTTTAAATTTTGATAATACATGTGGAAATATGGTATTAACAGCAAACATCACATCATCATCTTTAACTCTTTGGGGAATGCATCCAGCGGCGTTGATTATAATATCATTTTCCGTCACGTTCCGATGTAGGTAATCTAATATCGTTTTATGATCCGATGTTAGGTCTAACGTGGTTCTATCCACCCCGACCACATCGTATCCCATTTGGGAAAAATACTTCACACAATAAGTCCCCAACATTCCTGTGCTACCAAATACTACAATTTTCATGGTTTGAAATAATTTTTAGATTCTAAATACCTTTCAAGTTCTATATATTCAAGTGAGTTGTCTCTTGAAGAATATTCATTATTAAAAAATGTAATGTCATGACCACATTTATCTGGATATAATAAATATAAATCGTCACCATCCATATATCGCATCCGGCGAATTTCTTCGGAAGATGCCATGATTTCATGTATCTTCTCCCCCGTTCGTGGTTCTGATATCTCATATTTTAGACCAAATTTTTCTTTATAAATGTTAAAAATATCAATTACATAGAATGATCTCAGACTAGGAATCACGTTACATTTATTATATTTCGTAGATTTTAAAATTAAATCAACAGCATCATCCACATCCATTAGAAACCGAGTCATTTCTTCCCCGTATAGGGAAAGCGTCTTACCACTCTTAATATATTCCCAAATCAACGGAATGATTGAACCTGTGGAATTCATAACATTGCCATAGACCGCTGTTGTCAATTTGGTAGGACTCCACTCTCCTGCAATGAAACACTCACCAGCTACATATTTCATTGCACCATAAATTGTAGTTGCTGCTCTGCTTTTATCAGATGAGATGAAGCAAGCAGCTTTGAAATTATTTTCCTCTGCCGCAATTCTGGAATTGATTGCACCATCAATAATGATTTTTGAAGCTTCCTCATAATTATCATTACAAGCTTCAATCTGTTTCAGGGATGCGGCGAAAATACCCACAGTGTGATGTCTTGATTTTCTGATCAGCAGATCACGATTGCGGATATCTCCAACCACAAAATTCACCTTTGGGTATTCCTTTTTCAGATAATAGTGTTTGGACTCATCGCGTGAATACACGGTGATTTCATTATCTTGATGCAAGCGACGAATTAAATTTCTACCAAGAAATCCAGCACCGCCCGTTATGAAAATTTTCTCACCAGTCATAAATCATTTGTTTTGTTCTAGAAATCTTCTTACAAATCGTCACACCGGGATTGAATGGTAATGTGACAATTTCAAAGTCATCGATTAGATTTTGTTTGATATATTTCGCGGTTTTGTAAACATCTTCACATTGCCCTCTGTCAGTCATAGACCAATCCCAAGGATAGGTATCATGAAAAAATATAAATCCATCCTCGATCACTCTATCTTTTACATTGTTAAAATCTTTCAAAGATTGTTCGTGGGAATGGTCAGCGTCAATAAACACGGCATCAAATTGTTCAGTAGTTAATGATTCAAAATAATCATCAGTTGTTTTTTGGTGGTATTCCATATTACCCACCACCGGAAATTCGGCGGGAATCATATCAACTCCAACCGCTTTCTTACAGTGTTTGGCAAGCGTGACGAAATTACCTCCATGCCGCACACCAAGTTCTAGATAGTGTTCTGGACGAATCCACTTGAATAACAAATCGAAAAATTCAGTATGGTTGAATGTTTCAGCAGGAGGGGGGATGTTTCTTAAATGTATTGGTTGCATTATCTATATTCTTCTTTTACTTTCCAATCATTATGGAATATTGTCCACAATGCTCGCTCAATCATGTGAGCTTCCCCAACAATAACATCCCATCCAAGTATATCAAGGATTCTTTGGTAGAATTTTTTGGAGTATTTCAAAATATACTCCTTCGGGATGATATAATTCACTCCCGGTGCGAATCTGAACCACTCAGGAATCTCAGGATTCTCCCACATGTCATTGAAAAAATCGTTGATGTTTGAATAATATTTCCCTTGATGTTTTCCAAAATACCAAGAGTTATTGATTTCCATGTAGCTGTTGTCATCCCCGATCTTGTTAGCCACATTATTAATTCTCCAAGGCTCCGTGGTAAAATCCTGAATTTCTGTGAATGTTGTATTGTTGGCAACACTTAGGAAAAATTCTTCAGTGCAATTTCCGTTGGAAATAACTCGACCATTTTCATCGTGCCTTGGTGTTCCCGTATCTTTTTGATTCATCAGACATGCTCGACAGAATAAAGTAGAATCGGGGAGATTATCGTAATTCTCAAGAATGAAGTGGAACATATCATAAACATTTTGCCCCACATTCTTCTGATGTTTCACCTTATCCGATTCGGGAAATCGATGATAGCGGTCATAGATCAGATAATTCTCACACCACCTGTCAACCCAAGAATCCTCAAGATTATCGGGTAGCCAATTGTAATCGCTAACGACTACGAAATTTTTATGAATTTTTTTCACCGAATAAAATGCCTCCGAAAGTTTCTCCTAAGACATCGCCAAGCTCTGAAAACCTATCACCAATAGATTCCAATGTATCAGTTAATAGCAAATATATCGAGCCAATTACACAAACGGGAACTATGAAGAACATCCATATCAAAGCTCCAACTGACCAGCGAAAAGCTGGATGCCATTTTATCATAGGTTTCATAGATAAATTCTCTTAAATTCTTCAACACCAATCAGATTCAGAGCTTCCACCCTTCGTCTTTCCAGAAACGAATAATCATATGGGTCTTCATCAGAAGAAACGGGAAGTAGAATTTGACTACCTCTACGGATAATAGCACATCCCTCGTCGGTGTCAACTGTGTGGATGGTGAGTCCGATTTCCTCCATGCGGAGCTTCACAATAGCCTTCCAAACATCACCATGCCACGCATCGGAAGCACGTTCTCTGCGCTGTGTGATTTCCGTGACGGGATTACAATCATGAACGACAATAGTTCCATTTGGAGACAAGTATTTTAAAGAATTTACAATATCACGATAAACCTGTTCGAAAATATGAAGTCCATCTACGAAAATAATACTATAATTCTGTGATAAAGGTTTCTCGAAAAATTCATCAGATGTCATCCGATATGTTGTATCAACATTAGGATCAACTCCGTGTTTAATTCTAGCTTTCACCCCCACCCAATTATATCCCGGTTGTGATGGCGTATTTACGCCAATCTCCAGATAATCTTCATATCCATGCTTATCAATAAGCGCATTAATAATTTCAGTTCTTGTCATTGCAACATTAATCCTTTCTCCACCAATTCTTCTTTATTTTTCATAATATACTCTGGTAAATCCGATTCGTCTTTCCAAGTTTGTTCTCTGGAAACGATTTCATAACGAGCTTGGACATCGTTGTATTTAAATGCTTCATATTTTGCATCCTTGTTTGTCCAACTGAAATGCCACCCCCCGTTTGAAACGGGGATGCTCTTAGCTTCTCGCTCTGTCCTAAAATGATTGCAACCATAATGTTTTAGCGTCTTATATGTCCCGACTCTTGTTCCCGTCCAGCAACCGATATCCTGATTGGAACGGTTATTTAAATAATATGGATATGCTGTTTGGATTGGTCGATAAACTTGTCCATGTTGTAAATTATAACAAATGTCTGGATTTTCAGGATTCCAAATCTCATCCAAATCTGATAGAAAAATAATATCATCATCAATACAAATGTTTTCCAAAGCACGGATTGGAGCTTCCTTCTGATAAAATTCTCGCAACCAATTCTCCGCACCGTCTCCAACATTTGGACTTCTCAATGCTCGTTGATAATGATCTCCATCTTGGGGAAAATCAGGCATCACATGATGAATGATCTTGGAATGCCATTGTTTGAAACGCTCTTTATTTTCCTCGTAATACAACGGCTTTTCAACTCCTGTGAAAGTTTGTCTCGATTCTACAATCACAAAATAATCCACGTATTTGTCCAGAATGTTCAGACGAACTTCCAACAAATCCAACTCATTGAAAAATGAAAATACATCAAATACTTTACCCATAAATTCCTGTTCGTTTTTTGTATTCCTCATGTTCTATCACACATTCTTCCCAAGTAAAGAGATTCCCCTCTCTATCTAAATAATTGTGATTTCTAAAAATATTATATCCGCATGACCAATAACCATCAGAGATATTATGGCGACCCCAATACTTGGGAGCTAATATATACTTTACAGTATCACTTAGTAAAGTGGCAAAATACGGGAAGCTGGAATTTGATAAAATCAAATAATGAGCATTCTTGATAATAGTGAAATCTGTCCCCACATCATAATGTTTCACTTCAAAATCAGGGAATTGTCTGCTTGCTCTTTCTACATCATCAGTGATAACTACAAATCTAAAATTCGGGTTAATTTTTCGCATTCTATCAATCGCATCATCCCAATACTTCCCATTTAAATGGAAATGGACAACACTCGCATATTCTCCACCACGATAATTAATGATGCAAATATTTGGATCAGAATAATCATAGCAATCTTTTTCTGCTTTGACTTTCAACCATTGTCTAATTTCATCTTTACGATGGATGATACGATCTTCCGATTGAAAAATCCCGTCAATTTTTGTATTATCCTGAATAGATTCCAAATTTAGATCATCGATTGTCACATTAGAACCATTTGAAAGATACAACCATCTTTCTTTAAAATAATGCTGAATATCATCGGGAAGCGTATCAGGTGGTCCACCTTCCCTACCAGAACCACCCGTAACAGGCAATCCAAAATCTAAATCCATAAAATCCAAACATTTAAATTTATGGGGATTCATAATCCCAAAATCAAATCCCTTATCCTTGGCAACTACCCGTGTTGTCACATAACAAGCAAGTTGATTACCTAGCCCTTGACCGTTGTATATTTCAGTTACTATCATATTTTTCTTTACAATATCTTACTTCATCTCCCAAATTTCCAGAATACCTACTACTGATTTGATTTTCATGACAACGATTAGTAACCAAACAATCTTCAAGTATCGTAGGTAATCCGTATCGTCTTCCCAATCGATAGTAGTATTCCACATCCATGAGCATTGTCAAGTTCTCATCAAACAATTCAATGTTTTCATTTCTAAATGCTAGAACGGATGGGGAACTGATCGTGTTTATACCTTCCAATAAATAATTATTCCAAGACGGAACCATGGGTCTTTCAAATTTTACCCCATCTCTCGTATGATTGCACCCACAAACAGCCCATTTTGTATTTTCATCCTGAAACGTTTCATGTAAAGCTTCTAAACATTTATGCGTGAACATGAAATCATCTTGAAACATGATCTTGATAATTTCTCCATTTGCCATTTTTAAAGCATTGTTGAGATTGGCGACACCGTTGCCGTAATTTTCATCATATTTGACATATCGTATGGTGTAATCATTTTTCCATTCTTCAAAGCAATAATCGGAAATATCAAAATTTTGACTGTGATCGGAAATTACAATTTCCCAATCATGAAATGTTTGGATTTGAATCGAATGAATCAGGTCTTTCAGATATTGAAGACCAAATCCGTGCTGTTCCCAAACGGGAATACATATGGAAAATCTAGGTTTCAAATCTTCCAACTCTTGATATAATTTTCCAATTCTTGTCCCCAAGTATTGCCACAAACAAAATCAGAATGCTTACGATTGTTTTCGTAATATGGATGTTTCTCTCTCACCGTATTCTCATGAGGAAGATGCCATGCAATTGCGTCTTTATTACCAACTCTCAAAATATCCCAACCCGATTTCTGAAATCTAGCTAGAATTTCATCATCTTCATATCCCCATCCCTTGAAATTGGGATTGTATCCGTTACAATCTAAAAATGCTTTCTTACTAAACATTACCATCCCCCCTTTGCTCTGAGGATGTGCAACGAGAAAATTCTCATCCTGATCATAAGGAATAGGTTTCAGTGTTTGAGATTTGTCCAATAGGTCAAGTAGGGCTTGACCTACGGCGAATATTTCAAACATCGGTTGCTTCAAATGTATGAACATTCCGTTGTAAGGATACACAATCCCCGTATTTTCGTCAAACAATTGCTTTGCTTCCAGAATAAATTTCGGATCAACGATCACATCAGTATCTCCCGCAATTAGACACTCCACATCCAGAATTTTGGACATCTCATTGAATGCCTTGGTTCTCCAATAGACATCGTTGTTCTCCATGAATAGACCCTTACAATCGTATTGCTTACAGAGTCTCTTGAAGTCCTTATCCAATTCCTTATCGTCATTTAGAATGGCGATTTGCAGGTTATCGGAATTCTCACGATAAAATTTAACAACCATTTCCAGATTGCGAAAGCGGTCATCCACATCCCTACGGAAGTGAATCATCAAGCCAATATTATTTAAATCTGTTTTCATTATTTAAAATTGTTAATACTCGACCGAACCGATTCCATGATTCTATCACACTCTTTTCGATAAGTACTCCATTTCCAAAATTCCCAAAAATAGGGTTTTTTCATATTCGGAACACAATTCAATTCATAAACACTCTCATTTTTATCTATACTACTTTGAATCATCAAAATGATTTTTTCGGATAATTTTTGATGTGACCAATAATCAACTTTGATTGTTTTAATTTCTTTCACCATAATCAAAATGATCTCACGCTTTTCAAAAATGTCAATACCTCTTGTTCCCTCGTATCTGGAACACCATCACTCCCAAATGGGAATATACCAAATTTTTCCTTGAAATACTCCATGGAACCCCGAATATTATCCTGCCATTTCTGCATGGATTCGGGAGTCTTGATGGACGAATTTTCCTCTGAACACGCTTGTTCTTCAATGTAATCCAAGGAATTGGCTAGATCAGCCCACCACCAGTAAGGAGTGGAATATCCTTTCAAGGCAAGTTCATAGCTATGGGAAACATGATCAAAAGCATTTCGGAATTTCTCGTCAATCAGACCGACATCTTCCAGACACTTGCGGGAATAATAACAGAACGCTCCCACGCAATGCTGATTGAAAGCTAGGGATAAATCCCCATAATCTACCACCAATCGGGGACATGGCTTACCATGGGAGATACCATTCTTATTGGCAGGACCGTGGTAGCCGAACATCAGGTGTTGGATTCCACTCTTCTTGGAAGCGTCAATGTATGCTTGAAAAATGTTTGGGTCTTTGATAAGCATATCGTCTTCAATGAGGAAGATGTGATCACAACCAATGTTCAACAAATGTTTCATTGCCTTATTTTTAGATGCCGCAACTCCCAAATTTGTTTCGTTTGTATGGATATAATAATTATATCCGGGGCATTCAAATGGATCACCATCATTGATGATGATCAACTCCAACCAATTACACCCATCAATACTATCCAACAATTTTTTTAGAAATTGTGGACGATCTTTGGTTATAATACCTAACCCGATTCTTTCCTTCATATTTTAAAATTCTTAATCTGATCCGTCAGATTCTTGTATTGCTTATCCTTATCAATCCAGAGTCCTTGGTCTTTCAGCATTTGTTCCATCGTTTCCAGATTCTTGGGATCGAGAACGCTTTCCCCCGTCTCAACGAGATTACCTTTCTGATCAATGAACTCACCAATCCACGCAATCCTATCATCGAGATTTGACATGTCAACGGGAATGATCGCGGGACAATCCTCCGCAATGAAAAACGGGGTGTTTCCCAAATGATCGGAATATTGTTCATAAAGACCTGCGAAGATGTCATCAATCTCCCGAATGTAATTAAGATTCGTGTCGCGTGTCCCATCATTGACAATCTTGATTGATGGATCATATTTCAACCAGAAGATGATATCTAGATTTTTTAAGGAACGACGAACAATATCAACGGTGAGTCCCAAAACTTCTTCAGAGATTAAGTTATTTTCAGCGGCATGTAGGGAATATGCAAGATTATCTAAGGGGCAGCGATCATATACCACGTATTTTTCATCTTTATTTTCTTCCAATGTAGTAGTCATCCAATCAAGAATCAAAATCTGCGTTTCCGTTGTGGTCTTTGAAGAATGTTCAAGATTATTCTCCGTTAGAATGTCACGATATGTTTTCGCAGTTGTCTTATACATTGGCCACTTTTTCAAAAAAGCTTTCACTAATGTTGATTTTCCGGTATTCGATGTCCCCACAATGGCTGCTCTCATAATAATATTAACTTAACAGATAATTATAGGATTGCAAGCTACTTTGTTCAAATCTTGATAGAATAGTAATTAACTCGTTTTTTGAAAAATTTTGAACTTTTATACTAAATACTTATATGACCAAATCAATACTAAACGAAATAACAAGAATATCGAACAACTCAAAATATGTCAAATGGTATGTTACCATAATAAATAAATCTTTATCAACTCAATATTCCGATGATGTCTATTGTGAAAAACATCACATCATACCAAAATCGTTTAAACGATTTGTCGATCCTGAAATTCTATCTTGTGATGATAACGTAGTCATTTTACCCGGAAGAGATCATTTTATAGCACATCTTTTGCTGACGAAAATGTTTAATTGTAAAATTAAGAACCAAAAAATGAATTTTGCCTTCTTCCAAATGAGATTAAAAAATAAACACCAAGAACAACGATATGTTAATTCTAGATTTTATGAATCTCTTAAAAAAGCAAAACCTAAATATAAAAAATTATACATGAGTGAAAATGTTATATATGTTAATATATTAGACCCCAACCATTATGATGAAATGATTTTACAAGGATGGACACCTATCATGCCAGAAGAGTATAAAAAAGGTAGAGTTGGTAATATGATTGGTAGAAAACATAGTGAAGAAACCAAGAAAAAAATGAGAATATCAAATAAATTGGTCGATAGATCATTTATGAGAGGTAAAAAACATTCAAAAGAAACAATTGAAAAACAAAAAGAAACTAGGCGTATCCGAAAATTAGAAAATCCACACATCTACGATGCGGGTATTAAAAGAACTAAAGAAAAAAGAAAACAAAAATTCGCATCCGGTGAATTATCGGTGAAGGGTGATAAAAATCCAAGATATGGTATCAAACTTTCTGATGCGTGGAAGGCGAGACAGAGTGAAGTAATGGAACGAAATGCTAACAATGGAATGACACATTTAGAGTTATGTGAACAAATAATTATACCAGCTTTAAAAGAAAAACCTTTAAATATTAAAGAAATACAACAATTAGCCAATTGTAACTGGCGACCACATTATATTAGAAGTATAGTGGAGCAAATTGATCCTAATTTTGATCTGAGTAGGATTAAAAAAATGACATATAAAAAGAAAGAAAGTGATAATAAAAAACACGCTGAAAGATTACAACGAATGAACAACAATGGAAGAACTTTTGAAGAAATCTTCAACGAATCTTTAGCACCAAATATAACAGAACATTCAAATGTTTATCAAATTATGAAAGATTTAAATGTTTTAATGAAGACTCTCAGATTGATAATTGAAAGACATCATCCTGAAGGATTGGATTTTTGGAATAGGCTGATAACATATTCTGTTAAAAATTTTAAGAAATTGTCTTAAATTTCTTGACGATGAATTTGAGAATTTTTGACCTTACGATATCATCTTCCGTAAATTCAAATGTCCTGATACCATTATCAATGGATTCTTGATCGTTGAAGGCATTATAAACAGCCTGAAAACCACTCCTCTGGATATCTGGTTGCATGTGATCTCCAGCTAAGACCATAATGCTATTCTCCCCCAGCCTACTAGCAACCGTAAGAATTTCCTTGGTTTCCATTTGCTGCGTTTCATCAACTAAAACAAACATATTATCCCATGTGTGTCCTCTAGCGTGGTTTACTGGCATAGTTTCGATGATACCAGCTTTTTGAATTTTAGGTAAATCCTTATCTTCTACCAGCTTATTTATCAACTCAAAAGCTACAGCATTAAATGGTAATGTCTTGTCTGCTTCTGACCCCGGAAGATATCCCATGGATTTGGAAGCACTTTCAACCATGGCTCTCACATAAAGAAGCTTTTCAAATCTTTGTTCTTTAATCAACGTCAATCCACAATAAATAGATGTCCAAGATTTTCCAGTTCCGGCTGGGCCTTGAATTATAACAACCTTAGTATTTGGATCGTTTATAATTGAAACCAACTCTTTTTGTTTGTCGGTTAATTTGAAAGCTCTGTTTTTAAATTTGAAGTCAATCTTATTGTAGCTATTGGCGATAGCACTTTCAACATCTACTAAATTGACTTCCCGGCGTTTTCCTTTCGGAGCATTTTTAATTGCCATGTTGATATTACTTAGTCAAAATCTGAGTAATATCTATGTGTGATCACCGTCTAACCAACGGATAAATATTATATTCTTTATCCCACATGAAACAATCCAATTTCCTCTTTGGTTTGGATATTAGCTTATATTTGATAATGCTTACAACATCATCAATGGAAATCTTTTCCCCTTTCTTCTTACGCTTTAACATGAAGAATTTAAGAACCTTTTCATTCAGAGATTTCTCATATTCCCTCACGACTTGCTGTTCCACTTGTTTATATTTCTCTTGGATATTTGTTACTTCTTCAGATGGGACTCCTCGTCCACTTGACATATCCCATACAGCGTTTAAGTAATGTGTTGCCAGATGTCTAGCAATTTTAGTGGCTTCTTCTTTTTGTTCCTCAGTCATAGGACTAGGAAATGTCGCTTCATATACGTTTTTCATAATTTTTATCCTTCCAGTAAGCCCCCTTTGGGAGCAGTCTTAATATCAGCCGAATACCTCACAGCACCGCCCGTAGCTTGTCCATGAAATTCATTTAGAAGTTCGTCCATGTTGATGCTCTTGGCACCAAATACATGTTGCTCATAGATGTTTCCAATCTCCGCATTGATTCGGTCATGCCCCCAAGCATCCAAAATTGCCCCAGCAGAACCTCCGTATTTTTCTTTAAAAAACCCGCTCATATTATTATTTATTAAATTCTATTATATTTATTATTCACCACCACTTAAAATCCATTGTTCTTCCCCATTATACTTTACTAAATTTTCAATGATATTCTTACATTCATCACTATATCCAACTTCAATATCATAGATTTTAGCATCCAAATCCATGAGGCAAACAAAGGGAGAATGGGTTGCCACGATGATTTGGTATTCCTTGGACATCCTTTTCAGAAGAGCAAAGAGTTCCATCTGCTTGGGTAGGGATAATGCTCGCTCTGGCTCATCCAGAAGCAATGTCACCCTGCCCGTGCGCGGTAGGGAACGGATGTAATCGACCTCTCCAACTTGTGCGGGATGGGAAGAAACATACTTGGTGAGATCAGGAGGACTCTTGAGCATGTTGAATAGTTTGTTGAGCTTTTTCAAACGATATTGACCCGATGATGGTTTCTCAACCATTGCATCCATGTGTTCCGCTTCCGTGGTCATACCATCTTCTGATGAAATATCCTTGTGAGTGAACCATCCCCATTGGTCAATCTTTACATCCCCTTCATTATAGAAGGTTGGTGTTCCATCCCAACCCACAATACAGTCGGATTGACCGGGGGAATAGGCGCGATACACGTAAGGGAAATGACTTCTCTGCTGCGCTCCCAGAGCAAGTTCCGAAGAAATCCTAGACCATCCCGCATATCCATTGGGGATGCCACAATATGCCTTGAGCATTTTTAGAACACTGGTCTTGCCGCAGCCATTTGGACCATTCAAAATAGTTAGCCCTTCCGAAAATTGGAATTCAATTCCCTTGTGGAAATTGGGAAGCTCAGTGGCAAACCCATTTAGAATTTTAATATTTGTTATCATTTCAATCCCCAAGATGTTCCATTAAACCATTCGTGTCCCGATTTATTGTTCAGCGTTGCTTCCATGCGTTTGGGCGGTTCCAGTTGAACGGGTTGTTCTGCGATTTTTTCTGCTTTCAATCTTTCAATTGATTTTTGTTTAAGCTCTTCATCCCGTATCTCTTGTTGTTTTTGCTTTTCTTCCAATTCTTCGGGTGTCATGTATTCACCATACCATTTATTCCAAGTTCTTCCAACCAATACATTATCGTCATTATTCACAGAACTGACATGGGAATCATCTTTAAGATCATCCGTTTCGTCCGTTGTAATGAATTTGAAATTCTCATCCTCTTGCGCTTTGATTTCCACTTGCATGATAGGATTTATGGAGACATTTGAGAATGTCAAGGAATGGATATTTGTTCCGTGGAAGGATTATAAATAAAATGTTGTAAAGTCCGTTGTTGATTCCCACCAATATTAGTTAATATATATGCGTCCACATTTATAGTACCATCTCGATTATTTCCAGTAATTTTAATACCACCCACAGTATTATAACCAGCATCTTCCAATGCATACCTAATTTGGTCGGTACTGGAAGCAAGCTGTCTGTCTGGTCCTCTAACTCTTTTGGCTGTCCTATTTTTCGGATCAAATTTAACAATATATGTTGATTTATCAGCAGAGAATGTTCTACCCAATTTAGGATCACCCGTCTGTGGATCGTTTACCAACTCCCCCACTTTAATAGTTGCTGTGTATGTCCCATCGGCGTTTCGTTTCGGATTCCAATTGAGCTTTTCACCTCGCTCTTCGTGGAACCCATCTTCATGAATGTAATCCAACGTAATTTGATCTTGAGTCATTGAAGCTCTTTTAGCTTTTTCACTGGCGGAATCTCTCCATTCTTTTTGCTTTCTAATAGGTTGCATTATTTCTGGAGCTACCACATCAGCAACAGAACCAGCTAAAGATGCCAATCTAGTAGTTCTAGGAAATTTCTCTCTGAGTTTTTCTTTTGCTTTTCCAAAAGCATCCCAAAATCCCTCACTCAAAAGTTCTTTTTGTGATATTTTATTAGACATCTGCTGTTAAATTTTGATCTGCCACATTTTTAAGGGCAACATCGACAAGCGCATCCAACTGCTTCGCTATAAATCCCTTACCAATTAAAACCTTATGATCGTTATCCGCTCTATTACCAATTGAAAATGGCGTATTGGGGAATCTCTTACCCCCAATTGCACAATCAAATAAACAGATTGGACGTTCTTCCGTATTACCAGCCCCTAGATTAATAGTGATGGTATCTTTGACTGGTTTTTCTAAGCGTATGGAATTCATGGTTGTAAATCTTACTATGGGTTGGTTGGTTTGTCTGTCTTTTCCGAACTCAAGGTCTTCTCCGTGTAAAACATTGTAAGCACCATTACCCGTATCCAATTTGGCGGATATGGTTCCGACACCATCAACTACGATATCCTCTTCCAAACCGAGGATGTTTTTTTCCACAAAGAATTGCTTGAAACTTCTCATTCATTTAAATTACTGGTTTTTCATTAACATCTACGCCCATGCTTTCGTAAATCCGTTTTACGTTTTTATGTGCAGATGAAATCTCCCCAATATTTGGGAATTTTGGTTTAGGTTTATCGGGGGTGCTATGGAACATTGAATAATTATTAATCGTTTTAATCATATGTTCGATCATGTGCTTGGAGTCCATAAGAAGAGACAAATGATCTTGAGAAGAATCTGTTTTCAACGATTCCCATATAATTTCATTTTCTTCTGATTTGGATATCATATTAAAATTGTTCGAAATCATCGGCTTGCTCAAACCCCGTATTGGCGAAATCAGCCTTGGCATCCAGACGGTGCCAAACATCGGAAACGTAAGTAGATGCAATGGTGATTGCTGAAACCATCCAATCTTCAAATTCAGCGGAATCTTTCATGTCATAAAGACGCTTACCATATTCCGAAAGCTTCTTGAGTTCCGATACCAGAACCTCATTTACCTCATGCGATTCCACGGGAGCAATTGGATCAATTTGCATGACCATTCCTTGTGCTTCCCCGCCTCCAAGATCATCGTCAAGATCATCGCCAAAATCCATGTCATCGTCAAAATCGTCAATACCATCATCAGAAAAATCGTCTTCAAGATCATCGCTCATGAAGTCTTCTTCTGCGTCTTCTCGTTTAAAATTTCTTCCAGTATAGGATTCCCAAAGCACGGCATTTTCTTCTCCTTTGAATTTCATAATATTATTTAGTCCATCTGATCTAAATTATCCCGAATGTCCTGTCCTTGTTGTGCAGGACGGATAATTGGAAGAACTTTTGATTGATACAAATCCTTTGCGGTTTGTCCCGATGCTTGAATTCTCTTGATATTATCAGGTCTGCGTAGCAAATCTAGGATGTTTTCCAAAGCAATGCGATCCGTGCCACTGGGGGGTTCCATGAGAGCAGCTAGAACCACATCTTCCATGTAACGCACTTCGGCGGGAGAACTCAGGGGGATTGTCTCTTGAGGTTCTTCAGGAGGCATCTCTGGTGCAGGAGATTGTCCTTCTTGGGGTGGTGCTTGTTCCATACCAGCTTCAGGATTTTGCTCATCTTGTTCCAAGATGGTTTGGTATCTTGCGATTAATTGTAAGGTTTTAGATTTCATGTTAAACAACGTTGAATTTTTTCGCTTTGGATTTTGCAACCGCTTTTCTTAGGCTGTTGGTGTTGTTTTTATACTGTTCTACCGCTTGACCCGCAACATTATCGCGCTCTTTAGCTGCCGCTTTCGCTTTCTGTGCCTTCGTCCCAAGAAGCTTACCCATTGGGCCAAGACTTAATGCTTTTGCGCCCAATTTTTCAACTTCTCCGTCAATATCATACGAACCAACTGTTTGTTGTTCTTCCTCTGGGAGATCGCCCATATCTTGACGGGCTTGCATACCCACAGCTTCCAAAATAATATCCCCTTGTTCCGCATGAAGGATGATTTGGGAACCTTTGGAACTGAAAGGGACTTCTTGTTCATAAAGGAAGAATTTCGCCTGAAATGCCGCATCCATCTTGGATTGGTTGGCAGGATCGTGTTGTTCTAAAATCTCAAGAAATTTGCTCATAATACTATTTAGATTAATGATTGAAAATTATCATTTTGTTTACCACATCTTGAAAGTATTTTTCATTTAGGAATGTCAGACCTTCCTTTTCCAGATATTTGGAAATCTTGCGGAACGATGGGGGTTTGCGATCCGAAAATGCCATTTCCAATCCAGAGATGGTGGAACAGTCCCGAATATCAATCAGGTATTTTAAATGCTCCAAATCATAATTGGCTTCCCAAATCCTTATCTTGAAGATTCGCCGGATTTTAGCCAAAAGTCGATTGCGGAACTTGTCCTTGGTAAGAGCATTGGAAAAGAAAATGAAATCCGTGTGGGTGTTGTATTTCAGGAATTGTGTTGTGGTCTTGATGAACTCGTGGGTGTATAATTTTTGGTTATTGCGCTTGGAGAAATCAAAGGTGGTGGTCAATCCAAGGGATTCCAAAAGGATTGCGAAATTTCCATTCGTATCCCGAAATATCTCATCAATGTCGATGATCTTTCTATTTTGAAATTGAATCCTTGTCACAGCTTCAAAATAGCAGGATCACGTTCAATGTCAACAAATCCTTTGGGTATCTTCGAAATCCTAACATTTAGAATGCCATTGTAGAATCTTTGATCCATTAATGAATTGGTTTTGATCTGCCACAGTAGTTCCGAATACGTCATATGGAATTTTGAGTAACACACCTCTATCACTTCCCTTGAAAAATGCTCAATCCCATATTTCTCAATATCATTCAGGAGTTCTTTGGACGATCCCCAATACTTCTCCACATCATTGTCCACAAATGAAATGCGATTGCGTGTCTTACCTTTCAATGGTTTGCGCTTCACACGCTTGAGAAGCTGTTTCTTACCGATGTAATATTTGCGTGTAGATTCTGGATGATTGTTGCGGATGAGGTAAACAAATCCCACAACACCTTCCGTATCGGTTGGGAAATTCTTCCAAGTGGTGATTTGTGGGGCGGTTTCCAAAATTTTTTCCATTTATATTTAATTATAATTAATCTAAATCAATATCTAATGATAAGCGTTGGTACGCTTTGGTAAGCTGATTGATTGTATTTATTAGAATTAATTTTTTTTTCTTTGTTTCTTTCTTTAGTTATCTTTAATCATAGTTAATATCTAATCAATATCTAATAATAAGCTAATTAATTATAAGGTATTGACTTTTGAAATAGTCATGTTAAGGTATAGGGAGGAGGGTGGGAATAGATGAACAATAATTGAAAAAACTTGAAAATAATTCATATTACACTATTGACAAATCAATATGGCGAATATAATTAGGGGTGGTGGGCGGGCTTGGTCTTATGTACAAAAATTATTGTTTCTGAACACGCTTTTTCTTACGTTTCTTACCTTTTTTCGCACTCAATTGACCACTTCTCGTAGTGATTCCCATTCCATACGGGTTTCTGGCATCCCCCGGTGCAAACCAATCCGTGTTCTCCATTCCAGCATGACCCGCAATATCACCACCAAACGCACCACCGCTTGTCATATCCTCATTAAGCATTTGTTGATAAATATTTGCGATATTCTTTTCATCCTTGACACGAGAGTATTCCATGTTACTATTTAATATATGTCGCTTGAGTTGATTAAAAAATACCAAACACAATTCGAAGAGTTCGTTAAAATTGACGACTTCACGCTGGAGGGTGTCACTAAGAGAGTTCCCGCAGAGAAACATTTCTGGGTATGCCGTCTAATCGATGCGAAGATCGAAAAGGACAATCTCTACAAGCTCAAGGCATCCACCAAGCACACACTTCAGAAGAAGCTGATGGAGGAGTCTCCAGTGGCTCTCAACAAGCAAGTGATGGACGATCTGGACAAGACCCCATCGCTGGAGAACATCAACCAGAAGATCAAGGAACAAGAGTATCTGGTGGAATATCTCGATAGGGTGGTGAGTCTGATCACTTTCATTTCCCAAGATATTAAAAATATAATCAGTATCAAGACTCTCCAAGAATCTTAAATGATAACCCTTGACTACAAACCATCCAAAAGGCAGGGGCAGATCATCACCGATTCTGACACCCTTGGGATGATTCGTAATCATTTTTCCGCCAAGAATGATGGGGCATTCTTCGCCAAGAAGAAAGGACATCGGTTCGTCAAGGATCGCAAGTATGCCATCACACCATCTGGTTTGTTTGATTTTGGATTCCATGGGGAGATTCTGAAATATCTCAGGGATAACCAGATCACCGATATATCCCTAACTGATGATTTCAAGAAGAGATTGAAGTGCGGGGTGGTGATTGAGGAATTTTGGGATGATTTGAAATACGATGCCCGATATTATCAGAAGGATTCAGTGATTGCTGGTCTGAAAAAAGGATTTGGGACGTTTCTACTTGCGACATCTGCCGGAAAATCTCTGGCACAGGCACTTCTCATAGAAAATTATACGAGAAACGTATCAAATGATACATTCAAATGTCTCATAGTAGTCCCCGGTCTATCTCTTGTGAACCAATTACAGGGTGATTTTGAAGATTATGGCGTGACATTCACGTATTCAGGATGGACAGGAGGGACGGAACCGCAGGATACCCAAGTTGTGATATGCAATTCTGAGAACCTTCTTTCTCAATTTACCGACAATCCATGGATTTTGAGCGTAAATCTGCTCATAACCGATGAATGTCATAAAATTTCAGCCGATAATCAGATTTCCAAAATCATAAACAAAATCCACACTCCCAATAAATTCGGTTTCACGGGAACCCTTTCTGATAAGCCCATTGATCAATGGAAGACAATTGGAACATTTGGCTCCGTGATATATGAGAAGAAATCCAAAGAACTTAGGGATGAGGGATATATTTCTGATGTGGAAATTACGTCTCTACAACTCAATCACCCAAAAACCAAAAAATTTAAATATAAAGATGAACTGGAATATCTATACAAACACGAAAAAAGAAATCAAATCATCGCTAAATTATCTGATGCACTTATTGGTAATACCCTTATCATGGTTAATCACCTTGATCATGGGGATCAGTTATTACATATTGTGCGTTCCCGATCTGATAAGAGAGTGTTCTTTGTTAAGGGGGAAATGGAAGTCGAAGAAAGAAAGAAAATAATTGACATGATGGAAAAGAATGATAATATCATTTGTATTGCAATGGCATCCATTTTTTCAACTGGTATTAATATCAAGAATCTCCCAAATATCATATTTGCGGGACTTGGTAAATCATTCATTCGGGTCGTGCAATCCATTGGTCGGGGACTCCGGTTGCATGATAACAAATCCAAGCTCCGCATCATTGATGTATCAGATAATTTAAAGTATTCTTATTCCCATGCGTTACATAGGCAGGAGATTTATGATAAGGAACAGATCGTGTGGCGATCTAAAGAAATTGCTATTAATATATGACGGAAAACAAAAACGCTAAGAAACCCCATTATGTCAATTCCAAGCTCTTCAAACAGCAATTGGTTGAGTATTATGAAACGGGGGAGAATTTGGATGAATTGGGTGTCCATTTGATGAATATTGCGGAGGGATTGTCATACAAGATCAATTTCATCCGTTATTCCAAGTCTTGGAAACAGGAAATGGTCGGGGATGCGGTGTTGAAAATGTATGCAGCTTTGGAAAAGAAGCTCTATAACATCGAATCGGAATACAACCCATTTTCCTATTTCAACCGCATTGCTTGGAACGCTTTCTGTAACCGCATCAAGAAGGAAAACGGTCAACACAAGGGTCTGGAGGATTACAAGGAGATGGTGTATATGGAAAGCATGAGTGGGCCGGATTCCATGGGACATGTATATGTGAAACCGAATTTGGAGGGAGATGAGTATGATGACGAATAGCATGAACTTACAACAAATTAAATCGCAAGCATCTCTTGATCAGAGATTGTTGATTGAAAAAGTGGAAGGATTGATTCGATCAGAATACGACAAGGATGAATTATTGAACGAAGTGAGAAAGGATTATCTCGACAGGGTTCAGCAGAAATCTGCTAAAATTATTGATCAATATACACCGTCTTTTGGACGAGATATGATGTGGAGAGATAACTACCACATTGAAAGTTTTTTCCGAAATATTGGAGATGTGCTTAATGAAACAGCAAAAGAATATGATAAAGAAAAATAAAGTAGCATTATTTTCAGACCTTCATTTGGGTCTATATGGAAATTCGACGGAGTGGCATGAGATAGCCTTAAAATGGGCTGATTGGATCGTCGCTGATTTAAAGAAAAAGAAGATTTCAGACATCTTTTTCCTTGGTGATTTCTTCCACAACCGTTCGGAGATTTCCGTTCAGACAATTCACGTTGCATCCGAATTGATCGCCAAATTCAAGAATTTCAACCTCTTTATGGTGATTGGCAACCACGATGCGTTCTACAAGAACCGTTCCGATGTCCATAGCTTGGGATTCCTCAAGGGTCATGATAACATCACCATCATTGACCAGAATTTGGAATTTGATGCGTTTGGTAAGAAATTGCTATTCGTTCCATGGAACCATGAATTGCCGGAAGGTAAATTTGATCACATCTTTGGACACTTTGAAATTCAATCATTTCAGATGAACAATTACAAGGTTTGTGATCATGGATTCCAAGTTATGGATTTCCTAGCATCCCGAACAACCAACGTTTGGTCTGGTCATTTCCATACTAAGAGTATCAAGAAATACAATGAGGGAACAATCCGCTATATTGGCAATACCTTTCCCCACGATTTCAACGATTGCGGAGATGATAAGGGCTATCACATTCTGAATCTGGAAGATGATTCGGTGGAATTCGTGAAGAATACGGTGTCTCCAGAATTTATCAAAATTCCCCTGTCCAAGATTAAGGACTACAAAGCGGAGGATGTGGAAGGAAACATCGTAAAGCTGATCATTGACAAGGAGATGGATGATGATAAGGTGGAGAAGTTAAAGATTTACCTGTCCAACTTTGCTCCATTCCGCCTCACAACGGAATACAACGTGGCAACCAAGACAATCGGGGATGTTGAACAGGTGGATTCCATTGATATTGTGGGAATGTTTGACGAGTTCTATGAACAATTGAATTTAGAACCAGATAAATTGGTAAGAGTTAAAAAAATCAACGACGAATTGTATGAAAAGTGTAGATGAGGAATTTCCCGTAAAGGATGGTTATATTCGGGTGTATGAAGACCACACTGGTAGGTGGTATAAGGATTACACACAGGAAGAATATGATGAAGCGTTCAATTCAATTGAAATGCAAATATTTCGTGATATTATTCAAGAAGAGATTGATAAAGAAGTTATCCAAAAAATGAAACAATGCGGATGATAAAATAATATGAGACGAATAATTTATAAAAATTTAAAAGGTCAAAATTTCCTCAGTGTGGGAAATGACCAAATATCGGTTGACTTCCAATCAGGATTTAATCTGATCACTGGTAGGAATATTGATAATCCAGATCGTGTGAACGGTATTGGAAAATCAGTTATGGCCGAACTTTTCTATTTCGCATTATTCGGTAAAACCATCCGTGAAATTAAAAAGGATTTCATCATCAACAACATCACCAAAGGAAAGGGTGCCATTGAGCTTACGTTCGACGTAGAGACGGAGCAAGACGTTCAGACATACACGATAAAGCGGCAAGTCAAACCAAGCACTGTGACGCTTCTGAGATGCGAGGAAGACATCACCAAGGATTCCATTGCCAACACCGACAAATTCATCTGTGATTTGATCGGTTCCAATCCTGTGATTTGTCGTAGTTGTGATATTTTATCTCTTTCGGATAACATCCCATTCATGGCAAAGAAACCTGAAGAGAAGCGCAAGTTCATCAATGACATTTTCTCTCTGGAAGTCTTTGGTAAGATGAGCAACGAATTGAAGACTTTGATTCGTGATAATAAAGGGGAGATGAACATTTCTTCTGCCAAGTTGGAAGAAATCAATAACACATTGGAAACCCTAAACAAGCAGCAAGAAGATTATTTGAAGAAAGTCCAAGAGCGGGAAGCGATTCTTGATCAAAAGCGCAAAGAAATTCAGGAAAAGATTGATGAAACATCTGAAAAGATTGCTAAAACATCTATTATGGATATTTCTACCATCCAAACGGAGAAAGAGAAGTGGGATGATGCTTGGAGAAAGCTGGATGGAAAGATCGGTCATGTGAATAACGAAATCTCTTCCAAGGAGACTTTGAGGAAGCTGAAGGTGAAAGAAATTGAACAAATTGAGAAAGTGATATGAAAAAACAACCAATATTCGTTATTGAAAAAAGTAGGGTTGAACACTGGATAAACCATCAATCTCATTTTACACAAATTCCTTATTCATTGGATTGGGGTAAGTTGACATCTATTGAAGATTTTCTAAATGTTTTAGATAATGAAAAATCTGATGGTGATTATATTAGAATGTCTAAATTATATGATTTGTTGAATAAATTTAAAACCTATAAATTGTTACCTAACGCTAATAGAATGATTGATCGTGTTTTTGCTATATGCAAAACGGAGAGAAAAGATTTAAACGAAATTTTGAAAAATGATTAAATGTGACAAGTGCCTTCAAGAAATTCCCCATACACATGTGGAACATCTGGAGAAAATGAAGGAGCAATATCAATCCGAATTGGATAATATTGTTGAGGAAATTGATAAATTGAAGGAAGATAAATCCCAATTTCATTCCAAAAAAGAAAAGGTTCAACAAAAGGTAGCTGAATTTCAAGACCAAATCAACGAAGCTAAAGTCACCAAGCAGAAATTGGAAGGTCTGGAAATTAGTCTCAAACAATACAAGGAATCTCTGGATAATTTGAAGTTGGATGAATTACCCAAACCAGCTTTTGAGGAGAATATCATCAAGACGCAGGAGAGATATGACACGGAACGTGATAATTTCCTATTGCTCAAGCAGAAATCGGAAGATTATGAGGTGTGTAAATTCGTTCTGGGAGAAGAAGGTGTCCGTAGCTTTGTGGTGAAGAGACTCCTTTCCATGATGAACGCAAGTATCCAGCAATATATTAATGATCTTGGTATGTCCATTCGTTGTAAATTCGATGAATACTTTGATGAACAGCTTTCCAATGACAAGGGCAAGGAAATTTCTTACTGGAATCTGAGCGGTGGAGAACGCAGAACTGTCGATCTCGCGTGTGCATGGGCATTCAAGGATTTGAAAAGGAAGATTTCAGGAGTGTCATCTAACGTGGAATGGATAGATGAGGTTTTTGACGCGGCGTTTGATGAGAGGGGGTTTGATTTATTGGTAGAACTCGTCAAAAAAAGAATTGAAAAGAACGATTTGGCTGTTTATGCAATTTCCCATAGAAAGGAAATATTGAAACAAGTCACGGGATCAATTATTGAACTTGAAAAAGAAGGTGGGATTACTAGAAGAATAAACAATTGACAAATGTATAAATATGGATAAATCTCTACATGTTTGTTCAGCCATTCAGCAGTCCTTTTCCTAAGAATCCCTATTCGGTAAAAACCCCCACTCAAGAACCCCCTAAAAGGGGTAATACTTATCTAAACTTTGCCGCCGACAGGGGAGGTTGTGGTCAATATCGTATAGGATGGAGTGAGAATCACATCAATATGTGCGGATTGGGAGACTCCACCACAATCACCAAAATGGTTCTCAACAAGGATTGGTATCAGGATGTAAAAACCATCAAGCTGCAACGTCAGTGTTCCACTCAACAGAAGGAGTTCTTCAAATTCCTCAAGAGCATCCAACCCGAATGCGGATTTAAGATTGTCTATGAGGTGGATGATGTGGTATTCCACGAAGAGATTCCTGATTATAATTCATATAAACATGCATTTGCTTCCGATGAGATTCGTCAGAACTGTGTGGACATGATGAACATGGCGGATGAGGTGACAGTGACATGTAAATACATGCGTGATCTTTTCATCGAGAAGACGGGACAACAGAAGACTTCAGTAGTCCCCAATTTCCCCCCCGAATGGTGGATTGGACATCACTATAATTATGGTAAGGTCATCCAGAATTTTGATAGAAATAAAAAGAAACCACGCATCCTTTATTCAGGATCGGGAGCGCACTTTGATGTGAAGAATGTCACGGGACAACAGGATGATTTCTCCCATGTTCTGAAATTCATCATTGATAATCGCCACAAGTATCAGTTTATTTTCATTGGTGCTTATCCCCCTCCCCTTCATCCTTATGTTAATAACAAGGAGATTGAATTCCACCCTTGGCAATCTTTGATGGATTACCCTAAATTCATCGCTTCTTTGAATCCCCAATTGCTTCTTGCGCCCTTGAAGGACATACCATTCAACAGATCAAAATCCGATATCAAATACATCGAGGGAGCTTGTTTGGGTATTCCTTGCATGGTGCAGGATATGGTGACGTATGAGGATGCTCCCGATTTCCTTAAATTCACAGATTCTACCGATTTGGAACAGAAGGTGGAAACGATTCTAAATTACAAGAACCGTTCCAAATATTACAAGCTGGTTCCAGAGCTTAGAAAGCTTGGGGAAAGCAGATTCCTTGAAAGACCGGAGAATATCGGGGCATTCTTGGAGCCACTTAATACAGCATGGGGTGATCCATCCCGTAGGTTCATGAAATATTGGAATGATTAATTATGAAAAAAGATGATAAAATTTTGGGAATTATTTACGAGTCTATCAGATTTGGCGATATCGTTCTGATTGATGAACCCGATTTTGGATGGGACGGGATATTTGAATCTATCCCCCACAATGATTTATTCCTTCTGGAATCATTTGAGAAAATCAAAGACAAAGAACCGTTTGATGACGGCGTTTTTGATGCGTATGAGATTGAATTGAAAAATGGTCAGAAATTCCAAGTAACTTTGAGCTACAACAATGCCAAGCGTATCCGCGATATTTCAAACAAAGCTTCCCTTGAAGCGGAACACAAGAATCAGATGGAAATTGTTTCAGGATATGAACCATTTTTAAATATCCAAGATGGAGAATATGTGATGATGGTTGAGTTCAAGGATTCCAGTGGGCGACATGATGACACTGGAAATGTGGGAATCCATGCCTTGGAATTGTTTGAGATGTTGAAACAATCATTCATCCACAGTGTTCAAGGTGGATTCGCGGACAAGTTGGTTGGTATCATGATGAGAGTTGATAAGAACAATCCAAGACGGATGAATTTCTATAAAACATTGCTGAAACGACATATCAGCAAGGACTTCCCGAACATTTTTGTCGATCCCAATACAAACAGTGCAAGGGGATATGATTTATTGGTTGCTACCAAGTGATTGACTTAGAAAGAACCTGTGGTAATCTGTTGATGTGTATAGGAACTGTGTTTACAACAATCGGGAAAGAAAGATCACACTTTTTTCATGGAATGAGAATGGGGAGCGCATCCGCGAAGAACATGATTTCAAGCCCTACATCCTTTTGGAAGACAAGAAGGGAACGGAGAAGTCCATATATGGGACATCTCTCACGAAACGCGAATTTGCCAGTGGATACGACAGGAATAATTTCGTAAAAGATAGTAATATTAAGCGGATTTATGAGAATTTGCCACCATATCAGCAATTCCTGATTGATAATTATTGGTCTGTTTGTGAGGATGATAATTTCTCCCAACATCCTTTGAAGGTGGCTTATTTTGATTTGGAATGCCCGAATTCCTCACATTTTCCCGAACCGGAATTAGCTGAATCGATAATCAATCTGATCACGATCTATAATTCCGAATCCAAGATGTATCATGTATTTGGATTGAAGAATTTTCACACCACGAGAGATGATGTGAAATATTATTGGTGCAAATCCGAAGAGGAGTTGCTTAAATCATTCATCAAATTATTTCAAAAGGAAGGTTTCGATGTTTTAAGTGGTTGGAACATAGCAGCATTCGACGTTCCATATCTTGTAAATCGAATCACCTTTCAATTGGGGAAGGAATGGGCTGATAAGCTGTCCCCAACAGGTAGAATTTATGAAAAGACCAATCCAAACGGTAAATTTGGAATGCCATCCAAGGAATATGTGGTCGAAGGATTGTCAATCCTTGATTATTATGTGATTTATCAGAAGTTCAATCTGGAGAAACAGGAATCGTATAAGCTGGATAACATCGGGGAAGTTGAATTGGGGATTAATAAGGTAGCTCACGAAGGCAATCTCTGGGAACTCGCAAAGAATGATTGGAATACCTACACTGATTACAATATACGCGATGTGGAAATCGTTGTGGGGTTAGATCAAAAAAAGGGATATATCAATCTCATCCGATTCCTTGCATACACCGGATTATGTGATCTGGAAAGCGCAATCAGAACACTTCCAGCAATGAACGGAGCAATTGCCATACGCGCCCGTATGCGGGGGGAATACATTCCCACGTTCATTCGTCCCGTGACGGATTTCCGCGCTCCCGGTGGCTATGTGGCAGAACCAAAAATTGGGTTTGCGGAGAACATCGTATCCTTTGATGCCAATTCCCTGTATCCATCGGTGATGATTTCCTTGAATCTCTCTCCTGAAACGAAGATTGGGAGGGTGGAGAAGGATGGGGATAAGGTAAAAATCCATCATGTTTCTGGTAGGTTATTTGAGATGACACCTGAGAACTTCAAGAAATTCATTGATGAGGAACAAGCGGCTTTAACCAAGGCTGGATTTCTATTTTCCCAAAAGAAACGCGGACTGGTTCCTGAATTCTTAGATAATCTTTACACTAAACGTAAAGAGATGAAAAACAAGATGATGGAATGCCGTAAGAACGGGGATAAAGAAGGGGAGCAGAAATTCGATAGCATCCAATACGCTTACAAAATCCATCTCAATTCCCTGTATGGTTATATGCTCAACAAATATGCTCCCCTTGGAGATGAGGATATTGGAACATCGGTTACATTGACTGGACAAGCGGTAATCAAGAAGAGCAATGATCTGTTTCAGGATTATGTAAGAGAAAATCTACCGGATTTGTCAGAATCCTTATTACAACAAAGTTGTGTTTACGGTGATACGGACAGTATATTTTTATCTTTAAAACAATTTGGGCTAGAAACCGCATCCGATGAATTTTATAAGCTGTGTGATGATATTGAGGATTATATTAATATAAATATAACAGAATGGGCAAGAAAAGCCCTGAGAAGCACTGATCCACGTTTTGTGTTCAAGCGGGAAACCATTTGTGATAGCGGAATCTTCATCGGTAAGAAATATTATGTCCTTCATGTTTTGGATGATGAGGGAACCAAGGTGGACAAGTTCAAGTATCGGGGAGTTGATGTTGTGAAAACAACGATGCCCAAGAAGGTTAAGCCTTATGTTAAGAAAGTTATTGAACATATGATAACGTCTCAATCTTTGAAGGAAACCAATGATATGTTCAACGAGGCTTATGAGGAATTCAAGAATCTATCCATTGCGGAGATTTCCAAGATTTCCAGTATGAACAATTTTGCAGAATATTCCTCAAGGTGTAATGGTATGAACACTGTGAAAGGTATGCCATCCCATCTGAAAGCCGCTTATTTTCACGACATGATCATGGAACAGAACGGATGGGGTTCCAAATATGAGAAATTCAAGTCGGGAGACAAGGTTCGCATGGTATATGTTAAGAAACCCAACAAATACAATCTGGATATGATCGGATTCAAGGGGGACTGGCCAGAAGAATTTGATAACATCTTCACAGTTGACTTTGAAAAGATGTTTAGTAAAGTGTTTTATGCAGCGATTGAGAGATTTTATAGGGCAGTGGGTTGGAAATTGAGAAAACCCAGCGAAAACTTAACCGTAGAATTGGATGACTTGTTTGGAGAATAAATTATGAAAAAATACGATATTATAGAAGATAGAGAAGAACTTGAAAAAAATATAAGATGGCAATCTGAGAGGACTGCTCACTGTGTAAAACGAATTGATGAATTTCTAGAGGAATGGCAAACAGAATTTGGTAGAAAGCCCGTATTACAATCATGTATTGCTGGTATTGAATTTTTTGAATATCTATCGAAATCAGGATTTTCTAAAATTGTCGATGGGAATGAGATATGGTTGACATTATATGGGGTAGTCATTGAAGTGTATCGGGATTGGTCTGTCCACCCTCTTTATATTGAACTTAATTTGCAGTGATATTACAGTTAAATCCCACCATACCGATAGTTACCCCGAAAGGAAAGGGTTACGCGCATTTGATTATAGATTATTCCCAAGAACATGATCTATATTGGGTTTGTTTTATAAATGACACCAAAGAATGCTGGACATTTTCAAATTCTGAGATAAGAATAGATAACAACATAACATTACAAAGAATATGACACCCCAAGACGCTTATTTGAAAGGATTGACGGACGCAGAAAACCGAATCATTGACAACCTGATCAACCTTCTGAACGATCCCAATCATGACGTTCCTTTTCCCAATCCCAAGTTGGAGATCGTAAGACACATTATTAAAGATCGTTGTGATTATTATCATGATTTAGCCAAGCGTAATAATAACATGGGTAAGTCTTTTAAGAAAAAATTGAAAGAACAGAAAGAATACCTTGAAAAAACCAGATAATGAGGTAAGTTAATACATGACAGCAACATACAAAACAATTATGGATAAAGAAAAACACGTAGTAATCATCGACCAAATTGGACGCAACATCATCGGCAATTTGGTGAGAGAAACCGATACCACCCTGACACTCCACAATCCAGTTATTGTGTTTGTCCAGCCCGAACAAAGTGGACAGATTCAAGTTCAGAGCTTCCCTGTATTCTTCTTCGAATTTATCAACAAGGAATTCCGTGGACAAAACAATTGGACTTATCAAAAGGCTAATATCACTACAAGTGATGTCGTTCTGGATGAGAGGATTCTTGCCCAATACGAAAAGATCAACACCCCTCCGCTGGAACCGCAAGTTATTTCAAGTGCATCTCCCAAGGTTGTAAGCATTAACTCTCTGTAATGTCTCCCGAATCGTTCACATATTGGCTACAAGGCTATTTTGAAATCTCCGATAGCAATAATCTGAGTCCCCAACAGGTTCAGATCATTCGGGATCATTTGGCTCTGGTGTTTGAAAAGGTTACTCCTGATAGATCGGGACATGAATTGTTGGACACCGAATTTACGGGAGTAACATCCAAGCCATTAGGTGGGATTGATTGAACAAAGATCAGAACACCCAAAGAAGAAACAAGATACTGTTAAATTATGAGCAAAGATATTGATAAAGAATTATTCGCTTCTTTGAAAGCGTTGGATGATGTGGTGCCGTATTCGGCATTCCTAAGTGAATCCACCCTATCATCGGTTGATGATTGGATTGACACGGGAAGTATGGTGCTAAATGCCCTGATTTCCGGTTCGTTGTATGGTGGTATTCCAAATGGAAGAATTACACAATTTGCAGGACCATCAGGTGCCTTCAAAACTGGCGTTGTTCTAAACATCATGGCAAATGCCCAAAAGAAAGGGCTAATTCCCGTCATCTTCGATACCGAAGGTGCCATTGATCCTGAGTCCGCTGCCAAATTCGGTTTGGATATTTCAAAAGTAAAGTATGTGGGTTGTGAATCGGTTGAACAAACCAGAAACGCCATTCACAAGTTCCTTACTAATGTAAGAGAGAAGAAGCAATTCGGTAAATTCATTATCGTGATTGATTCTCTTGCCAACTTAAATTCTGAGATGGAACTGTCGAGAATGGATAAGGATTCCATGTCAGCAGACATGGGAACATTTGCTAAGTCGATCAAGAGTCTTCTCAAGCGTTGCACGAACATGTCAACTCTCACCAAGACTCCTATCGTCATCACCAATCATGTGTATGATGATCCAAGTGCTATGTATCCTTCTCTAGAGAAGAACATGCCGGGAGGTAAGGCTGCGGTGTATCTTCCATCCGTGACAGTTCAGCTTGCACGAAAGCTTGTCAAGGATTCGGAGAATAAGCAAGTTAGTGATAAGTTATCTGCTTCCCAAAAGAACTATTCTGGTGTTGTGATTCGCGCTCTAACTGTTAAGAATCGCTTCATCAAGCAATATCTGGAGGGAGAATTTTATCTCTCCTTTAGCAAGGGTATTGACAAGTATTTTGGTCTTCTGGAAATCATGAAGGGTATGGGAGTTGTTAGTAATTCTGGCTCATCATATACCGATTGGGAAGGAAATAAGCTTGGTTATTATAAATCATTCTCCAAGAATATTGATCTTTGGGAACACAAATTGCTACCCGAACTTGAGAAGCGCATCAAAATCCATTGGGCGTATGGTTCTTCTCCTGAAGATGATGATCTGGTGGCATTGGAAGAGGATGATGAATTAGATGCAGATTGAAAAAGGTATTCACCTGTTTCATGGAGATTGCTTGGAAGTCCTCAAAAAGCTTCCAAGCAATTCCGTTGATTTGATTCTAGCTGATCCACCATATGAGAAAATGAAGTATGCAACTTCATGGGATTCAATCATTGATCTGAATCAAATGTGGGAAGAGTTGAAAAGAATTAGGAAAGATAAAACTCCCACCGTGTTGTTTTCTCAACAACCATTCACTTCTAAGTTGATTCATTCAAATTTGGAAGAATATAAATGTGAATGGATTTGGGATAAGCATATTTCACGGGGAATGCAAACCGCCAAGTATAAGCCCATGGTGAGACATGAGAATATTTTGGTATTCGGTAATCCCAATCTTAATTATTACCCCGTTATGGTAAAACGTGATAAACCCATCAAACGAAAACTCTATAAAAAAGATAATACTTTTTTTATTGGAAAAAATGATGGGGAATATCGGGAATACACCCATAAAAATCCTGAAACCATTTTAGAGGGATTTTGGGAAAAGAATAAAGGTAAGATACATCCAACTCAAAAACCAGTAGCATTGTTGGAATACTTGATTAACACATATTCCAATGAAGGCGAATTGGTATTAGATTTTTGTTATGGTTCCAACTCATGTGGTATCGCAACTTTAAATACCAATAGAAAATATATTGGTATTGAAAAAGATGTGAAGTTTTATGAAGCTGGAAGAGATCGGTTGATCAATCATTTAAGCTTAACCAGTGGTGATAATTCACTGGCTTCTTAAATCCGCGTTCTTTAAACTCTCCAATATTGTTTAGAAGACTATCTTTTCTAACTTGCTCGGAGAAATAACCCATAACACCGTTTTCTTCATCCTCTTGCTTTTGTTTACGAGGTTTTTTTGGTTTTTGAGTTGGGCTTTCTTTTTCTTTAGCGTAAAATCTTTTATCAGCAGCTTTTCCAACATCAGAGAAATTACCGGATGTATCAATCTCTGCCGAACTAAATCCTGCCGCTTTTCTACCAGCGGAAACTTCTTGTTTTTCCAAAGCATCGGAAGATTTTATCAATTCTTTCCATTTGAGAACTATTTCAATTTCCGGTTCCGTTATAATACCCTTGGTTGCAACGCTTTTAAGAAAATCTGGAGTATATATGTCAAGAATATCTTCAACAGCTTTCCGTTTGTCATCTATCATTTCTTCAGATACTCCTTTTGTTTTACGGGATTCCAGATCACGTTCATATTCATCCGCAACATATTCGCTTATTTCTGCGGGAAATTTATTGATAAAAGCATCATAAAGTTTCTCCTTGGAGACTGGTTTATTATTTGATAATCTATCTTCCAAAGTTTTAATGATCCCACTCAATCCCTTAACATCTACGTTGTAATACTCAACTAATTCTTGATCATCCCGTAAGCCTATTAAAGTTTCGATAAACGCATCCAAAGGTTTTAAATCTTCGGAAGTTGCTTTATTGCTTGTGTCAATCACGATTCTCTCTTTGTTGCGAAGAGTTTGTAGTGTTCCGGGAGGTAGTAAAGTTTTGCTTCTTCTATTGATTTTAGTAATAATCGGCCAAACCTCACCCTTCATGGTTGCAAAATCATTAGCAGACATGGAATATTTCGTTTGAATACTGGTAGCATATCCTTTTGCTCTGTTTTTAAATTCTAATCTATCTTCAAGTATTTGTTTATATTTTTCAATATATTCAGGACTGGTTACTTGGTTGAAGAATTCTTCGGAAGTTGCAAGATTGGGTTTTTTATTTGCCAAGTATGAGATAATCCATTTGGATCGTTTATTACTATCATTTGATCCCGTTCCAATGAAATCGAGATAATCATCCTGTAATTCAGGAGATTTTTCCCACAACTTTGCAATGTATTGATTAACACTTGTATATTGAAAAGTTGTTTTAAAAATCTTCTCATATAATGCTTCCGTTACATAATCATTCAACAACTTAACATTTGCAGGAACTTTCCATTTTTCAAACAGTTTTTTTCCAATTTCTGGTCGAATCACATTGATAAAGTTTGCAACCTCTTTATTTTTTTCCGGTCTTGTTGAGGAAGTTTTCGCCATCTCAGACAAAACTTGAACCTTTTCCACCAAGTAATCAAATCCGTAATTTCTCATAATTATATTTAGTTAAATAGGTAATTGTTTATTTTGGGGTCTATTCATTTGATTGACTATCCCCTTTCTTCTACTACCAGTTGGAGGGCGATTAATATAATCTCGTATCATTTGTTTATCTACCATTTTCATTTTTAATTCGTCGATATCAATATTTTTTATATTATTGTTGACAAGATCAATCACAAACGGTCTTAAATATGCTCCGAAATTTTTTCTTTTTTCTTCTTCAACTTCTGGTGTTTTGATCGAATTTGGCAAATTTTGATAGATGTAATTCATCACATTAAAAGTTGCAGCAGTGGATTCTCCCAATTGTTTGAAAACATTATAACAAATTTGATACGCTTCTTTAAGCGTCATTTCTGAAAATTGGTGTTTTGATACACGACCTTCTTCTAAAATCTCCTCGTATAATTGTTGCAAATCTTCCAGCATATTGATATTTAACTAAATAATATCATGATTTCCTTTTCAGAGTTTTACCTAATCAAAGAAGCGTTTGATACTGTCACCGAATTCATGTTAAATCCTGAAAATTCAGATAAGGACTATGATGAACTTATTGCAGAATTTGAGGCATCAGGGGGGGAGGTCATCGGTTCCGGTTCGTTTGGTATCGTGTATTCCCATCCCAAGTGGCCGTATGTTCTAAAAGTTTTCTCTTGGGATGATCCTTACTTAAAATTCGCTAGATATGCTCACGATAATCCTCACCCATCCTTCCCCAAATTCTTCGGCAAACCACAAAGAGTAGTCCCGCAATTCACACGATACAAGGACGAAGCAAAGCAATATTTAGCGAGAATTGAAAGACTTAAACCAACACCTGTTAATGTGTTGGGGTTAATAGATAATAATTTGATGCTATATTTCCATTTGAAAGAAAATCCAAAATTAATACAAGATAGAACGCAATTCATGAAGCTATCTTCAAAAGTCAAATCTTTACCAAAAGCTGTTTATAATCTGCTGGAAGGATGGTATCTGCTCCGTAGGGATTTGCCTGATTTAAATCCTGATTTGCATGGAGATAATGTGATGATGCGAGATGATGGTCAATATGTTTGGGTTGATCCGGTCTGGACAGGGGATGAGAATAGTGATAATCCTTTGACTGCCGCCATGACATCCAAGGATTACGAACCTAGTAACATGCTTAGAGGTGGGAGAACAAAGTTGACTTCCCGATAAGACATGTTAAGGTAATTCATGGAAAATCCTAATGTATCATCCAATATCGCCATTTTCACGGCAACCAAAGGCAATAATTGGCACTTTCCCTTAGCCCAAACAGCATTGGAATTGAATCTGGATGAATTCATACACCCAAAATTCAACAATCGCCAAGGACTTGCCAAGGTTTACAACGAATTTCTAGACCTAGCCATCAAAGAGAACTTTGAATACGTCATGTTCATCCACGATGATGTCCATCTGGAACACGATCCCCGTCCAAAGCTGGAGAAACTATTTCAGGAATTTGATATTGTCGGTGTTGCAGGATGTTCTCAAGCCGAAATCAAGTCTCCCGCGCTCTGGCACATCATGGGTGGTGGGTGGGAAGGTGGTAATCTACATGGTGCAGTAGCTCATGGGAACGCTGATAAGAAATACATGACCAGCTTTGGTTCCTATCCCCAAAGGGTAGTGATGATTGATGGTGTTTTCATGGCATTTAATCGGAAAGCGATTGAGAAAGTGCGATTTGATGAGGATTGTCCATCGAAGTTCCATTTTTATGACCTTTGCATGATCGCATCAATTTTAGAAAAGGGCTTGAAAATCGGGGTGGGGGATGTTATGATAACTCACGAGTCTCCCGGTCTGAGAGAATTTACAGAGGATTGGAAAGCTGGGGAGTCATATTATATTCAGACATATGGAAAATAAAAATTCGATTAAATGTGATATCTGTGGGCGTTTCATGTCATACGATTCATTAGAATTGGGGTTAGCTACACACATTATGGTCACGCCTGATTCAGATGTGTCGTATGAAACATTTGAGAGTTATCATCATGCTTGTAAGAGAAAAGAATTAGAAAAATATGGAAAATAAAATTAAATTTAATGAACACTATGAGATGATGTATGTCAAGGACAATGACCATTTTTACAATATGTTTGATGAACAAAGTGTCAGTAGCTCAATGGTAGAGCGCGAAACGAGTGATGAGAACATCACGGAGTCCGAAAGGAATAGGTTCCCTATTAAGGCGGGTATCGGAGTTCAATTCTCCGCTGACGCACCAGATTTTTGTAAAAAATGGCAGTTGGATAATGAGAATGACTTTCAAAACACGTTGAATATTTATAATAATTGGATTTCCGATAATCTTAAATCAGTATCAACCAAGCAAAAAGCGGAAGATTTGACGGAGGATGAAAGATTTGCGCTTGCTTATTCGGCGGGTGTGAAATGTAATTGGTTGATGGTGGATGGTAAATTCAAAGGACAGACAGAAAAATGTGGTATCATCAAGGATGGGGATAAGTGGGTGGTATTAACACATAATGATGGGTAGAAACAGAGATGAACGGGCATCCAGACATGCGAACAGTTGAAGGTAACGGCGCGACTAAATGGTGTAACGGAACTTTTGGGGAAGTCCATTCCGTGCGCTTACCTCAACTTAATTATAGGTGGGATTATGTGAGGAAGTGTGATGAGTGTGGATTTCTAATGCCTGTTGAAAACCCTAACAGAACCAAAAAAATGAAAAAATATGAGTGAAATAGAAGAAAAAATTGATCAGTTAGTAGATTTATATACAAATACCAAAATGAAGGAAAAGGTAAATGTTGATATCACAGATATTGGTGATATCATGGGAATAGCTAGACTATATTGGGATTGTGTGCGATGTGGTGGGAGGGCAGATTTTTCAGTAACACTATCAAACGAACAGTTACCGAAACCTTACATCAAAGATGGACGACGCAATGTTACATATTGCTCTAATTGTTTACCAAAACGTGCTAAACAAAGGTGGGATTTTTATAATAATTTTGAAAATTGGTAATGAGTGAAATTGATTTTGATTATTTTGAAAAGGTTCTGGTAAAGAACGCGATCACGAATGGAGCTTACCTAGCTTCCATCGCAGATTACGTCCAGCCAAAATATTTCACGGATAAGAATATTGCGAAATATTTTGATATTGTCGCGGATTTCTATGATAAGCGACAATCTCTCCCCACATTTTCAGAAGTTAAGACCTACCTCACTACAGATGAACTCAAGACCAACTTTAAGAAGTTAATCGAGTCCTTTAAAGAGATAGATTCCAATCACAATGAAGATGAATTGTGGGAGAATACGGAAAGATTTCTCAAGGAACGGGGGATGTATCATTCCATTTTGGAGTCAGCGGAAGAAATATCGGAAGGAGAAGTGGATACTTCCAAGATTGTTGAGAAATTTGAAAAGATTGCGGGTATCAATCTCAATGTTGATACGGGTATTGAGCTTTATGGGGATACGGAGAAGATCATTGAGGACATTTTGAGTGATGAGACTATGATCTCTTCCAAATGGCAATGGTTGGATCAAGCTTTGGATGGTGGTTTCACGGAAGCTGGTAAGGCTCTGTATGTATTCGCGGGACAATCCAACATTGGTAAGAGTATCTTCCTTGGTAATGTGGCAGCAAACATGGCATCACAGGGTAAGCATGTGCTTGTGGTGACTCTGGAGATGAGCGAAACGCTCTATGCCAAGAGAATCGCGTCCAATGTGACAAAGATTCCCATGAAGGAGTTCCGCAATTGTATTCCCACGCTCCGTCATGCTCTGGAAGAGGAGCATAAGAACACCGATGGTAGGATTTATATTAAGGAATTCCCCCCATCCACGATTACACCAAAGCAATTGGGAGCTTTCATCAAGAAAATGAAGGATTCTGGTGTCAGAATCGATGCTGTGGTGGTAGATTACCTTACTTTGCTTACTGCTGCGGGTAGTAATAGTTATGAACAGGGTAAGAAGATTTGTGAGCAAGTCCGCGCCCTATCTTACGTGTTCAAATGCCCATTTATCAGTGCTGCCCAATTGAATAGGTCTGCCGTGGGTCAAAATAACCCCGATATGTCGGGAATTGCGGAGTCCTTGGCAATTGTTATGACTGCGGACTGTATCGTTTCCATCTTCCAGAACGAAGAAGACCAAGAAATGGCAGTGATTCGATTGGGAATGATGAAAAATAGATTTGGTCCTCGTGGTATGGTTCAAGCCATGAGAATTGATTACTCCACGCTCTCCATTTACCAATCGGAGGACGACGAGGAAGAAATTATGGATGATGATGAATTGGACTTGCTGCAAAAATTGTCGTCTTGACAAACCCATAAAAATTATTAATTATGAATATGTCGCGTGTTTTTGCTTGGGTCAACTCTGATTTGGATGGAATTGGATCAACAATTCTATTGGGGAACATTTTCAAAAATTTTGAGTATCGTCACTGCTTCTTCGGCAAATTTGAAGAGCAATACCTACCATGGGCTAAGGAAAACGCAGAGGACTATGATAAAATCTTCATCGTCGGCATGGTTCTAGATCAAAATCTTATCAAAAAGATTGATGACCATCGTGTGGTGTTCGTTTCAGACCGTCCTGAAGACTTCAAAACGTGGGATTCCACCATGATTCAGGAAGAATGCTCATCTTGCACCAAGATGTTATATAAAAAATTCAAAGAAAAGGTGGAATTTACCAAGAATTTGAAGAAATTCTTCCTTTATGTGGATGATTATAATTCTTATGATCTAAAACACGAAGAAACCAAGTATTTGAATGCATTGTATAGGAAATCCGGTGGAAACCGTTTCATTAATTTTGTAAATAGGTTCTGGAACGGTTTTGATGGGTTCACGGCATCAGAAGTCAAATTGGCAGATGGATTTTTTAAAGAATTGGAAAAGGAATTGGAAGAAATCACTCTATATTTTGGTGAATGGGAGGAATTCAAGGTTATTTCGACCATATCCAAGTTCTCCGTAAATGAAATAGCGGGTGCTATTATGGATTCTTATCATGGAGATGTGGTTATCGTGATGAATGCGGATACACAATTCATTTCTTTTAGGAGATACAAGGGGTCGGAGGTTGACATTGCTAAAATGGCTGCTACTCTTTGTGATGGTGGTGGGGGCGAATGGGCATCGGGAGGCAAAATCACCAAGGAATTTTTGAAATTTAGTGAAACCTTAACTGAAATATGAACTTTTACGAAACAGCACTGGATAGCATCGGCGGATATCCCAAATCAACCACAAAGGATGGGATTATTACCGAAAGAACCGAATGGCAAGAGGGGTGGAACGCTTGTCTGTCAAAAATCATAGACAATACCATAGCATTTGAAAAATGGTTCTACTCTCTGGAAGATAATCAGAGAACTCTACTGGAGAAAGTGGAAGATTATCGTTATCTCACATTGAAAGATGGGGAAGTGAAGTGCTTCATCAATTGCAATGACTTTTTCTGGTGGGCTTGCGGTGATTGTGAGGAGCTTGATGAATGGAATCTGTTGGAACAATCTCTGAATGATGCGGGAGACGATGGTTGTCTTCTGTATTGTGCTAGAAAGCGGAAGATGCGCCCTCAAGGAGCATTCTATAAATATCTGAAACCCAAAAATCATCATTGGTTTGATGCTTGTGGGGAGAAACGAGAAATTAACTTTGGAAATCCTGAATAATAATGAAATTATACGAAATACAACACATCAACGAGAAACACAACCCCAATAAGGTAATGGGGGAGGAATTGCGATTCGTCTCCGAAGTGTCTAAAATCTCTGAGAAATTCTATCCAGCGGAAAAACAACCAAAGGATTGGGATAACGTGCGAAGGATATCTCATATGCTGTTTCTGGCATGGAATAATGATAATCCGTATGAAGGATCGGTATATCTTGGGGAGTTCTATACACCAAAGCCTAATAATCCTAATCCCACGGGGGAATTCTATAAGTTCTTTGAGAATTTTAATGGATATCCGATCAATTATGATCAAAAAACGATGTTTCGTGGTTATATTGAAGGGTATAATTATCTCACCTTTACCAGACGAAAAGGTGTATCCATTTTCTTGTTGACGCTGGCTGCTTGGGAAGCTTTCAACGGTAAAAATGTTATCCATTTTTCTTCCAACCGACAATTATGTGAGATGGTGCGGAGACAATATGATGAAAATATCGATATTCGTTTTGATGGTAAATCTCCTCCAATTGAGTTCCAAAATATCAATAGGGACACATTCCCATTGAAAGGTATTAGATATCAAGTGGGTTTATTTGACAATTCTGGTCTAAATCAATTTCATAAAAATTGGAGTCATTTCCAACCGCTTTTTGAAAACAATATTCACATAGAAACAATAGAATTATGAGCAATCCTTCATCTGCAATTATAGAAAGCGAGAGCGATCACTTATTCATTTGTTATTGTTCCTTCGTGAACCATCTCAAAGGTGAACTACCGATGGGCAAGACCCAGCGGCTTCAGTCTTAGTCTATAAGACTTCTTTTTAGACGCTTCACAGACAGTAGTTTCGTCGCCATTGCTGGCAACCAGAGCTTCCATCTCCACATCTGTAATCGCCAATCCCTGACGATGAATGTTTTTTGCGGCGTTGATGTCCCTGTCATGGTTCTCACCACACTTGGGACATATCCAACGCCTCACTGACAAAGGTAGCTTATCGATAATATAATCACACTTATGGCAGGTCTTGGAACTAGGATACCATCTATCAATCTTCCTAATCTCCTTACCATACCACTTGGCTTTATATTCCAACATTGATATAAAAGAACTCCAAGAGCTATCTTGAATACTATAAGAAAGATTTACATTCTTAATCATGTTCTTAACAGCCAGAGATTCTAAAGAAATCATATCATACTCGTTAATCAAACGAGTGCTTAATTTGTGTTGGAAATCCTTCCGAGAATTGGTTATCTTCTCGTGGATTCTCGCTACTTTTTTTCTTTGTCTTTTGTATCTATTGCTACCTTTCGTTTTCCTACTTAAATGTTTTTGAGCTTTTGAAAGCTTTTGTTTTAAAGAATGATTGAATTTGGGATTTTTTACTTTCTCCCCATCGCTTGTTACTATGAAATCTGTAATACCCAAGTCAATACCCAAAGTCTTACCAGTCTTTGGTTTAGATTTCTTGGGGACTTCACAAAGGATGGAAGCAAAATATTTATCGGTGGGCGTTTTGGAAATTGTTGCTGATTTGATTTTTCCTTCCAATTTACGATGGAGATGAATCGGTATTCCTTCTTTAAATTTATAAATTTGTAATTTATTATTATTTTTTATTTTAACTCCTTGGCAAACCCCAAATGATTGTTGGTTTGATTTCTTTTTAAATTTTGGAAATTTAGATTTCTTACGGAAAAAATTGCCATACGCAGTCTCAAGATTTTTTAAAGATTGTTGTAGTGTTTGTGAATTGACTTTTTTGAGCCATGAATATTCATCAGAGTCTTTTAATTTTTTAACACCAGAACAACAATAATTATAATTTAAAGTTTTGCCATTATTCAAATAATGATCTTGTTTCTCTTTTAGAAAATAATTATAAATAAATCGAGAGCATCCAAAATGCTTTGCTAGTAATTCCTTCTGAGAATCTAACGGATAGATTCTGAATTTGAAAGCTTGGTATGTAATTTCCTCTTCTATGTTATTATTTAGTCTTTTTCTTAATATTTTATGAAATATCGTAATTTAATTTGACTTCGGTGAAAAATAGATTATAGTATATATATGAAACGCCTATTTGATTCATCTATCGAACAACCCCACGCAATTTAATTATGATATACGACCCCTCCTCAAATATAATAGAAAATGAACAGAACCACTTATTTCTCTGTTATTGCACTTTCGTAAATAACATCAAAGGTAAGAAATTATCCATCCAGAACGTTTTCGTGACAACTCTCCAAGAGGAGAAGCTGAAAACGATCCTGAAAACGATATTGTCCCTTGACTCTGATCAGGAGCTTGTTAAGGTGTTTTTGGATCAAGACAGCACAATTTCGAAGAGTAAATTTGTCACCAAGTATGTTCGTTCCGAGCAGAAAAAAGTTAAAAAGAAATGAGAGATATAAAATTCAGGATTTGGAATATTCTATATAAAGAGATGTTTTACCCATCTTCGACTCCGATAATGAATGGAGAATATGCTGAAAAATTCTATTTACAATTGAACGGCAAGTTGCGTGGAGATTTTAAACATTGTGGAGATGTTGATTGTTCCGATGATTACGTTCTTCAACAATTCACTGGATTGATAGACAAAAACAACAAAGAGATTTATGATGGGGATATCCTTGAGAGGGTGGGTAATGGGTCTTTTTGTAAAATTGTGGTTGGTTGGAATGATAAAGAATGTTGTTTCGTCCATAACAATGTCAATAATTTACATGGATCGCCATCTCCACTGCATGATAATTTTGTAAATTTATGCGACTGGACATATTGGGTGGTGTGTGGTAATATATTTGAAAATCCAGAACTCTTGGAACAATGAAATACACCTATAGCATCCAAAGTCCATGTCTAAACAAATGGAACTCTTTCATCAAATATCAAATCAAATCGTATTGTGACGGTTATATGGATGGGAGAAAACACGATTTACCACGACCACATCTGAGAATGGTTAGGTCTGATGGAAAAATCATCCGCGAATTAACAGAATATGAAGATGTGGGTATTGGTATGATCGCGGGATTCCCCACTGCTGAACAATACGAACGGGCTGCTGAGAGGGCATTGGAAAGAGCTAGGAAGATCAGAGAGAATCAAGAGAAGAACAGACGATGATACAAAAATACGATTTAATTAGTGGAGGAGTGAGAGAAGTGTATGATTACATTGAATCTCTACCTCATTTTGATTCGTGGCAACTTGGGAAAAGTTATGAGGATCAAATTAATAGACTTTTAGCCCGTGATGTTTTTTTACGACATATTGGAGCAGTGACTTATCAAGGTAGGGATGACGATGGGGCTGTAACCATTCATGCAGCATTTGTGGCAATTATGGATTGATATGAAACTTAATTTAGGAGATTCCGGTTCACAACATTCCCATCGCAATTATTATTGCCCAACATGTAAATGTTTTGGTTGGAGAACACCACATGAAGAAGGCTGTGTTGGGGAGAAGGTTATGATTTCCGCCACCGCTAGAATACCAAGGAAAAATGCTTCTAAGAAAACGTGGGATGAATTTTATGATAAGTTCGTTCTCCAGAAAGATTTGAAAGAATTTTTATCAAAACCTAAAAAAGAATCCAAATCGATGAAGACTTGGAGAATACGGAGAAAGTTGAAATCATTCGACGTTAAAACCAATAAATGGTATGACTGATTTCCAAAAAAGAATATATAACTCCCATCTGGCGATTTCTCGTAAGATGCGCGACAAACCATTTCGGATTCGTAAGGACTTCTCCGATATGGATCAATCCAAATTGGATCACCTTGCTTCTCTGGAAAGGTTCTTCAACAGTTATAATAATATTAAAATTGATGATTACTTCTCTGCTCCTTATAGGATTTTCGAGGATGATGATTATTTTGATCTGGAATTCTTCTTGACTTCCAAAGCTAAAAAGGCATATTCACAGTATATGAAGAAGATTGAGATGGATGATCCTGATTCTGAAAGTTCTCTCAAGAGATTGGTTGATAGTCTCAAATTTATTAAGAACTTTTGTAAAGAAAAAGGGTTGACTTTGGAACAATATCCCTTATATACAGAAGAGTCACTACCAAACATGATTGACCATCTAAAGAACCATCACATTAATATGTATGCTTTGCATTCTTTGGGTGTCTCAAAAATCGAGGTGGAGAATCGGATTCTGGATTTCATATTCTCAGATTTTTGGATCACTTTTCAAAAGACGAAAAACAAATTTCATCTGAGCAAGAAAATGAAGGAATTCTCTCACAAAGCAATAACAAAAATAAAAGAACAAATAAAATAAAACAATGGCAACAAAACAAAAAACAAAATTCGGCGCAGCTATGTTCGATTCGATCAAAGCGGCATTAAACAAGAACAACGATTCATCGGGGGGTCAATTCTCCAATATCATGAGCTTCCCAGCAGGACACACCTACACGCTTAGGTTGATTCCCAACGTGGAAGACCCTGAGAAGAGTCTGTTTCATCATTGGGTGCATGGATTCACCAGCAAGGCGAGTGGTAAATACACAAGCTTCCTTGGACTTCAAACCATGGGAGATCGTGATCCAATTGCGGAGCTTCGTTGGAAACTTTTCAAAAGCTGGAAAGAAGCAAATCCAAAGGCTGAGAACAGGGAATACAGTGCGGACATCTCCCAAAAGGAGCAATGGCTTGTGAATGTCTATGTGATCAACGATCCCGCAAAGCCAGAGAACAATGGCACGGTGAAGATTCTTCGCATGGGACCACAACTCAAGAAGATCATTGATGATGCAACCGAAGGGGAGCGTTCCGATGAACTTGGTTGGGACATCTTCGACCCTACCAAGGGACATGATTTCAAGATCGTGGCAGAGAAGAAAGGGGACTACACAACCTTTGAATCTTCCTTTATCACAACCAAATCTAAGACTGTTCTGGATGAGGAAGAGATTGAAAAGATTTGTTCGGAAATCCATGATCTGGAAGCTGTGTATTCCGTGAAGACCTATGATGAGCTTCAGGAAGTCCTTAACGAACACTTCTTCGTTGGCGAAGAAAAGGAAGAGCGCAAGACTCTGAAACAAGCCAAGAAAGAAGCGGTTGAAGACGAGGACAAGGATGAAATTCCCATGAAACATGAGGAAAAGAAACCAGCGGCAAAACCAAAGAAAGTTGAGAAGCAGGAGGACGACGATATTGACGAACTTCTTGCAGGACTAGACGATTAACCCGATTCCCTCCCCATCAAGTCGGTGGGGAGGGTTTCCTTTTTAAATATATGAATCCGAACATACCAGAAGAATATAAAACGATGGCTGCTCTACTTGGGGAGAGTGCTGCCATTGATTCGTTGATGATCAATAATCCTGCACAGTTGGCTACCAATACCAACACTCTCAAGAGAGGTATCGCAGAATATCAAGAGCAACAGAAGCGAGAGCGCATTCAACCACCCCAACAATCCGTTCCAACACATCATTATGGTGATGTTGCGGCAACCAATATTCCACTGCCATATTATCCCCCTCAACCCATTCCACAAGTTCCCCAATATGCTCCCATGCCCCAAAAAGTGGATGACGGGCAATTGGAACTGAATTTGGAACCATCCAAGGCAGATATCATCATCAATTTACTGAAAGAGATTTCTTTAAAGTTGACAAAGCAAAATAGTCTGATAGAAAAGCAATATGCAATTAAGCCTGAAAAAGAAAGAGTTCCAGTTCTTGCTACAAAGCCTCGGCACAATCCATGACACCTGTGTTCTGGAACTGAGGGAAGATGGTATTCATGGGATTGCCTCCAGCGAGGATAATTCCATGTATGCCCATGCTTACCTTGCAGGTGATTATGAGGATCAGAATCTCAATCTACCATCCTTGAAGAAGCTTTCCAAAGCTTTGGATATGATTTCTTCCGATGATATCAAGCTCAAGCTGAATAACAATCATCTGGAATACAAGGACAAGTCCCTGAAGTTCAAGTATCATCTCCACGAAGATGGAGTGATCACCAAACCGAAGCTGTCTCTGGAAAAGATTCGTAATTTTGAATACAATCTCCAATTTGATTTGGATTTTGAATTCCTTTCCAATGTTCTTCAGAAATCATCCATCACAAACACCAATAAGCTTTACCTCTTCACTGAGAATGATTCTCTGGTGTGGAAGCTGGGCGATGAGACGGTTCCCAACAGTGACACTCTGAGCATCGTGGGGGATGAAGTGGATTTTGAATTGGAATCATTCATTCTGAAGATTGATAATCTCAAATTGCTTTCCAAGGTATCCAAGAACGGAAATGTGTTCAAGATCAATTCCAAGCTGGGAGTTGGTTGCATCATCACGAAGAGTGGGGATTTTGAGATGGAATACATCTTATCATCGCTTAAAAACTAGAATATAATAAAATTATGGGAATGTTTAACAACCTCACAATAGACGAGAGCATCACTCTACCCGATCTTCCTTCAGAGATTGATCGGAAGACTTTGGTGTTCCAAACCAAGGATTTGGATGAAAATCTGATGCTGAATTTCAGGGTAAATTCTGAAAAGAAGTTGGAAATCCTCAGACAAACAGGACATCATTTTGAAAATCCCAACATTCCGTTCTTTGGTATGGAATTCGTAGTTGAAAAAGAATGGTGGGAGCCATATGACTTCACCGGAACGGTTGGTATTTACGAATCTTATCGTCATCCTGAAGATAAGGGTATGCAGTATGGCACTCCTGATGCTCATAGATTTATCTGTGGATGGATTGAATGGGATGTTAAATTCATTGATGGTGAATTGAGTGATATTACTTTGGTAAAGCACGACATTCCTTACAAGAGAACGGATGATGAATTGAAAGCGTATTTGGAAGAAGTCGAACAAAACCGCAAGGAAATCAATGACAGGCTTAGGAAGAATCGTTTGGAAAACCCAAACGCCAAAGAAATGCTGATTGATGGGATTGATGAGATCACCCGAAGGAATTATGTGATTCCTCAAATTGAGGATTATTACACGGATTTAAAAGAAATACAAAATAAAATAAATGAATACAGAACAAAATACGACAGATGGTATGGAACAGCACCGGAGCAAGATTGAAGGAACGCGAGCGGTTATCGAACAGCTTCAACAGCAGCAGAATGATCTATATGACAAGTTGATTGATGAAATTGAGCCATCAGAAGAACAAGAACCTTGGCTATGGGATCATTGTTTCAATAGTTATCCTTGTGACTCTTCCGAATATGGTAAAATGGTAGAAAGGGGTATCTATGGCGATCAATGATGTGACGGGAAAAGTTATAAAGTCTGGTATCCAGAACAAAGCTTATGATGAAGGGTGGGAGCGTATCTTCGCCAAGAAGACCGCCCACGAATGGCTCAAGGAAACGCCAGAGGTTATTCGTATTGTGAATCCCAATGGCTGGGCATGGGACGATGGAGTGACGATGGATACTCCCATTAAATGGTCGGATTTTAATAATCGTTTGAATCATTCAACAGTAATTGCCGATATATCAGTTAAATAATTGAATGAAATCGTTTTATCAATTTTTTTGGGAAAAATTCACCGATATTGGCAAATTATCTCCCGAACAATTAAGAAAGGGTCAAAGACTTGATCCAAACAATCCTGATAATTTTCAACAGGTGAGCGGTAGGGTATTTTTCCAAGCCCTGACAAATATCACGAAGAATGATGAATTTCGCAAAACGGTAAATCCCAAATTTTTTAAGAACATCAAGAATAATCTCAGTGTTTATCCCGTTCAAGATTACCAGCGCATGAAGTGTTTCTTGGGTAAGAACAATTCCAGTGGATTTTGTATCAAGGATGAAGATGAATTGGTTTCGGTGTTCTCCTCGCAGGAATCTTCGGGTAATGCTCTGGTGCAGGAGGCTATCAAACAGGGAGCCACAAGATTGGACTGTTTTGCAACCCAAGACGATAAAGGCAACATCAAGGATGAAGGTTTGTTCAGGCTTTACAGTAGAAATGGTTTCGTGATTGATCGAACGCTGAATATGGAGGGAGAATATCCGGTGAAAAACGGTATTTCATATTTTGTGGATGATAACGGAAACGTTGATCCCACAAATCCTACGGTGGTGATTTTTATGGTTAAAAACTAGAGTATAATGCTATCATGATTATATTTTATCCAGAAGAATACAAAGAAAATGCTTCCAAATACGAGAATGTTCGTTTTTATCCAATAAAAGACAAATTCATGTCTATTGACGTTGATGACAATGGGATGTATGATACATTCGTGTTAAAAGTTGAGCATTCTGACGGGGAAGATGTGTTGAATTATGGTGGTTATAAGGAATTGAATAGGAACATTCATTACTATACAACTTCAGTTGATTGTAGGTATGAATCTAAAAATTTGGATATATTGATTGAAAAATTTAAAAAATGGGAGGAAATTTGGAACAATGAAGGATGATTTGAACATACGAGAGCTTTACCAAAAGATAATTGAGGAGCGAGCTACAGCAAGAGGTGTAATTTTAATGGAAAACGTTAAGATTCCTTCCAAAAATTCTAGTCCTGATCAGATTAATTTTGATGGGGACTCCTATTCATATGAATCGGGAGAAGCTTTTTCTTTCATAGGAAAGACACTCTTTCATACTTCCAATACACACCCATCTATTTTCAATGCTTTAGCTAAAGTCAAAGCAGACCCTAAACAATTTAAGAGTATTTTAAAAGATTACTCTGTTAAGGTTTGTGGTGAAGCGACTTCTGATGATCTTGACTATTATTATGATAATCAAAAGGATCAGATCATGGGCAATACTCGACGCAACACATTTTCTGGAAGAATCTGGAAAAATATTAAATCCAAATCTGCTGGTAAGAATGTCTCTCTGATTGCTTTTTGGTGTGATACTAAAAATATTGATAATAATATATTGAAAAGTATTAAGAATTGTTTTGCGGGTGATGATATTTTTTGGGTTGCCATAGATTCCAAACAATTTTCTCATTACGGTGATACTTTTAGGGACACGCCATCGGGGGAGATCAAAGAATTAAAAAGCAAAATATATCCCGAATTATCACATGAAGATATCGTTGATATTCTGATGAGGGCGCATTCCAATTTCAAAATATCCCCCTTTGAAAAGAAGGTAGTATGGGAATTTCGAGGAATTAATCCAGAGGAATTGAAAGTTATTGATGGTGGATACCCATCGGTGGCTGAATTTAGAGATAAACAAAAATTTAGTGAGGGTGTTGAATAATGTCTTATTTATTATTTCTTGATGATGTGCGCCAACCCAAAGATGCATTTCTATATAATGACGGGGGTGTGATGCTGTTGGATAAGACCAAAACATCCAATGGAAATTGGGAAATTGTTAGAAATTATAACGATTTCGTGAAGATTATTGAGGAACGAGGGTTTCCATCCATTTGTTCATTTGACAATGATTTGTGCTTGGAACACATGAAATATTATATCAATTTTCTCAAGAATCCCGGTTATTATGAATGGGAGAATTTCCAAACAAAGTCTGGTATTCACTGTGCCAAGTATCTGAAGGATAAATTGTCTCCAAATGATAACATCAAGGTCTATGTTCACTCTGCAAATGAGGAAGGAAGACGGATTATTCGTGACATTATGAAAGAATATCTTGCTTGAGTTATCCAAAATATTCGTTAAGTATTAACATGAAGAACAACGTTAGCACACAGGGGTATTTCATCAAGAGACTCAGGGATTCGGGGTTTGCAACCATTAAGCTGTTTGATAAGTATGCCCAACACGATCCCCGCAAATGGTCGATCATGGTTGATCCTAGCAATACTTCGGTTATTATTACCTGTTATCAGAACAAGGAAGCTCTGGGGGATGTGATGTTTGAGTTTAATGACGGGGGTAATCGTTTTATCAAGAATTTCAACCTTAAAACTCAGAGTATGGAAATTGTTGTCACTACTCTGATTGAAAAAGGAGTGAGGCAGATGAATGTTAATTCTGTTTATGTCAAGGATAAGTATGAATATGGCCAAGAATGATGAAGAACCGGAGGAAATCTTCGTGGATGAGCAGGTATTGGAAGTTCTTCGGGAATCCCTGAAAAAGAAGCTTAGGAACGAGCGTAAGAAAGGTTCTCATCCACTGACAAACGATGCTCTAAAGGCTATTTTGAAGGAATTTTTAGTATGTGGTAAGCTCCTCGGATATGATCTGGATGGAAATGTTGTGGAAATCGCATTTCACGCCAATAAGATGGAGGATAATGCCATGCAAAACCTATTCATCCAGAAATTTGGAGAGTTCATGGCTGGTAGGATGAATCTTGCAGACGATTTTTGAATAATGTTTTTTAAAAAACCAAAAATTAAGAAAGGTGATGTTTATGCCGTTCAAACGGGGGATTTCGTTGGACAATTATTCAATTTTATTAAAAAAGATGGGGATGATTATGTGTTTCTCTCTGTTCCAGATATAAAAATCCAAAGAGTCCCGGAAGACAAATTTGACTTTGCCAAAGAACATGAGATTATTGAATTCGTTGAACATCTCCCAAAAAATATCCGCCGCGTTGTCCAAGCCCAATACGAAGTCCTTGCAAAAGAGGATCATTGAGTTTCCCACTGATTATGTGGTGTCCAAATTTTACGAATATGGATATAAAGTTTCTTTTAACAGCCATAATGGTAATTATAATTGCTGTTGTCCCATATGCCGGGAAGGTAAAAGTTGGGGATCAAAGAAACGATGCTTCTACATTCCCGAAAATGACAACATATTTTGCCACAATTGCGGCTGGTCATCCAAGCCTTACAAATGGATCAAGGAAGTGTCGGGATTGTCCTTCAATCAGATGGTGGATGAGATTGAGAAAGGTAATTATGGGATGATTAATGTCATGGATATGGAAGAAAAACAGGAAAAACCCAAATCAGCATCCTTACCGATGGATAGTATCAATCTATTTGATAAGAATCAGACCGATTACTACAAGAATAACAAGATCGTCCAAAAAGCTCTGGCTTACATCAAGGAAAGGCGATTGGATACCGCTGTGAACCGTCCAGATGCCTTCTACATCTCTTTGAAGGATGAAAAGCATGATAAGCGTCTGGTGATACCTTTCAAGGATGAGAACGGGAAGATTGTTTATTACCAGAGCCGACGATTGGTGGATGACGAATCCCCTTCTTACCTATCAAAAGATGGGGGAGATAAGAGTGTGTTTGGAATTGAGCGCATATCATCCGATTTGGATAAGGTATTCATCATAGAAGGACCACTGGATGCTTGTTTTGTGAACAATGGGCTTGGTATTGGGGGTATTACCAAGGGTGATCAGCTTTTCACATCGTATCAACAGGAACAGATGGATGGTTTGAAGTTCTTTGAGAGGATTTGGGTATTGGATAGCCAGTGGATCGATAAAACAGCACGGGAGAAGACCCTAAAGCTGATTGATATGGGAGAAAAGGTCTTCATCTGGCCAGAATATGATGGAAAAAAGTTCAAAGACCTGAATGCTGTGTGTATGGCTTATGGCATGGATGAATATCCCACGGATTTAATCGTGAAAAATAGCTGCAAGGGTTTGGCAGCTACGGTAAAAATGAAATTAATCAAATAATCACTGAGACTTCTTCGCAGTCATAAACGACTGTTGAAGGGCAGCAAGATCGGAAGCAATGCGACCAATTTTCACTTGTTGGTTCTTCAAATTACCCAACATCGACTCAGGATTGGCGGTAGCCAGAACACTCTGAATACTGTTTGGCTGATCACCATTGAGATAACCAAGGAACTTATCAATATTTGAATTCCATTTATCAACAACACCAACCATTTGCTCATTCTGGCGAGCCATGGCATCCCCAATCTCATCCACAGCGGATGGATCAACTTCCATGTCCACATCATAATCATCCATGGCAACATCATCGTCTAGGGACATCTCAGCAGCACCTCTCTCCAAATCAGGATCAATGTCAAGTTGGGGAGCTTCTTGGAGAATTTTGAGGAATTTAGCGTGGAATTTATTAGCCATGATAGTATTTAGTGGAAATAGCGTTAAAAACTAGAATATAATGAAAATATGACATACAAAAACGGGGAAACGGTGAAATGTGGTGATGTTATTCGGTGGCATTGTGATGATTGGGAAGAAGGGAAGACTTGGATATTTACAGGAATCTATCATAATGAAAATAAAATAGTATATATTGGGGGTGGAATTGATTTTGGAATGGGAATTGGTAATACACTGACGGCAACAGAGGTTGAGGAAGAAGCTGGTAATAACGATTCATATTGCCAAGGTGTTGAAAAGGTGGGTGAAGCATCTGATATTTATAGAATTATCAGGCTTTATGGAAAAAGTGATTAAATACTAATATGTCTGCCTCAAATTCTCCCTATTCCACTGCAATCGCGTCCGGTGCCATCGATTTCGACTTTGAAAGTTCGCTGAATCCTTCGGAACAGATGCGAAAATACAAGACGGATGAGAAAGAAGCCAAGGCTCCCCACACTCTACCGTTTGAATTTGGGGAATTACCCCAACAAATGGCAAATATCGTGGATAATGCGTTTGCAGCGTCCCGAAATCTGGAAAATCTCCTGAAAATGGAGGAATTTCAGAAAAACGGGGAACTTATCAAACTCAAGGGAAATCTGGAGAAGATTATTATGTATCTCATGCAGAACGGGGATAAAACGCTTGAGAAATTCACAATTGGACATTAAAAACTAGACTACAATCCTAAGCATGGAAGACGAGAATACAATTGATTTGGACGTGGTAATGGATTTTATTGATCAAGCTGGGGAATTGCAGGATATCTGCAATAGGCTCTATATTGCTCGAAATATTTCACTATCAAGTGAAGGTGTGGAGAATTGTTTGAGGGAAATTGACAATATTTTCAGAGATAAAGATAATTTTAATTGATTATGAAATATGAAATACGAAATCCAACATAAAAGTGGCACGTAATAAAGAAATGAACAAACAACTTTGGAATCAACTCATGTTTGGGTGTGTGATGGGTGTGATAACTACCCCGCTATTGCTTCTCATTAACATAAAAAATCTTGATTATCTTCCATTTACATGGATACTCTTGGGTGTGGTTGGGTTATACGCACACTATAAATCTGAAAAATAAATGAAAAATCAACAAAGATGGCTAACAAACAAGCTCAAAGGAACTTGGATGGATAAGGACGCACTGCTGGAAATCTGTTTATTTGAATCTCTGGTTCATTATGTGGAGGAAGAACGAGGTCTTCGTGATAATCTTGATGAGCTATTCAAAGAAGAGCTTGAGAAAGGACATGTGACGCAAGAGACTGTCGATCTGATCAAGGCCAGAGAAGGCTTGCTCAAACAATGTTATGATTGGATCAAGGTGGGACGATCTGAAATCGTAAAAATTCTTGACACGATTGAGGATTGGAAAGAATATGAGAAGATTGAGAAAGAACTTTATGATGAGGATTCGGAAGTGATGCGGATCATCATCCAACAGCGGGGCTACATGTGGACATAAAAATTATGACAGAAAAAATAGAAAAAATAGGACTGCAAATATTGGGAGGAATTACTATTTCCCTTGGGTTGGCTTTTGGGTTGACCACAAATGAGATGGATTTCCTACGATATTTCGTGTTATCCATGATTGGATGTGGGGTGGGAATGTTTTGGTGGAACAATCGCAAGCAAAAGGATGATAGGGTTATTGAATTGGAGAACCAGCTTGAGAAGAAACAGACCGATGAGCGGGTGATTCAATTGGAGAAGATGCTTCAGGAAGCGGATGGGGTGATGGTCGAACAGGAAGAGGTGATTAAAAACTACGAGAGTATGTTGGAAGAAGCTTCCGTTAGATTCCCCTGCAACTGTGGTCAAAACATGTTTGAGGGTATTTTCAAACCGGAGGAGGAATATGAAGTGAAATGTGATGCCTGTAATAACACATATTCCGTTACTTTAAAGCTTGATACTGTTCTGATCACGGAACCGATTGAGGATTTAAACATCGATAAATTAATTAAAACAAAACTAAATGATAAAAATACAAACTAAAAAAAGAGGGGTGATCAAAATGACCATCGAGGAATTTGCAAAATGGGCTTGCTTGGTGGAAGCATTCCATTTCATTCAACAGAGGGCGGAAGAACTTGAAGTCAATCCAGCGGAGATGATCAAACCGTTGGCAATCACCCAATATATTGAGGATAGACTTCCTGCAATGTTATGGGACACAAGAATTGAACATCAATTGGGAAATATTTGAAACATGGAAGAAATAATCTACGAAAATATTACACTTGCCAAATCTGCCTGTGAACAATATATTAAAGCAATTTACGAATTGCAATCTACTCTAGGAGTATGGGAGGAAAACGAAGATTCTTGTGTAGCTACATATTCATATGCAAGATACCGTGATGAGATGGGTAATGTGAAGAACTATTGTTTATAATTTTGATAATATCGTAGCTTCCACTTCAATCTTGTTCATATCTTCCACTGATACGACCCCTTTGAACTGTTCCTTGAGAACTTTGGTATCTTGCCCCAATTCGTGATGCCCAATCATGTAATTACGAAAGCGATCCTTGAGATCATTCTTGTATGGGATACCAGCAGGACGCTCAAAGCGGTGTAACCAACGCAGGAAGGGCAAGCAGAGCGTCTTCTTACCGTGTTGGCGGTATTTCTCATGGATATACTTCTCCTCCCCCCCAAAGCCCCTAAAAGCTTTGTTGAATCCCAACCATGAGTCTGTCCTACAGGAGAACAGTCCCATGCCTTGGGCTGGTATTTCAAAGGGGGGAGCATCCGTTTCCTTGCCCCTCTCATCCGTTTGCCACGTTCCCCACATATGGGAACTCCAAGTGTCATCAAAGTGGGTGGAATAATGATGGAAATCATCATAAAGCAGAGGACCTTGTAAAAGATTTCCACCATCTCCACCACAATCGTATAAATGGATCAGCTTTTTCAAGGCACCGGGGACAATCATCACATGGCTATCCATGCATAGGGTATAAGGGGTATCCGATAGGGAAAACACCTTATTTTTAACGGTGGATGCGTTGTATTTGGTGAATGGGAGGTATTGAAAAGGTTCTTTGATCCAATTCGTGAGATTCCTATTGGATTGCCCATGGGGAGAATCAGGATTATTATCAATAATAATAAATTCAATATCATCTATAACTTCCCGATGATATGTTCTAATGGCTTGAATGCTGAAATATAATCCATCATAATCATTATAGGTGGGAATACCAATCGTGAGTTTTCGCATGTTAATAATTATCAGAACCCAAGCTTTTTACAATAACTTTCACATTCAATAGGCACAACTGTTCCAGTTCTTGGAACAGTTGTTGTGGTCGTTGTGGTCGTAGTCGTTGTTGTGGTGGTCGTAGTTATTTGAATGGTAAATGGATTGAGAGATGTCGGGGGTGTTATATCAATCACTAACGGGGGAATGGTTCGTGTTGTAAAGTTCAGAATGATGGGGGGATTGATTACTGGTGGGTTTGGAGGGGGAGCGCAACAACTTAAAGATGGTGTTGTGGGGGGTTCTGTAGTGGTGGGGGGTTCTGTAGTGATGGGGGGTTCTGTAGTGGTGTCTGATGGAGCAGTCGTGGTGCTTGTAGTAGTCGTGGTGTCTGATGGAGCAGTCGTGGTGCTTGTAGTAGTCGTGGTGTCTGATGGAGCAGTCGTGGTGCTTGTAGTAGGCGTTGGAGTGGTGGTGCCTGAGAGAGTAGTGGTGGTGCTTGTAGGCATTACAGTGTCAAAGTATATGTTACATTAAACGATTATATAATTCACATCAGAAACGATGTAAAAAGTGTTTGGATCGTTGGAAGCAGACAGCGTTGACCACCCAACCGAAGTGACCCGAACCAGATTATCAATCTGAACACCTCCCAGAGCTTGGTTGATATCACTTGTCAACCCGGAACCGCCGATTTTTTCCCAATCGGATAAGTTTGACCCATCATTTTGTTTGAGTCTATATAATACGAGAGCATCACTATTATATGCCAAATCTCCTATTTCTGCGGGAGAGAAGGTGGTGACATCGGGATTTGATCCCTTGAATTTATTGCCAACCAAAACACCCCCGTTATCCGCACCATTGCCAATGAAAAGACGTTCAGTATCGGTGGTGAATGCAAATTCTCCTGAATTTAACAGAACGTTTAAACGTTCTGCATTGGTTCCTTGGCGGGCAAGCAACTTTAAAAGGGTGTCGTTGGTGATTGATATTGACATATTAGTATGTGAAGATTGGGATTGCGAATCTATTTACCGTTTTTCCGGTTTCGGATGTATCCCCCGCAAATGTGATGAATCCAGCGGAAGATAAGGTGATTGATACGGAAGAAAGACCGTTGGAAGACAATGCCGTGAAACTTGTCAATTGTATTCCGGGAACCACACCATCCGTGAGTTGCGATGGACTACCATTAAAAAGAGCAGATAAGGAATGATGCGTGGAATTCCCAGTCAGAGTATCATAAATTGTCAATGCATCTTTGGAAATGGCTTCCCAATTCGATAGTGCGGTGGCTGGTAATGATTGTAATTGATAAATCACTTTATCAACTGATGCTGTGTTCCCAACTTTAGCAGTAACTCCACTGAGAGCGTTATATGCGGATACTGGCAAATGGGATTGTGTGTTCAATCCATAGGCGGAAATTCTGGCGTAATTGGCGGAAAGTATTCCCGATTGGAATGTGAAATCGGTGGGGGAAACAGTCAAAGAAATTGGTCTTCCATTACCACCACTCAATCCATTACTGAAAGAAGATGAAAGAATTTCCCTTGTTGTGATTCCTCCTGTTTTTATGGAGAGTTGATTGGAAGATATTTCAAAGAAATTTGTTCTATAATTTAATTGAATTTTACCATCAATGATATTGACACCATTTGTAACCGTGTTTGGGTTAATTTTGGATGCCGATAGTCCACTTACTGCCATATTAACAGTGGAAGTCGAATCATATATAAATTCAGAAGAGAATTTTGTTCTCACATCTCCCCAATTCGTGGCGGAACTATAAGGAGATGCAGTAAGTTGATACCAGATTGAATTTACAGATACAAGATCACCAACTTCAGCCAAAGTGGTGCTAAGACTATAATAATTGTTGAGAGGGGGGTGGACTTTACTGGAAACCGGATTACCACCACTCAACACTCCGTTACCAATGAATAGACGTTTGGAATCTGTTGCGTGGACAAGTTCTCCTTGGTCAAAACGGGTTGAATTGATCTCAGCGTTTGTTCCTCTACGAACTTTGATTTTTGAAATGTAGATATCAGCCATATTATTACCACTCTAAATACACAATTCCACTACCAGCTACGCTATCACTCGCCCCCGCTGTGCTACACCCAACCCCTCCACCATATGCTCGACTTCCACCCCAATAAGAAGACCCACCAGTGGAGTCTCTATCATTCTCCCCAGCAACAGCGTGTCCACCATCCCCACCTTTGACTTCCAAAAATGACGTAACTTTCGGAGAGGAACCAATATTAGCTCCCCCTCCACCATAACTCCCACCAAAAACCGTCGTGGTATTTCCTCCTGTGGCAGATGCTACAATATTACCATCATCATCTGTTATCGATGATGTATCACCGACAGCATTCCCCGAATTACCAGCAGCACCCACAACAACAGTGAATTCTTCACCGGGAATAGTATCCATATACCCAATGGCAGTTCCTCCCCCACCAGCACTTCTAACTACAGCATATCCCCCACCACCTGTCACAATGAATTTCACTACTTTGACATTTTCTGGCACGGTGAATGTGTAGGAACCTGCTATTGTATATGTTTGTATGCCTTTTGGTGCTGTGGTTATGTTCGTAATAGTCCCATCGGTCATAGTGATGATGGGATTATAGTAAGAACCATTTGCAATACCCCCTAAAAATTGCTGTATTTGCGACCAAGAACTGAGTGATAAAACATTGGTTCCCCCAGATGTCATAAGACTGAGATTAAAACCGGGATCAGATAGCGGATATGTTATTCCAGCTATTGACGCTCTATCATTAGATAATTTCAAAGATGATGGGTTTCCAACACCATCATATATGGTTTTAAGATCGCTTGTTGTTAGTGCATTGTTGCTGGTGTGTAATATCCCTAAAAAGGAATCCGCAGCGAATTGGTCTGTTAAATCTGGTAAAGTCATAACATTATTTAATCCACGGTTATCAAATTGGCAACCAATTGTTTTTGGAGATCGGTTAATAGTGTTAAGATGCGTTGCATCATCAAAACATTGACAGATTCATTCCCATTCATGTAAAGATTGTTGGTGTCGTATGTGATTTCTTGTATTTTATTTAGAAATACGTCATTTTTACCAATTGAGTAGGAATTGGTTGCATTTGTATAAAGTGTTAGTATATCTTTGAGAATGTATGATATGGTTTTGTTGAAAAATAATCCATACGAAGTGTCTGCACATTTGACACCATCATAATTTTTTATTAAATCCAAGGAAATGGAACTAAGATATGAATCGGGAATATTTTGCCGAAGAGGATATATTCTACCAGAATTCAATAAGAAAACGTAATTTTTATCAGATTTAACGATATTATCGAACATATAATTAGTGTAATAATTGGAATCCAGAGATGTGGTATTCCATTTCAAATTACCATTTCCAAATTTTTGGATATAATTTTTCCACGTTTCTTTTTTCACATACTTGAGGTTGCTTTCTCGCATTTGCCCTGTTGGATATGTTGGGTTTGATACCACACGGGTTTGACATTGCGCCGAACTATTTAAATAAAATATATTGGAATCGTGATTGGAAAACGATACCCTATAATTGTCACTATTTTGGAATTCTGATATTGGGGTGTCCCTCAACGTTCCTTCAATATCCAAAGGATCAAAAAACATAATATGAAAAATATTTGATTTTTGATGTAAAATGATGACATAATCATCAATAACCCGAATATTAACGCTTAATAATTCCTCAATCCCAAGGGATGCTAAATTGAACTCAATTATTTTTTCTGTTGAGTATTTATTTCTAAGAACAAGAGCATCATTTTCAATGGATGTCCTGTAATTATCCCCGAAACGAATGAATTCTGTTGAAAAATTTGGGATATTATAAAATTTGCGTCCCCATTTACCGATCAAGTCCTTAAATTTCTTTTCAATACTCCATTTAAATATTTCAGAATTAACATCCCCTAATTTGATCGAGTCCACCAGAACTAAAGTATCGCATTCAATATAATTAATAGAATCATATACCAATAAATCACCAAGCGTGATAATGGTTATTTTATTTTCAAATTCATCATAATCAATTCCATATACCTCTTCGGAAAATTCCAACTCCTGAACGGAGTATTCGATATATCCTTCATCTGTAAATGATCCCTTGAGAGTATAAAGTTCGAAACCAGTTGAACATAGATATTTAAACGTTTGATCAGATTTGACAAATAACGCCCCATATTTAATCTTTTCAAGAAATGCCCATTCGAGAGAATATCGAAATGGATCGATATGAGATATATTTTTCTTCCCCGACATGAGATCGTCGTTTCTCATGTCAACGATGGTGGATGACAACCCGTAATAATGGGAGTCGTTTTCCGTGAAATTGATGATTTGAGGATTATTAACAACCAAAGATTTGAAAACAATTAGATTATTCTGGTTGATGATGGATAATAATCTTTCCATCTCAACCTTGTTGAGAACATCAAAAACATTGGCTGTTATATCGGATGTTTCCGTGATTGAATCAAATTGATTGTCAAATTCCATTTTATTGAGATAGAAATCTGAAATGAAAGTGTTCTTCGGGGTAAGTTGCTCAGAAGTCTCGCTTTTTTTGCGTTCCGTATATGCAACCCCTTCTTCAACGTGGAAGAATCCAGAGTAATCGGCACCATTTAAGGTAAATGCTTCACCTGATGTAAATTTGAAATACGAAATCATGGGATTGTTAAATTATTTATTTGAGTGGTTATTGAAGAGCGATCAACAATCTCTGAAGATATACGATTACGAAGTCCATCCATATCAGAATCTTCCAATTCAACATTTTTGATGAATATATTGACAAAATTCGATTTATAAGCTTGATTGTTGCACACACTTTGAAGATATTCAACCGTGTCGGTGCTGTTTCTCATACCACAAGGTAAAGTAATTGTAATTGGGTCTATTTTAGATTCCCCGTCAAGCATTGGAGTGATAAATGCGAGATTTTCTGATGTATATTCTGTAGTTACACCAACTTTCAACAAGGTATTTTGGTTAAAAATGTCCTCATCATTCACAACAAAATCTCCAAACACCAATCTTTTTCCATAAAATTGGTAAATATCAAAAGTATAATACCCCACAATTTGGTTATTTAGAAAGAAATATAATTGTCCGGTTACAGCATCAATGGAAACACAAACAAAATTGCGCTGGGATGGTTTATACACAACCGTTTCCGTGAAAGTGGTGGTTTCAACGAATCCGGGATTATAAAGGTTCATTTCAAATATGAGATTATCACCTCTTTTTTCAATGGTGAGTCCTCCATTGGTATTATTTCGTTTGCTTTTGAATTTCCAATTTTGTCTATTACCATCAAAATAAAATTTTACGGTGAATTTACTAGCATCATTCAATTGTTTGAAATAATTAATATTATTTCCGGTTGTTGTTAGGGATTGACAGGGTGTTATCACCACCGGATCGGTTACAGACTCTTCCGCTTTAATTCTTTCGTATGTGTATTTGCAATTCGGTACAAATAACATATCACTTTTTTTATCAAACACCGTGAAAGATGAGAGACTGTCCCGTATTGATGTATTTCCAGTCACTAATTCCTCCACCACATCATCATATGTAGGATTGAATGAATTATCTCCCACCAGTGCCAAGGATTTTTCAATCAAATCGGGGTAATAGTAACGATCCACCCAAACTTTATCACTACCAAGGGGGGAACCGGACAACCAAGTGCATAGATATGTTTGCCCATCATCATAGCTCACTGAAACATCGGAGCGATATACCTTATCTGCATATTCGGGTGTTGGATATCCAAATGCTCCCGATTCCACGAATTTTGTATCATTGATATTGATCCTGCTGAATGGGGACATGTTATCCGGCGCAGTAAAACGATTCAGTCCGGGAAGAATTTCATATGATTTGTTGTAAAGAACATAATTTAGAGCTAAAGTCTCATCTTTTTCAGTGTCGATATCATTGAAAATGGATGTATAATTCCGCATACCATCAACGAAAAATTTCAAGTCTTGTGAAGATAATAATGTGTTGCCCGATGTAAACGTATTGTCTTGGGTGAGTTGATTCTTTAGAACAATGATATCAGTTGAATCGTTTTCACGGTGTAACAGATAGTTATTATCCAAATCCTTTAGTATTCCGTTTTCCGATATGGTATTATCGTCCCCATATTCAACATAAGAAGTATTTGGATTAATATTGAAATCGGAATATATGTCTTTGCTCAGATAAATGGGATTGGTGTAAACACTCGCTTTATTTGCGGATGTGGATGGAGATAATGTCAGCGAATTACCCGTTTTTCTGACAAAATAAGGAACACCAGATAAGGTTTGGAAGAGGAATATAGCCTTGTTTGGGCGGGAGTAGATATATTTGAAATCATAGGCAGTCAATCCTAGATTTTGAGTATAAAAATTTAATTCATTATTAGCATTTCTAGTCAAATAATATTTTTTATAGTCATAATATTGATGAATGTTGCAAACATTGTTGGGTTTCAGTGTAATGACAAAATTTGTGGACAAAGAATCACCGTTTGTCGAGAAATTATAATTTCCGTAGTATTCACTCTCGTTATAGATACCCGACAATCCCAATCTTCTGGTATCTGCTCTTTGAAACGCCAAAAAATTACCCCCAAAGTTCAGATTGGTTAATAATGAATCGGATTTCAGAATTTGATCTTCCTTTTCGAGAATGTTCGATACTTTGGTATTTCTAGTCAGTAAGAAATTGGTATAATTCTTATTTTTGACATCAACGATACCCGAAAGAGCGTTGTAAAACGTCAGCGTATAATCTCCTTGATAATATCTTGAAAAATTCTGAAACCTTATATCTTCCAAATTTGAGGAAAGGGGAACAGATTCACAGGATGATAATTTATCAAATAAAATAGCCACAAGATTATTTAATGAGTAATTCCAATAGATAACCACCTTCATTAGTCACCAATTGATGCATCTTTGAACCGCTCTGTAAATAAACGGTATTTACAAGCTTAACATCTCCCACTGATGTCGCATAATCATAGTTGGTGATGGATAAAGGTAATGTAAAAGTTGATATATCAGTATTGGTATAATATAAGGAAACCGTCGCTGTCAGTGTTTGACTTGTGGAGATGACAGATGGGAAGTATTCGTGTGTGTAGGTGGTCATCAGAAGAGATGAAAACACGTTGGATGCAATGTTTTGATTCTGTAGTATATCATTTTCAAAGAAATCTTCCACATTATCTCCCCAATCAATGGTTAGGTGTGTGGGAAAAATTCGTTCAGTGACTCCCGATAAAGATAATGTCAACAAGGTATGATCAACCACACCTATTGTTGAATAGGTTGTGGTTTGGTTGGTGTTTGTTGAAGACAAGGATAGGAATTTGGTGTTCATCGTTGTTTGATTTGCTTATGGTTAATCATGGAGAACGGATTCAATTTGAAATCAAATTCCTGAATGATGAATTGGTTGCCCACGGTTTTCATGAGGAATGATATGTTATATTGATCGGAGCGATTATCATAGGTGAACATTGGTTCCTCTGCCTTGATGTATGCTTCCGATCCTCCTGACACCGTGTAGAAGTTGGTCAATCCCCCTACAGAATAGATTTTTTTGATGTGTTTCGTGGTATCAATCTCATAAATTGTTGGATATATTTTGAAATCGTTACTCACCACTGGATAAGTCTCAACATCCAATCTTGCGTAATACACCTTATCTTTTTTCTTGAATCGTTTGGACACTTTTTGGTAAGGATTATCATTGAATGATGTGACATATGTGGATTTCTTGGGATTTACAAAAGCTCCATTGTCAAAAAGGATTTTTTTAGCGATTAGATTGTTATCGGTTTGGATGAATATGGTGTCTCCCACCACTTCGAATGAGGAAACACCCGATAATTCGTTATAAACAGAACTCAACAGGGTTGTTGAGAGGTAACTGAAGGTTGTTTGAAGTGATTTAACCTCTTTGGTGTATGCATTCCTAACATAGATCGTGCCATGTGACGACAACCTTGTGAAGTAATTCTCAGTTGGGGAAGATGAAAGATTGTAAACACTGGATTGCAATACCGTGGGATCGTAATAGATAGATGGGAATTGAAATTGGATATCACACAACGAATTGGTTGCCTTACCCCCATCAATCATGAATGTATTCACTTCATCAGGAACAATTTCTTGGGTTGCATTCGCAGTTAAAGTTGGATATGAAGGATCAACCAATGCTCTTTGAAGGGGGGATGAGTCGTGGATACCCCCCTCAATCAAACGGGAGTAATAGTAAGTGCCACTGAGAGGATACCCACTCAAATCGGATGAAATGGTATCGGTTACGAGAACTCCATTGCGGAAAACATTATAACCTTCCAGAATTTGACAAATTGGATAAAAATCGGGAGGATATGTGAAATTATCCGTAAATTTTCCTCCGAACAGAATGTAATGGCGGGAGAAATCGGTGGTAAATCCTCCCGTGTGTGAAGATAACCCCGATCTTGTGGTATATGGAAAGGTGGAATCATCAACCGTTGAATAATCAAAGGCATATCCTTCCCCATATTTGAAATCGTAGAAGGTATGTCCATCTAGAATGATATATTGTTTCTCTGTTTCTGGTATTACCTTGATGGTTTGCTTGAAACTCCCATCATTTTTAAACAAACCATAGAGATTGTTATAGATATCCTCCTTGGAATCCTGAATGTAACCCGATTCAAACACTTTATCCAGATATTTTGAAGGTGTCGTCTCCGTTTGGGAGATATAACCGTAATATTGGGAATCGCTTTTATTACTAATCGGTTGATTTTTGGCTTTCCCCGAAGAATCATTGCGTTTCAGGAATAAATCGTTGTTTACGAATGTTAGAATACCATCATTATTACCCCTGATATCAGGATCAGGAAAATAGTAGATGGTATTGGGTTCTAGATTATCAAAATTGAAGGAATATGAAGGTATTTCCCCATCAATCAAAATAATGGATAGCTTGTGGGGGCGAAAGAACCCCATTTCCACAGGTGTTGTGAATTCTTTTCTCTGAGTGGAAGCTGTTGTGGGATATTTCGTGTTGAAAAAGGAAGCTGCTGGATTATCAGCATCCAACATCTTACCCGAAATGAAGTCATATACAGTGGAACCCGTGGAAAGATAATAATAATTGGAAGAAATGTATTTCTCCGTTAATTTTCTCTTGTTATCCAGTAAGGAGTTCCCTTCTTTCAATTCAATCAGTGAAGCGGATACCCCAGCAAATACTTCGGGAATGAGTTCTGCATTGGTTTTGAGGAAAATATCCAGCCCATAATCCAAATCCTTGTTATCATATATCTGAACATTCGGTGTTTGATTGAAGTATTCAGGATATGTTTCATACAACTCCTCGATTTCCACCTCCAAATCGTTTTTCAGATTGGAAAAGTCATAATTGATCTTTCTGTTATCAAGATTTTCCAAATAATTTATGGTAATATCTTTGATATCCTTGGTCAATCCAAAATTTGTTCCTGAAATTCTCTTCTTGGTGATCTGAAACTTGGCTTCTTCCCGTTTTTTATTATAATATTCCGAAATTTCAATTAATTTGCGGGAATAAAACGGAATGGCAATATCAAGATCAAGGGGATCGTTGAAATCCAGCTTGGAAAGGAACTTCTGCTCCTCTAAAGTGGTGTATTCTAGATTGACATCCTGAATGAATTCCCGATACCTTTCGATGATCACGGAATTATCATCCGCAGTCTTGGTATTCTTCACAAAATTCCAAGATTTGAGATATGCCGTGTAATAATCCTGATTTTTTGAAGGATTGAAAGACACATCCATCGTTTTGATGAATTGTAGGAACGAAAGGGATGTATTCGCATCCAGAGCATCACGAACCACCACATTTGGATTGGTGATGGACTTGGGAATGTTTGGATAACCTAATGATGCTAGAGTCATTGGTATTATTTAGAGATGATACAGTGATAAGGAAGAGTATAACATATCTCGCAAAGAAATGTTCATCATTTCAGAATTATAATTGAAATCAAATTCCTCAAAGATTGGTTGAGATGTTTCGGTGAGTATGGGTTCCCCATCTTCATCCCTTAATACATGTTTGGATGAGAGATTATCATAAAGGGTGTAGTCATATACAATCGTATTATCAACAAGGGTGTTTTCATATCCCGTCTGATATTCAAAGAATAAATAATACTTCTCCAGATCGGAATATTGGTAGGTGTCGGGAAGAACCAGAGGCCAACCCCAATTTGCATTGTATCCCGATAACATGTAAGCACTCAACACGGTTTCTTCCACGGGTTGTTCAGTATTCAGCAACACATAGCGGTTGGAGAACTTTTCCAGAGCCACAATGGGGGTTCCCGCCGATATGATGTAGGTATCGGTGTTGATCTCCGTTCCCAGATTTGTTCCGAAGATTTCCTTGGAAGAAAATCCCTTGATATCAAAATTCTCCTTAAATTTGTTATTAAATCCAATCAATTTGTTCTTGCTGATCGATCCCAAGTCCAGAATACGCTTGATTTTCTCCGGATATGTGAAAAGGTTGGATTCAAACACATCATTATCAACCCCCGTCATTTTCATCTGGGAAATCAGGGAGAATATTTCACCTCTGTCCACATCTTGGGTGTTTTCCACGAAATTGGTAATCTTTTCATAGATTTTCTTACCAAGAGTGTCATAGGAAGAACTTAGGGTTCCAAACACCGATCCCATGAAATCGTCAAATAATACCGTCTTATCCAAGAGGAATTCTTGGAATCTTAAACCCTTGAATGTCTCTTGGGCATCAAAATCTTCATTTCTCTTTTCAATGGAAACGTAATTTTTGGGATACACATCGAAGTAGTCGGTGATTCCTACCAAGGAATATGAACTCCCCTGATCATTGGTTGTGGACAGGTTTGCACTCAACTGAACATAGTGTAAAACATCGTTCGTTTTTAATTTTATCTTACCTCTGGCGGAACCATAATAAGCTCCCACATCTTCCAATTCATAATAGGAAGAATTTACTACGTCTCCCCCCGATAATACCAGAACATTGACATCGGAAGCGGAAAGCAGGGGAAAGTTCTTGACGCTGAAATTCTCCGAATCCTTGATTTTTATAACAAATGGTATGTCCACATGGGAGAATTTTCTACCATCAATTTTAAAAGAATCAATTTCATAGAATTCCCCATCCAATCCATTACTGGTGATTGATAAATCCTCCACCTCATCATTATCCACGATAAGGGCTGATAGTGAAATTTTGGTATTGTTCCGATTATTGAGATATTCCACACTTCTATCAAAAAACAGATCAATGTTGATCCGATTGATGGAATCATCCTTGAAATGAATATCCTTGGTTCCCGATACCCCAACAAAAAACGAATTATTATCAGATTCCGTGGCACCTATCAGATTGGTTCCCGATATTTTGGCATAGATCGAAGTGTTATCCGTGGTGATGCGGTCAATTTCCTGATATTGATAGCTTGAGAGGTAATTGTTGTAAATCTTCTCATGAAAAGCATATGTCTTATCCAAATGACGAAATTTTGTCAATTCATCGAAATAATAATCGCTGTTGCTACCGCTTATGCGGTAGAACAGGCTTGTGGTTGGAATGGTTGGAGGATAATATGCTCTGATTGTGATGGGATCGCTGATCTTACCACATTTCCATGATATATTGTCATAGTAGGTAGGACTGTCAAAATCCACGGTGAATGTGTGCTTGAGATAATCAATAATGTGAATGATCTTGTATTCCGTGGAAATCACCGCATTGGAATAGCAATCATAGAGGGTGAAATTGACGACATATTTGCCGGGATTTTCCCAATACTTCTCTGCCGTCAAAGAACTGGAAATGGTTCCATCTCCAAAGTCCCACAAGACCCGAACATAGCTGAAATCATCCAGATCGGGAACGAACCGAAGCGGTGTCTGTTCCAGAGCATAGGAACTCAACACATTTTCGTTCTTCCAATCCAGAACACTAAATTCTATATCGCCAAAGCTGCTCATTCGCTATCCGTGATTAGGATTCTATCTCCGATTGTTTGTGGTCTGTAAAAATAAGGGAACTTGAAAAATGGTAGTGTGGTTGTTTGGTTCACAAATTCTTCATCCACACCTTCATAGACGGGATTCCAGCTTATGAAGGAGATTCCATTGAATATCTCATTCCCATTGCGGGTTCTGATCTTGTCAACACCTTCCAATCCAAGAATTGTGGATGTCAGGTCTGAAAGATCAAGCCTTTGACCCAGAGAATTATTGAGAGGGTTGAAGAAATCCAGAATAATGTTGATAATACGCTTTTTCAGGTTCTCCTTGTTAATCTTGGAATTGGATGTGCGAACGATTTCCAATTTGGAGGTGGAATACACATCCTTATTCGCTGCTTGAGCGGAATACCCAATATCAAATGCCGTATAGATTGGATCACGGGGAACAACCTCGTGACTAAGCATCTTCTTATCAAATGTGGAGTCAATGATCAGGTTTTTCAGGCTGTTTGAGAGAAATGGGGGATACTCTGCATCCGTTTGAACCACAAACTTGGGAACCACGAAGATATTCACATTGTTGAAGTCACAGGAATCCGCAAAATTAACCTGATTCAATATAACCCTATTGGATTTATTGGGATCAACACAGATTCGATAGAAATAATCAATGTATTCATCAATGAACTTCTTATTGTTCACCACTTCCACCGATTGAAGCACGTTGGAAAGGTTTTTAGTGAGATATGTGTCATAATCAATCTCTGTCACAAGCCTAAGCTGCGAACTGAGATACTTGGGAACATTCTGGCGAATCTGATCCACCGTCTCCCCATCGGAAATTGCCGTGGAATTGGCGGTATTGGAGAAATTCAGAGTTGCATTGTTTGTCAGGTCAATGATGGACGAAGGATCAACAGTAATTACATCATTATAAATCTGAGTGAATTGAGAAGTGTTTAAATTGAACAATTTGTTGCCATTGATGACATTCTTGCTGATAATACCCTTGTCATTATCGCTTAGGAGATAATAAACGGCAACCTGATCACCCTCGGCAAGTTTCTTACCAAACACATTATTACCAAATTTGATTTCATAATGCCCGTTCTCATTGAGACGAACCGAATAGTATCTATCGGAATCAGGAGTGAGAAACAGGTTGTCAGTCTCGTCATATTCATACCAAGTTGCATCTCCGATTTCTTTCACGTAAACAGCGAGAGTGCCATGGGCAATGAAACGATCATCGTTCTCATCCACCAGATTATCAACAACAATCGGAAAGGTTTCAAATTCCTTACCCTCCGCTGTGTAAATCGGGTATTCCTGAACGGTTCCCTGATAGAGAATGAGATTATTTTCAATGGAATCGATTTTCTCCGATCCGCTTGTGGTCTTCTCAAAGGAGAAATCGTTCAGGATGGTGTATTGGATGTTATTGACAAGGAAATAGGAATACTTGCGGAGGGTGTAGTTCCCAGCCGCTAGGGAGGCACTGGCGGTGCAGGTGACGGGAACCAGAGACGTTTGTTTGCCCGTAGGATTGTATCCCACAAGGTTCACGATCTTGTTCATGTTCTCATAGAGAGATGTCTGGGAGAAAAGAGCTTCCGATCCCGTTTGATTCAAATAGAAAAGCAGGGTGTGGTAACTATAAGCGATGATGTCGATGAAAGAAGCTAGATTGCTCCCCTCGTAATTCTGATCCGTGAATTTGGGATTCTCATTCAGCCGTTGGATGATGAAATCTTTCAGGGACAACGCATCGAAGTTGATGTATGCGTTTTTGGGCAGGTTATACTCAAGAGAATCACTCATTGTTATTATTTAGGTGGATGATATTAAATAATCATATGGAATTTGATAAGGAGTATCGTAGATTGATGTTGGAGTTCTCGGAAGGAGCGATCCGTAACATTGTGAAGAAATTTCAGAACGATGCCACGGAACAGGAAATCCGTAGGGAATTACAAGATTTTGAGAAATATAAGAACGCTCTCCAAAAGAAAGACCCTTTCCAATATAAATCGTGGATAGAGTTCACGGAAGCGATCCATGCTGCAAAGGGTAAGGCGGAATTTAAAAAGAAAAAAGCACCAACCAAAGATGTGGTTGCCAATCAGGAGGATATTGTAGCTGATGATGAGAATGTGACGATCTATCGGGGGGATTCCCAAGATAAATGTGTGTTATATGGAAAGGGATACTCTTTCTGTATCTCAAGAACGGGAGGTGGTAATATGTTCTCAAATTATCGGTTTAATGATTTGGCAACGTTTTATTTTATTTATTTTAAAAAGAAGCCTAAGACCGCAACTGACCATATTATGGTATTAGATCGTAATAGACGAGGATATGATTGGACATTTGCAGATAATAATACCAAAGAAGTGGAAGGTGGGTGGAACGAGATAGTTCGTAAATATCCAGAATTAACGAAATATGAAAAATTATTGGTTAATAAGGAACTGGATAACGTGGAAAAAGATTTTTTAGAAAGAAAAAGAAATTTTAAAAAACAATTACCATCATACACCAATGATCCAGATGTTGATTTTGATAAAGCGGTGTTACTGTGGAATAAATTTTCTCATAAAGAAAAAGCGGCAGTTCTTTCGGATTACTACGATGATACACTTCACGATGTAATCTGGAAACAATTGGATTCTGGTCTTAGGAACGAATATATCAACATTAATCCTAATTTGTCTGATTATCAAATGGATGATTTGAAACCGAATGAGATATTACGATATAAAAAAGTCAGAGATACGTTATTTGATGATGAGTATCCCGATTATTATCCAGAATTTAGTGCCAACAAGCTTGATGATATTGAAAATGTTTTGAAGCATCCTTTTTTTGCGATGACTTATATGATGTCATGGAAAAACAATTTAGAAAATATCCCATATGAAGTGTATGAATTACTAGCAGACGATCCTTATTTGGCTTTGGAGTATGCAGAATGGGTTGTTGAAAATGCCCCAAACACCATGATACCAGCAGATATTTATGAATCTATAATGGAATCGGAGCGTGGTAGTGACATCTCTGATGAATTGCGTAACTATTTTGGAAAACGTGGATATTTTGGAGAAGATTGGGAAGAAGATGATACTTTTACAGAATCATTTCATTCAGAATTATGTGATATTTTATCGGAAACAACAGATAGTATTCAAGAATCCACCCACTTTGACAAATACTATCAAAGTATAATGTCGAGTTTTTTCAAATGATCGAATAACCCGTGGAATTCAACTTCGATTTCAGGGAAAGTCCCTTGACACCCAGAGATGGAACATCAATTTGCAGGGACACATCATATTCCTGTTCATCCTCATTACCCACCACACTCACGTTTCTCACGACAATGCGTGGTTCCGAACGGGGTAATTTCCTTTCAATATCATCCTGAATGTCTTCCGCTGTGAATTCATCCACGGGTTCAAACAGATATCGTCTCAGATCAATGCCAAAGAGGGGATTGAGTATCTTTTGACCGGGGGAGGTGAGGAATGCATTGGAAATGCTTGTCTTGATGGCTTCCACATCAAAAATAGCCCGAATATCCTTCAATTGCTCCTTACGATTGAGTTGGTTGTTGAAAGAATATGATGGTTCCAAATCAAATGACACATCTTTGTAGAGATAGTCATTTTTCAACGATGCCTCATCAATCTTGGATGCTTGAAGTGATTTGATTTTGATGTTCATATGATTACCAGTCGGAGCAAGCAGCAGCCTTGGGTGATCCGGGTTTAGCGGAAGAACATTTATGCCGTGCGCGGAATGATTTGCGGCGTTTTGGATTATCCTTCCCAACTCTTACACCAGCTTCTCCCCAATGAATCCTTTTATAAGAACCATCTGGTTGTCTGGCACACTTAGTCCACTTTTTACCCTTGCGATCACTGGAGGCTTTTTTGGTTGGACCGTCACATTTCTTGGATTTTTCCAAAAACACGGCGACTTCCTGAAGATCAATCATGAAATCATTCAAATCCACGTTGAAAGAGGATGCGTATTTGTTCGCCAATTCATCGAATGACTCGGTGATAGCTGCCGCTTTGAGGGCTGTGACGAGCTTGATTGCAGCATTGGCTCTACCACGGATGGCTTGGAATCTTCCTTTGGCTAGATCGGTAAGCATTCTCTTACGATCTTTGTCAATTTTCTGTTTTTTGAGATATACAAGCAGATCGGGACGAATTTCTTCCCATTCTTTTTCATTTTTAACACCTTCCAAACGCTGGATCATGTCATCTCCTCCTCCAAGAGCCTTGGCACGTTTGGCTTGCTTCATATTGAGGGAAATCGCAGGACTTTTCATGATCACATTATAAAAATAAGAAATCATTTTAAACAGGGGCAAGCTTCTGTAAAGTTGTTCAATGGAAATACTGTAATTATCCCCTCTTTTAGCTTCAAAGAAGTTATTTTTATATTCATCATAATTCTGCTTCTGCATATCAAGGAACAAAACCAAAGGATTCATATCAGAATTATCTGAAAATAACATTTCCAAAAGTTGAAGCTGTGTTTGAGCATCCTTGGCAACTTCTTTCTCAATCATATTAATATCCAATTCATGAAGAGGTATCGTTCTTTTCGGAGATTCTTCGGGAGTTGACAGGATTTCTTCGGCTTGTTTTTTATAAAGTCTTTTGGCAGTGTCACGAATCACTGCAAGCATTTGTTCCAGATAGCTATCGTTAATTTCCTCGTTTTCTTGAGAAACATTTTCAATGGATTCGTAAACATCATCTAACTCAGATTGTGCTTCATCACGAATAGCCTTAAATTTTATTAAATCTTTCTTAAAATCCTCAATATCCTTTTCAGTTTTATTTTTTGGATTGTTTATAATAGTGGCAAGATTGTTGATCTTTCCCCAAAGATTGTCAATGTGTTTTGGTTTGGTTTTAAGCACACTTTCCTGATATGCGGAGATTTGACGACGATTTTTCTCAAATCCTTTCATAATACCTTTCATTTGGTCTGCAAACACATCATCATTCTTGAGAAGTTGAAAAGATTTACCTAAAAGCTTGATAACATTGGCTTGATCTGTCATACCTTTATCTTTAGGGTTATGGGCTGGTGTTATATGAGAATTGGGATCGTAAGATGCAAAACTTGAAAGACTCATAACATCCGTTAAATTTTCTCCTTTATACTGGTCTATTGTTTTTCGTCTTCCTTCCCTGTCTCTATTGACCGGATTGTAATTTGATTTGCCTATTGGAGAAGACGAAAAACCAGATGGTCCAGCCGCTTGTTGGGCGTTGAATACTCTTTCCCCCGGCTTGGTTCCTTTTGCTTCCACCACTAAATTATACAAATCATCAAAGTTCATGTTAATATTTAGAGTAAATGACTAAATAATCCTATGGGCAAGAAATTTGATCAGATATTTGAAGCGGTTGTGTCACGTTCGGAAATTGGGGGGTACCTTAACGGTGATATTGTAAAGTTCCGTGATGGATATAAGAACACGGAAACTTACAAGTATATGCCATCCACACTCAAGAAAGAAGTGGATGAATTGGCAACTTGTGGACTGAACATCAAGGTATGCCAAGTTGGAGATAAGCAATCGGGATATTCCGTTGGGAATCAATTCAAACCAGCATCACAGGTCGTTCTCACCATTGCTGCCGATCATGGTGGTGGTAGAACGTATGGTAGAGTCACAGTGACTCCCGACATGGTTGATATGGTGGATGTGAGCGCAGGAGTTCCAGTTCCAGACAAATTCAAGAAAAAAGACGTTGTGATCATCAAGCCCAAGCAGCTTAAAATCGATCCTAATATCATCACCAATGTCACTGACAAGGGAAATGGCAAGAATACCCCCACCGATCTGAAATTGGCAGGAGAATCCAAGTCTTGGGATTTCACCAAAGAATTGGGTAATATTTATGATGAAATATTGCAAGAAAAATTTGATTTCAAAAAAGCCGATAGAAATAAAAATGGTGAATTAGAAGATTGGAAAGAAAATATAGGTAAAAAAGTCTTCGGTGATGATGAAGATGGGGATGAAGAAGAAGATAACGAAGAATGCGGAGAAGAAGACGAACAAGATGCTTGTTATGAAAAAGTAAAATCTCGATATGATGTATGGCCTAGTGCATATGCCTCTGGAGCATTGGTCAAATGTAGAAAAGTGGGAGCAAAAAATTGGGGAAATAGTGAAAAATAATGGAACAGATGTCCCAAAGAGAATTACTGGAAAATTTACGTGATTGGTTTGCTCCTCATGTAGATAAGGAAGGTAAAAAATTTAAAGGTTGGATCAATTGTAAAACGGGAGGTCCATGTGGTAGGAAGGATACCTCAAAAGGTTCTTACCCTGCATGTAGAGCTACAAAGGCAGACTGTAAAAAAATAAAAGGTAAGATGTATAAAAAGAAAAGCTCCAAAAGAGTTAATTGGGGAAAAAAGAATAAATAATAATATGGCACAATTCAATAACAAAGACCAGCGCAATTTGGAAGAACTTCTTGAGGAAGGATGGATGGATCGTCTCAAGGCACGGGGAGCCGAAGCTCTGGGTTCCGCCAAGGGTTTGGGTCAACAAATCAAAGGTGGTTTTCAACAAGCTGGTGGTTCTGCCCTTAGCAAAGCTGGAGATTGGATTGAAAGTGATAAGTTATCCAGAAAAGGTCAGGAATATTCCCAACAAGGTCAACAAGCATCGGGAGAAGGTATGGTTTCTGGTCACAATGCTAAAGTCCAGTATCTTCAAAAGAATATTGACAAACGTATTGACTCATTTGTCGCTGATATTAAAAATGATATTAAAAAGCTTGGGTTGGACATTGGTAACATTGAAATTGTGTCTGGTATCAATGCTGCTCTCGGACACCTCAAGAAAAGCGTGAGTGGTGCAACACCTCCTCCGCTACCACAACAATCTGGTGCAACACCTCCCCCTTTACCAAAACAATCTGGTGCAACACCTCCTCCTTTACCAAAACAATCTGGTGCAACACCTCCTCCTTTACCACAACAGCAAATGGATGTAGAGAATTCTGAAATAATTCAAAACCCAAACAAGAGCAAGATTGTGCAAAACCGCTTAGATAAATATCTTCCGGGTTCTCCATCAGAGGCAGAAGAGGATTTGGATAAATTATTCTGGAAATAATTCCTCAAGCTGTAGCAAGCAAGCAATAGCACAAATCTCTCTGTCCGTAACGGACATCATCTTAAACAGGCTCTCCGCAATGATAAGGATAGCCTGTTTTTTTGTGGTATCATCCATGGAGAGATCGTAGAAATAATTCAAAAGGTCTTTCAACAAAGATTCGTGATCGGAATCGAATAATTCCTCGTTCTCAATCAGGAATTTACGTGTTTTCAAAGTATCTCCCGATTGGAGATTGGTGTAAATCAAATCCATCACCTGATTGGTGTCTTTTTTCGTCTCAATGGAGAGAATACCGGATTTGGAATATTTTTCCAATTCATTGATACATTTTCTGATATCAGGATAATGGCTTTTGATCAGGGCAACCAAAGGTTTCTTCTGGTTATCAGGAATCTCAACATTTTCCTTTTTCAGAATCTCCAGACACCTACGGGTGACATCTTTCAGGGATGTATGGAGCGTGAGACTCTGGCAACGGGATTGTAGGGCGGGTTCAATCTTATATTTATTATTACCAGTTAGGATGAATCTGGTGGTTGATGCGTAAGACTCCATCACATTGCGAAGAGCATTTTGAGCATTTTTGCTTTGCCCATCACACTCATCAAGGATGATGATTTTCAACCCCCCGTCAAAGCTTCTTGTCTGTGCAAACCCAATTACTTTTTCCCTGATGGTGTCAATACCATTCTCATCGGAAGCATTTATATATAAAAAGTCACAGTTGAGAATATCTTTGGCGATGATTTTAGCTAAGGTGGTTTTTCCCACTCCGGGTTTACCAGTCAACAATAAATGGGGTATTTTTTTACCAAAATTTTGAATAATTTTTCTAGTATTATCATCTACCATCAGATCATCCAAGGTCTGTGGTCTGTATTTTTCCACCCAAATTTGCTCTTCCATGATTGGAAATTATCACACATTCAAGACAAATCAAGCCCGATTGAGTGATTTGAGCGTTCATCGATAGTTCTAACAAGATTAGCACAATCCAATAAACTAGAAAATGTGCCAACGTCGAACCAAAATCCATCCAATTTCTCAACCCCTACACCTTCTTTATCATTCATCAAACGAATCAGGTCAACGATTTCCAGTTCTCCCCTAGCAGATGGTTTTACCTTTTTAGCCATTTCCACAACTTCATTGGAAAACACGTAAAGACCAATCACAGCATCCTCTGAGATGAATTCCTTGGGTTTTTCCACAATTTGAATAATATTATCGTTTTCATCCGTTTCAACTACACCATATGCTGAAGGGTCTTTTACCTTGTAGGTGTAAATAGTGTTTGGTTGGGGATGAATGGGGGAATTGCCAATAATGACATTATCTCCAAGAATTAAGCATATTTCATCAGCATCTTTGATAAATTCCTCTCCAACAATGAAAGCATCCACCAATCCCTTTGGGGAATCTTGAATAGCGTAAGAAAGATTCAATCCGAATTTACTTCCATCTCCAAGCAGAATCTTGAATTGTTTCTGTTGATCCTCATCGGCATTAATAATGAGAATGTCAACATATCCCATATCCTTCAGTGTTTGGAGTGGAAATGCAATGACGGGCTTATTGTATAAATTTAAAAGCTGTTTTGATATTACCTTGGTTACAGGGTAAAGACGGGTTGCCCTCCCACCCGAAAGCACAATACCACGCTTAATATTCTCTTGCATATTTTTCCTCTATTTCTTGTTTGATTCTCTTGTCTTCCGCTTGTTTCTCAAGCATTTTATTGAAGCATTCTTTCATTACATCTTTCTCAAATCGCATCTCATAGATTTCCTTCGATTTTGAGCCATCCAGAACGCAATTGCTCCTACCCGTGGCAATGGGAAGATCGGCAAGATATACGAATTTCCAATTATCGTTGTGGAAACCGTATTCTTTCATAATATCACATACTTCCTGAGTGGTCAATGCCCCCGGATTGATGACATTGTAGATGTTCTGTCCTTTCCATTTACCGACTTTTTTAATCAAAAGATTTCTTACAAATTCGCAGAAATCGGGAATATATGTCTTGGAATTGCGGAAATTGATCAGATCGTTGTATTGTCTAATTTTGTTCAAATAATTCCTACCAGATGATTCGTAATGGAATGGCATACGAACGCGCAGAATTATATTATCCATGGTTTTTGATAGGTTTTCAAAAGCGTGTTTGGATTTGGAGTAGAATGAAGCCCTGTTACAGAACAATCCATAATTCGGGGAATCTTCCTCACTCCACACTTTCTCATAACCATCATAAACACAACCAGATGAGATATGAAGATAATTTATATTTCTGGTATTGCATATGGCATTCACTCTTAGAGGAGATGTTGTGTTCAAATCCCAACAAAGCTCTTTTTTTTTCTCAGCTTCGTCAATATTGGGTCTTCCCGTGAATCCTGAACAATTGATCACCGTGTCAATATCATTATTGAGAAGAAATTTATGTAATGTATTTGCATTGTGGTAATCCATTTCTTTAGCCGATTGGATAATCACGTTAAAATCATTTTTCAGATGATTGAAGAGGTGATTGCTGACGTAACCTTTTCCTAAAATTAATAAATTAAGCTTCATATACGTTTTCAATAAATTCCCGAACGTTTTCCAAATTACAAATATCATTTTCGTATAGATATCCCTGTATGCCCTCACATAAATCATCAGCCATTTGGGAAATCTCTTCGTCATCCACGGTATGAAGGAAATCCTGTAAATCCATAATGGATTTGATGATTTTCTCTTCGTGTAGTTCCAATTTTTTCAGTATCGTATTCTTTTTCATCGATGTAGGAATTTATTTAGAGTTTTTCATATGTCAACATTAAATAATCGTATGCCGAAGATTTCTCAAATACCATCCGCAACATTACCCATTATTGGTAATGAAGTGGCTATCATCAATCAAAATGGAAGCACTTATTCCAGTGTTTTGAGTAATTTTATTGGGCGGGGTTCTGATGTTTCTACCTTATCTGCCAATTGGCAAAACACTTACACCACATTTTCCTCAAATTCCGCCAATTATGCAAAGGTTAATGTCAATAATAATTTTTCATCTACCCAAACGTTCACCACAAGTTCAATAAATGTCGGAGGATTTCCTTTATCTGCGACAGTGGGTGGTAATAGTTTGTTTGGTGGTAATCGCGCAGGTAACGGTGCCACATGCGCATGTTTCTCCAATTTCCTTGGTTATAACGCAGGTAACGGTGCCACGAACGCATCCAACTCCAATTTCTTTGGTCGATGTTCAGGTAACGGTGCCACGAACGCATCCAACTCCAATTTCTTTGGTAATGGTGTAGGTAACGGTGCCACATGCGCATCCAACTCCAATTTCTTTGGTAATGGTGTAGGTAACTGTGCCACATGCGCATCCAACTCCAATTTCCTTGGTTATAACGCAGGTAACGGTGCCACATGCGCATCCAACTCCAATTTCTTTGGTCGATGTTCAGGTAACGGTGCCACGATCGCATCCAACTCCAATTTCCTTGGTAATGGCGCAGGTAACGGTGCCACAGGCGCATTTAGATCCAATTTCCTTGGTTATAACGCAGGTAACGGTGCCACGTTCACAAACAACTCCAATTTCTTTGGTTCAAACGCAGGTAACGGTGTCACGAACACAGGTAACTCCAATTTCTTTGGTTCAAACGCAGGTAACGGTGCCACGAACGCATCCAACTCCAATTTCTTTGGTCGATGTTCAGGTAACGGTGCCACAAACGCATCCAACTCCAATTTCTTTGGTAATCGCGCAGGTTACTGTGCCACATGCGCATCCAACTCCAATTTCCTTGGTTATAACGCAGGTAACGGTGCCACAAACGCATGTCACTCTATATTCATTGGTTATAACGCAGGTAACGGTGCCTCTCTATCAGCTTCAATCGCCCTTGGCTCTTGTGCCATCCCCACATCACACAATCAATTAGTGTTGGGGTCGTCAGCATACCCACTATCAACTGTTAATAGCGGCAACTGTTTAGTTGTAAACATAAATGGAACTATGAAGAAAATAGCGTTGCTTTCCGTTTAATGTTATATAAATAGCAATATGATAAAAAATGCTATTTTTCATATTGAGGGGGGGTTGGGTAAAAACATTGTAGCCACTTCGGTTATCCGTTCCTATAAAAAGGAACATCCAATCCACAACATTATAGTAAATTCTGCATATCCTGACATTTTTCAAGGAAATCCTGATATTGATAGGTGTTATCTATTGGGAAATACTCCGTATTTTTATGAGGACTTTATCTTCGATAAAGATTGTGAAATATTTGCACATGATCCATATAAAACAACAAATCATATCACCAAACAACAACCTCTGGTGAAATCGTGGTGTGATATGATAGGGATTAATTACGATGGTTTAAATCCAAACATTTATTTTAATTTTAGGGAAGGGGAAATACCCAGAGCGTTACTACCTCAAACTGATAAACCCATTCTCATCTTCCAACCATTTGGAGGCGCACAAAACCAAGAATTTCCATACTCATGGACAAGGGATATTCATCCTTTCATTGCTCAACAAATAATCAATAATCTTAAAGAACAATATACGATATTGCATATTTGTCACCCCCACCATCCTCAATTACAAAATGTGATTCGCTATGATAAAAATCAAAATAAAAAGATTTTATGTGCCATGTTGAATCTTTCTAAAAAAAGAATTCTAATCGACTCTTCTTTACAACATGCTGCGGCTGCCATGGGATTACCATCAACAGTGGTGTGGGTTGGGACACAACCGGAAGTATTTGGTTATGACATGCATAATAATATAACTCCCCCTGTTACCTTTCCAAAGGGTAATATTAATTCGTATTTATATGATTATAGTTTCAATGGAATCATCCATGAATGCCCATATGATAATATTTATCAAATTTTCAATATCGAAAACATCATAAAATGAGAGATATATTTTATGTGTCTGGCTTACCCAGATCGGGAAGCACTCTTCTGATGAATCTGATGGCACAAAATCCTAAAGTATTCTGTACTCCTACATCGGGTTTGAATCAATTGATGAATAATATCAAAACATCGTGGGGTAATATCATTGAACATCGATCTGATAAAAACGCTGGTAATGATGAAAATTTGAAGCGTATCCTCAACACTGTATTACATTCCTACCATAATACCGAAAAACCGTATGTCATCGACAAATGTAGGGGGTGGGGATTCTCCATTGAAATGTTGGAGGCAATCACCAATAAAAAAACCAAGATCATAGCACCAGTTAGAGATATAAAGGATGTTCTTGCGTCTTTCGAATTATTATATCGAAAGGGTTCCTACAAGTTCAACCCCCAAGGACCAATGCCCCAATGTTTAACAACTGAAGGTAGGATGATGCATTGGGCAAGTTTGGAGGGGGAAGTCGGTGCTGCTTACGCAATATTGAAGGATGCTTTTTTAAGAGGATTGGGGGATAGATTCCTTTTGGTGGATTATGATTACCTGACACATAATCCTAAAATTGTCATGGACGTAATTTGGGATTTCCTCAATATACCCAAATGTGAACATGATTTTGAAAACATATTGAACCAAACACCAGAAGATGATGGTGTTTATAATTATGTCGATTTACATAAAATTAAGAGTAAAGTCACCCCATCCAGTTCAAAAGCTAAAGAAATTTTGGGGGATGAAATATGTAAAGGATTGGATGGTTATGAATTTTGGAAGAAATGACTAAATAATGATATGTCTATACTAGGTAATAACACACTACCACCACCCCCGACACCCAATAAGGAAGTCCTATTGAAACAAGCGGTATCCCGTATCAAAAATCTTTCCAAGGAATGTTTCAGTAATTTGGTGAGAACCCAACGAGAAGGTATTGAGATTGTTTGGGAGGACGAAACCCTCACTCCGCAGGAAATAATTGATGAGATGGGGTCGGATGTTTTTAAGATTTTTCAATTCCATGGGGAGCTTACACAATTTATTCTGATGTTGGCCAAAGGGGATGGAGCAACGGTTGATGTCAAGTATCCCACCCACTCATTTACCGCAAACCTCAGTGCTGGAACTATCACCGTCCACGATACACTTTACCAACAATAATTATATGAAAAAACAACCGACATTGGGAGATATATATGGACAAATGCTGAACAGTGTTCAAGTCGTTCAAGAGAACGCACAGGAAAACATCAACAAGTCCAAAAAAATTCCCAAGCAATCCAAAAACGCTTTCAACGAAACAAATCCCTTGCAAAAAGGTGGTCCATCTGAGAAAAGCGGTTATCACAAAGCTTTGAATGATACTTATGATGAGGATGAAGAGCGTAAGTATGCTAATCTTGATAAACTTAAAGAAAAGTTGAAGAATCCCAATCTTTCTGATAAACAGAAGGAATCTCTTAAAAAAGAAATTGCAAGAATGGAGAGTGGAATCCAAAGAGAGGAAGCGGAAGAGAGAATTCACAAGGAATCTAAAAAAATTGCAAGAGATAGACTAAATACATTTATGACTAAGAAATCTACATTTGATAAGTTGTTTGAATCCGTTATGGGTAATAATTTTGACCAGCAAGAGGATGCTCAAGAAGTTGATGCCCTCGGCCTTGGTGATGCTCCCATGGACGATGAGTTTGGAGATGACGAATTCGGTGACGATGAAGACCAAGTTACATTTACTCTTGATCGTGCCACAGCACAAAAGCTTCACGATGTTTTGATGGGAGTTCTTGATGGTGGTATGGAAGACGAAGGAGATGATCTGGACTTTGATGAAGGCGATGATTTCGGAGGAGACGACGAAATGGATGAAGATAACGAAGAAGAAGATGATTTCTCTTATGACGAAGATGAAGAGCGCGGAACGTTTCCAACTGACAAGGTTGGTAATGACGGAACCGTAGGTGCCAAGGATGGCAAGGGTGGTGGTCAACAACACAAGCTCCAAGGTCGTAGCAACAAGGTTAATGGCCGTCCCCAACCAAAAAACCAAAAAACCAAGGTAGTGGGAACCACTGATAAGGTTGGTAATGACGGTGATTATGGTCACGCTCTCCACGGTGCAAAGCAACCTGATATGGGCAAGCAGAACAAAGTTTCGGATATTAGACAGGCAGAAGATTTCTTCCGCTAATATGAATTAAAAAAATAAACCTAAGAAGAGGGGATCGTGATGATTCCCTCTTTTTTTGTTAAGTATTAGCATGAAGTCCTTTCTGGAATTTTTCGAAGAGCGCAATGGTGTGATACTTGAGTATCGACACAAGGATGGATTTGGTGACATTAAGCAATCCCTCCACGCCAATAATAAGAAGGGGGGTAATATTACCCGCGATCCCCTGACAAGAAAGATACCATGGAACAAAGGACCGTATAAGAAGATCAGAACAGCAGGAGAGATTCTGATTGGGGATGATCTGTTAAAGGAATTGGGACAACTCAATGGTGTGGAATTTAAAGATGGTAAAGAGATCAAAAGAAAAAACAGTAATCAAATCCTAAAGCTGTTCACCAATCTCCATGGTCAACAATGTGGTAAAATCGTAGAAGTTAAAAAATAATGGGTTGTCCAACAATTCCACTTTCCTGTCTCACTCCTGAAAACATCTTTGCTGGTGTTTATCGCCCCAATTGCGGGGGATTTGCCGATCCTTCCAATTTCAAGGCTGAAAGAGCCATATTCAATTCCCAATTTGGGGAGCTTATCAATAATTATGGGGTGGAGATTGATTATTATGTGAACACCTTCAACCCAAAGGCAATGAACTCCATCTATGGGGAACACACTCTCATGTATTGGCTCGGTCCAACAGTTATCAAAGCATATATCCAGATGGAGAATGCCTCCCCAATTTATGCTCTGGCTGGTATGGATTCCCCCGATACTTTGACACTCTATTTACATATTGATGATTTTAATGTCAAATTTGCTGGACTTAGCGTATTTGATGGTGTTTTAAGAGATGAAAACAATAATCCCATATTAACGGAAGCAGGGGAGCAAATTATTATTGATCAGGAAAATGGTCCATGGGCTTGCGAACCCAAATCACAGGATAAGATCAGGGTGACACCATTTGGATGTGATAGGCCGAATGGCAGGGGAGCCAAGATATTTGAGGTTACGGAAGCTCTGGATGAAGATGCCGCTGAACTCAATCCTGCAATGGGTCATTATGTTTGGAGATTGAAAGCTGTTCGTAGTGAGCATAACTTCACCACCAATGAACCAAGGGAAAATATGAATCATCAAATTGCTGATAATTCTTTCTTCGGTAAGCTGTCTTCCACGATGTTCCCAGAATTGACGGGAATGTATCCGGGTCTTTCGGCAGCATTTTTGTCGCTATCTTCTGTTCTGGATGATAACAAGATATACACCGAAAGTTCCGATGAAATCGTGCAAAGGGATGTGTTTCCTCCATCCACGGGAGGTAGTGATGGTAGTGTATATGGGAATTATTTCTAAATAGGTAATATGGGTAGGAAAAAAGATACATATATGGGCAATCCTAATTTGCCCACAGCTAGTGCTACATTCGAATATACACCAGAGATGGTGGCTGAGATTGCCAAGTGTCGGGATGATATTTTATATTTTGCTGAAAATTATTTCTATATCATTGAGCCGGATTTAGGTAAGATTAAAATACCGTTGTTACCATATCAGAAGCGGTTGCTGAACGCATTTAGAGATAACAGATTTAATATTGTCAACTCATCTCGTCAATCGGGAAAATGTTTTGTTGGTGATACTAAAATAAAAATACGAAACAAAAAAACAGGTGAAATAGAAGAAGTTGAAGCTGAAAAGTTTTACAATTCTATTAAAAAATAGACAAATATCTAAGCGATTAGACTAAATATATACATGACGAACAAAACATGTATAATTACTGGAAAATTATTGTCAGATGGAAAAAAGTGGAAGGGTTGTCATAGTAGAACCTTGTTTTTTATATATAAAGATAATAAATTTGATTTAGAAAAAACTAAAGAAGATGTTGAAAATAACTTGATATATATTGACGAGTATGATGAATATTATTCTTGTTGGAGAGCAGCATCCAGATCATTGGGAATGAGATACAATCTGAGTGAAGTTGATAAAATATCTCTCTATGAAAAATATTTTAAACCGAATAGTAAATGTAAAAAACATGATTGTAATAATCAAGTTCCTTATGATTTTTTGAAGTATAATACTTGTTGTTTGTTGCATTATAATCAAAATTTGAAAAGTTTAAAATTAAAAGATTTTAAATACACCTGTTTAGAAGATGGGAATACATTCACAAGAATAAATCGCTTGACTAGACACCTCAAAGGTGTGCTAAACATCGATCCAGAAGATTATTATAAAAAACATATTAAAAAATGTGATAGTGAGGGATTTTGTAAATGGTGTAAAACCCCAACACGATTTAAAAATGTGCGAGATGGATACGATAAATTTTGCTACAACACATCTTGTAATGTTTTGTGGTATAATAAACATGAAAATCGCGCTAAAAATTGCGCTGAAAAGATTAGAAAAACACATTTAATCGGGGATCGTTTACCATCTCAAGAGGGATATTGGTTAAAACGAGGACATACGCAAGAGGAGGCTTATAAAAAAGTTAGAGAAACACAAGCCACCAACGCTGTTGACTCTATCATGGAAAGAAAGAAATGCTCATTGGAAGAAGCAGTTCAAATTAGAGCTGAAATAACCGATAAATGGTTGAAATCATTTAAGAGAATGAATTATTCAATGATTTCACAGAAATTGTTTGTTGAGGTTTGGAAAAGAGTGAAAGATAAATATAAAAATATTTACTTCGCAACATTAAACAATGGAGAGATTGTCAACGATGGTAAAAATCATGAGTTTAGGGTGAAAACATTTAGATCAAGTAGAAAAATAGATTTTTATATCAAAGATATTAATAAATGCATCGAATTTGACGGGACATATTGGCATGGGAAAAAAGGTAAAGGGGCTTCTGAAGAATTATTAAGGGAAAGTGAAATAATTGGAACGTTGGGGTGTAAAGTTTTACACGTTAAAGAAAAAGATTTCAATAATGATAATGAAAAAATCATAGAAGATTGTGTAAATTTTTTAAATAGTTAAATGGGGAAGATAATAGAAACCATAGATTTAACTGATTATGAAATCTGGACTGATTCTGGGTGGCACGACTTGACACATCTTCATAAGACAGTTGTATATGATGTGTGGATCATAACAACCGAAAATTTTCAATTAGAATGTGCTGATGAACACATAATTTTTAAAAATTCTGATTATGAGGAAGTTTTTTGTGAGAACTTGAATATTGGTGATAATATTTGGACGGAAAACGGTCTTGAAGCGGTTTTATCAATTGTTAAGACTGATCGTAGCGAACATATGTATGATGCGACTGTGGATAGCGAAGATCATCGAATTTTCACTAACGGTATTTTAAGTCATAATACCACATGTCTAACCATATTAGCCCTACATGAGACTTGTTTTAAGGATTATAGAAACACTATAATCGTTGCCAACAAAGAAGACACCGCGAAAATGATTTTCAAGCGTGTTAAATTAGCATATGAGGAATTGCCCAACTGGTTGAAACCCGGAGTTAAAACATGGGGTCAGGAAAGCACCGAATTTTCAAATGGTTCAACCATCGGGATTGCAACGACAAGTAGTTCAACTGCGAGAGGAAGCACTATTCAATGCCTCTTACTTGACGAATTGGCGTGGGTTGATCCCGATAGTTTGGTGGTTGATTTCATGTCTTCTGTCCTACCAACCATCTCCAGAGCAAAAACATCTAAAATATTAATCACTTCAACTCCCAGAGGAAAAGATAATGTTTTTTATAAAATGTTTGCAGATGCGTTGAAAAAAGGAACTGATGGGTGGAACGAATTTCACGCTGAAACGATCACTTGGGAGGAGGTTCCGGGTAGAGACGAAGCATGGAAATTGAAAGAAGTTGCTCGTTTAGGATCATATGAATTATTTGAACAGGAATATAATTGTCATTTTGTTGACAATAGTGAATCATCGTTGGACGAAGCATTGTTCGATAAACTTAAAATCGATTGTAAATCACCGCTCCACATCCTAAAAGACGGTAAATATAAAATATGGGAAGAATACGATCCTGAGAAAATTTATGTCATTGGGGGAGACGTTTCCGAAGGTGTTGGGTTGGATGCATCGGTTTTAGAAGTCCTTGACATCACAAACCCCAATGAAATCATACAAGTTGCGGAATATCATAATAATATGATCGGCCCATCGGAATTTACCAATGAAGTTGTTGAAATTTGTGGGCATTGGGGAAATCCTTTGCTATTGATTGAGCGCAACAACCAAGGAACCGGAGTATGTGATACCTTGGCAAATACACATATGTATCAGAATCTTGTGTCTTGGGGAGCCAAGGAAGCGCATAAGAACAAGCAGAATGGTATGATTTCCCACATCAATACCAAATACAAAGCGGTTCTCAACCAGAGATATTTTGTTAATGAAGCGCAATCCGTGGTATTCCGCAACATCGACACCCTGAAAGAGTTCAAGATGTTTGTGCGATACCCAAATGGCTCTTGGAAAGCCAAAAGCGGGGAACATGATGACCGTGTGATGGCATTTGTGTGGGCATTGATGGCTCTTTACAAGGATATAACTGAATTGTATTTTGAAGTTGAGGAACTGGATGATTGTGATAAACCTTTACGCATAAAACCCATCGATCAGGGACTTCACCAATACAGATCATCCACATCCATATACACGAATGAAGAGGTTGACAAGATTGAACACTCCAATATCTCTCCCATGCTCTTCGGAGGATTTGGGGGTGCTGCTGTCAGCGACATGGCGGAATTGGAAGCTGCGGGTTGGGCTTTACCAGATCATTCGGTGTTCTCCAATCCCGAAAGGAATATCTCTTCCGATCAATGGGCAGCAATGGAGAAATATTTCGGTTGATTTTGTGTGTTTTCATGCTAACGTGAAAGTGTGAAATGTTATGAAAATTACATCACCGATCTAAAAGATGATGAAGTGTTTGTGTTCACTTCGAATTTATTGGGGTGGCACGGGGCCGGATCAGCGGGATATGCATCTTTTGGAGAAATTGGTAACGTTTGGAGAAAATACGATTACCATTTAAAAGAGAATGGGTGGAAAGGTCGATGGAATGTGAAGGGTTGTGCTGAAGGTATCCAAGAAGGGCGAGAGGGTAAATCATATGCAATCCCATCCGTCACGAAAGCGGGAGCCAAACGATCCATACCAAAAAAACAATTAAAACAAAATATCCAAAGGTTTTACCGATTTGCGGAGAATAATCCAAAGTGGAAATTCTATGTCGCGCAGGATGCGAAGTTGGGATATAATGGTTATGATGTGGATGAAATGGTGGAAATGTGGGCAGTTGAATATCCTCCCGATAATGTTTATTTTTATAAACCATTCTATGATCTGTTAAAGGAGCGTTTCCCATTAAATATGTTTAGTGAGTAATACAGAGGTCCGACAATCGTTCTTAAATCGCAGCAGGAAGGATAAATTCCTTCTCGTTTTCGATTTGCCCCCAATTTTAAAGAGAATCCAATCCAATTACACAAGGAATGACAATACCATCATTCCCGATAGTGTGCAATTCAGCATCTATGGGACGATGGTTCCGGGATTGACCATTAAAGCGATTGCCACCCGATATGCGGGAGATACGCTTTATGTGTCAAGCCATAGCAAAGACCCTTATCCTCCCGTAAATGTCAAATTCAAAGTGGATAGCGGATATAATAATTATTGGGTAATTTACCAATGGCTGAATCTACAACATGACCAAAAGACGGGTCAATTCAATGAAAAGGGTATTATAGTGGATGGTAATTTTTCGGATTATCAGACGGATATTACGATGTATGGATTGGATGAATATGATAATAAAGTAATTCAATTTAAATATACGAAAGCTTTTGTAACATCAATCGATGAATTAGCATTCTCTCAGAATGAGACGGGTGAAATGGAGATTGAAAGCGGATTTACTTTTGTTTTCTCACAAATGCACATCAATTTACTGGGATGTGATAGATATAATCAGACTCTGAGTTGACATTTCAATTTTTCAAGGTAAAGTAATTCCATGGAAAATATATTTTTAGGAAAATTACCAACAATGGTTCAAGGAGAAGAACCATTGGGTGCAGAATTGATAGCCAAATTGGAAAAATATGCAGAAGATAATAAATTACCGTCTTTCAAGATTGTCGAGGATGTTGATGGAAATTCTGTGGCAGAGATGATTGAAAAATAGTGTGTTTTATAGAATAACAAATTTTCAGCCATAAATTGCTAAATAGTAATATGGCAACACGCACAATAAATTCGGCTGGGGTGGAGATATTTGAGAGAGATTTAAGTCTCGTCGCACAGGCGAATGTAGGGACTAATATTTTCGTAGCAGGTTATACACCTCAAGGATATTCTGATGAGGTTATCAAAATCACTTCCAGAGACGAACTGGAAGCAATCTATGGAACCCCAACCAATAGCGCAGAACGTTATTTCTATTACACTGTGAGGGAACTCCTGAATTCTCCCGCAAACATCTACACTTTCCGTCTTCCTTATGGTTCCGGTTCTGGTGATGGATTTGGAAGCCAACATTCTGCCCTTGTTTATCCCGTTGTTGCCGCAACCCCCACCGGAGTTACCACAACGAGAAACCTCGATCTCTCCGCTGGAACCTATTTCCTCGGAAAACCCTATCAGATTACCCTATCGGAAACGGAATTTGCCCAAGCCATGGAAGGAACCCTCTTTGATTGGTCTGCAACGGCATCTCCCCTTTCCTCTTTTTCCTCTGTAAAGGCAAATACCCTTTCTGCCATGGGCGGTGCTGGTATCATTGTGCTTGATAAAGCCCAAACCACGATCAATAGCCAATTTGAAGGTTATTATGTCGGTATCGCAGATAACGTAAATCTCAATCCAGCATCCAATTTTGATGCAATCACCCGCGCATATACCACAAGCCTTACTGCTGGTGTGATTTCGGATTTCACGCAGATTCCAAACGGAACGCTCCAATTCAATCTCTCCGCTACCGATGGAGGTGCCACTGGTAGTATTTCCCAAGTCATGGAGAACCTTACCGACTACAACATTGCCGATAGGGAAGACGATGACCTTCTTAACGTTGGTGTCTTCAAGCTCCGTAAGAGTGTATATGCAACGGAAGCATTCAAGCTGGATTATGTGCTTGATGACCGTATCGTGGGTTCCATTGATACTTTCAGAACTCAACTCAATCCAAATGGTGGACCATCCGTTCCATTCTTCCTTGAAACTCAGGATACCAATTCCCGCAATGTGGAAATCATGGTCAATCCATACATCTCCAACAAGTTCACCGAATCCTCGCTGGATTCTTCGGGTAATCCCACCAAGAAAATCCGTGTGGTAACTGAGAGCTTGCTTGCCACTCAATATACAAGCATCTCCGCTGCATTAGGTATTACAACCACTACCTCTACCGCCTCCGCTCTTAGTTCTAATTTAACAGTAGCTAACACATATGCACTTTCGGGTCTTTCTGAAAGCGTTGGAGTCGCAAATGCCCTGTATCCTCTGGGTGTTTACAATCCTGTCAAGATCACCCAAAAAATCATCGGCAATGTTCCAACCAAGATCAACCGCGCTCTGGAAAGCATCAAGAATGATGAAATCTATGACATTGATGTGGTTGTCGAAGGTGGTCTGGGAACGATCTTCACGATGACATCTGCTGCGGGAACCGCATATTATGACGATACCCTTTATAACAGTGCGTTGAAGGCTAAGGTGGACTCCCTGAGAACATCCCAAGATATTTTCTACAATACGGTAGCAACCGATCTTCGTGCCAATTACAGCGCGATCTTCAACCAATTTGAGAACTTCTGTAACCTCCCCTCCAATACTGGTGGTCGTGGCGACTGCGTATTCATTGCTGATCCTATCCGTCACATTCTTGTGACTGGAAGAAACACCAAGATTCTTTCTGATAGAAACAAGAACTTCCAAACAGATGTTTATTGGGCTATGAGACACCAATTCGAATTGGAAAACACTTCCTATGCTGCAACTTATGGAAACTGGGTGCAAGCCTATGATGATTTCACAGGTGAAAAGGTTTGGCTTCCATTCTCTGGATACCAAGCTGCTATCATGGCACGTAGCGATGCTGCGGAATTCCCATGGTCTGCTCCTGCTGGATTCACCCGTGGTCTGGTGACAAACGCTCTGGACATCGCAATCAATCCGAATCAGAAACAGCGTGATGAGTTCTACAAGATCAACATCAACCCTGTTATGTTCTCCCCCGCCCAAGGTGTGGTTGTCTTTGGTCAAAAGACCATGAGCCGCAAACCAAGCGCATTTGATCGCATCAATGTCCGTAGGTTGTTCCTTGCTCTGGAAAGACCTACCAAGAAAGCTGCCCAATTCTTCGTGTTTGAACCCAACAACGAATTCACACGCACTCGCTTGGTAAACACGCTTACGCCGATTTTCGAATTTGCGAAACAGAACGGTGGTTGCTATGATTATCTGATCGTTTGCGACGAAAGGAATAATACTCCACAAGTCATTGATACCAATGAGTTGAAGGTTGATATTCTGATCAAACCAACGAGAACCGCTGAGTTTATTTTGATAACTTTTACGGCTACCCGTAGTGATGCGAATCTGGAAGAATTGATTTAACCATCTGACTAAATAAAAAATCTAAATCCCGATTGGTTTTTACTAATCGGGATTTTTTATTAGAAAAGATTGTGTCGAACAACTAAATAATAATATGTCCACTACTATCGACAATATAGGAGTTCCTACTGATTATAAAAAATCCCCAGCAATTTATATTTTCAGAAATAATATAAATGATAAATTTTATATCGGAGAAACATTAAATCTAAAACAGCGAATGTATTCGTATTGTCGTCTTAAAAAAGAAAACAGACCAATAATTAAAGCTATTAGAAAATACGGTATTGAAAATTTTTCATTTGAATATTATTTTTTTCCAAATTTTACAAAAGATGATTTGATAAAATTGGAAGAAGAAATGATTAAAAAATATAAAAGTTCTGTATTTGAAAATGGTTATAATATATGGATAAAGGGTCAAAATAGGAGAGGTGCGACACATTCTGAAGAATCTCGTAAAAGAAGAAGTGAAATTTTTAAAGGGAGGATTATCACAAAAGAGTGGAGGGAGAATATTTCCAAATCTAAAAGGGGTGAAAAACATCCAATGTATGGTAAAAAATTATCAGAGGAAACAAAGAAAAAAATGGGAGATTCGCGTAGAGGTGAGAGAAATGGTAGATATGGTAAAAAAACATCCAATGAACATAAAAATAAATTAATGATGAATCGGAAAGATCGTATAGAAGTGGAGCAATATACGAAATGTGGTGAGTTTATTGGAAGATATCCATCAATTAGAGAAGCAGCAAGACAAACTGGAATAGATAGTAGATATATTAATCCAGTTTGTGATAAAATTGGGAGAAGTGCTAAAGGATATATTTGGAAAAAAGTGATACCAAATGACTAAATAATAATACAATGGCAACGAGCATCGAAAACTTTTTCAACCAAGCCTCCCAAAAACAATTTGCAAGGGACTTCCTATTCCGTGTTAAACAGATCAATATCACTGGTTTATCTCTAAACGGAGAAACAGATTTGATTTATGCTCGTAGTGCATCCCTACCCGGACGCGATATTGAGAACAAGCAAGTCAACTTCAGTGGGCAGACCTTCAATTTGCCGGGAAAATCATCTTATCCGGGTTCTGAAGGTTGGAGTGTTGAATTTTATGTTGACCAATCCTTGGATATCCGCACCAAACTTGAACGCGCAAGCAGACTTCTTTTCAACAATGAGGACACCACTGGAAATATCTGTATGCCCGGTTTTGAGTCAATTATCACTTTAGATGTTCTCCAAATTCCATGCCAACGTGGAACCAATGTTTCCAGCGGCGGGTCGTTGGAAGTTATTAAAACAATTGAGCTTGTTGGTGCCTCTTTGAGAACCATCGGAGAAATTGCATATCAAATTGCTGATGGAACTGGAGAAGTTCTTAATTTCCCAGCTACTTTCGCTTATCACTTCTATAAAGATTTCTCCGTTGCTTAATCTTTCTGATTAAGTATCTTCATGGCTGGTCCTCAAATCAACGATTTCCTTCAGGCGTTCTCAGGAGAAGCCAAATACTGTCTATCTATACCAGTTCTTTGGACGGTATCCATAGATGGTGTTACGGAATCAGCAATCAATAGCGTTCTATCGGATGCTGGGGAGAATTGGAAAGCCAAGATCGCTCCCAATGCCATGACTAGGAACGGAACAATACTTCCAGCCCAAGCTGTTACCATCCCCCAAGAATCATCCAATTTCACTCCCATGGTGGCAGGAGATTCCTATGGTGGATTCCTTCCCGGCTATGCCATGTCATCCCGAAGCGATTTCCTCTCCCGTAGCTTCTCCATCAACTTTCTGGAAACAAGACAGGATTTGGAGCATGAGTATTTTCGTCCTTGGCAGATCGCCATTGGTATCAAGGGTCTGGTGGAGCGTGGTGTGAATCTCAAGTCCACCATCACCGTAAAACAATACACCAATAACGGGGTGCTTCGAAAAGGATACCAATTCAAACGGGCATTCCCCGTTGCTGTGGAGGGATTCACCATGGATTATGACAACACTGATTATCCGATCAAGAGTGTGACGTTTGCTTGTGAGAATTATTCTCAGCTATGAAAATCAAATTCAAAGACCTTAAAGAAATCTCCGAAAATGGGGATGATTGCCTGATTGATTATCTCAACAACTTTTCAGGGGATAACATTTATGAAAAATTTTTAAATGTTTTAACATGTTGGGAACGTGATGTCTCCTATGACATGGGATTCACCGTGGAAGAGAAGAACGTGAAAGTATCCCTTTCATACTTTATAAAAGAATTGGAAAATTACGATAAGGAACCCCTGATCATCAAGACCGATAATCTGGAATTTGAATTGGATGTCCCTCCCCTGTTTAAAAAGGATTACGATATTTTCTCCATATCGGAGACGATCCGAAAGGTGAAATATGGGGAATCCGTGTTGGATTTTGCCAATGTGGGGGATAAAGCAGCTTTGATTGAACAGCTTCCCGCATCCACATACAATACTCTGATCAATGCACTTCTCAAAAATGAATCCAAAACAATTCGTTTTACTAATTCATCCTTGAAAAACATTAATATTAATTTCATGGGACATGCTCCCCTTGAGCTTCTAAGGGGTCTGTGCCATCCGTATGGGGAAGATTATTATAGAGATATCATCTACCACCTGTCGGCTAAAATAGACGGTAATATACTCCTGAATTCCACCATGCGAGACATTGATTACTTTGTCGATAAGCTCAATCAGGAAAATACTTCGGAAAAAACACCAGAATTGGGTTGATTTTTTAAATTGATAGTGTAAGTATGGTTAATATGAAATTACGAGATTTGATTGAAAGGCTCAATAAATATGATATGGATAGTGATGTAACCATTCATACTGCAAATGGGACAAAATCTTTAGAAATCAAAGATTTCAATCCTCATACGGAGCGTGAGATGGGAGATACTACAGAACCTAGATTAACTTTAATTTGTTATGATGATTTTACGGTTTATGCCCATAATTAATTTTAATCTTAAATAAACACATGGAAAACAACGTTCAACAATTCCTTGATAGTATTCAGGAACTCAAGGCAACCAAATTCAAGGCATACCAAGCTTCTACCAAAAAGGAAGTGGATTGCTCTCCCCTCACTTTCAAGCAACAGAAAGACATCATTGCCACCGTAGCCGATGGGACGGTGGGTGTTCTCAAGTTCCAAAAAATCCTTAATGATATTCTTATTGAGAATACGGAATCCGATACCCTCAAAGTTGAAGATAAGCTGCCTCTGATTCTCAAAATTCGGGGAGAAAGCCTTGGTAATGATCTGAAGCTGGATGGCGAAGTTGGTAGTATTGAAAGCAACATCCAAAGCACCCGCAAGATCAAATCCCCCAAGGAAAAGGTGATCAATGGTGCCGTGGATGTGGTTCTGGCTACCCCCACTCTCAAGGAAGAGAATAAGGTTATCAATTATGCCATTGAAATTCTGAAAAAGGATGGGGATAAGGATGCGGGTAAGAACATCGGTAATATCTACACTTTTGAAATTGTAAAATTTATCAAATCCGTGAAATTCGGAGAAAATGAGATCGTATTTGCCGATACTCCTGTAAAGGATCGTGTGAAAATCGTGGAAAATCTACCTCTATCAATCAATAAGGAAATCATCAAATATATTGAATCTTTCAAGGAGGATGAGCAATCCCATCTGAAAGTGACAATCAATGGTGAGGAAAAGGCGTTTGATATTGATGTGTCCTTCTTTGATAATTGATTGGTGATTAAATAATAAAGTGAATGTCGCTTTATTGGAAGAACTGCTTGGATTACTGAAAACGGTCAATGAAACCATTGGCGTTCCACAGGGGGAATCTCTGGAAGATAAGAACGTATTGCAGGGTAATAATCCCTCTGATCCCAATAAAAGGGTGACACCCACGCTCAATAGCAATGAGCGCAAAAGAACAACGGAAATCGCTTCCCTGTTTGCCAAGACATTCTTTGAATATCAGAAGAAAAAGACTCCTGATAAGGCGATCAAGACTTCCATTCAGAAAGTAACGGGTAAAACAGGGGAGAAGATACAACAAGGGGGGGATAAAGTTGATGCTAAATCATCTTGGTGGAAAATTCTTTTACCTTTAGTGGTGGGTATCGGCGCGTTAATTGCGGGACTAATGACAGACGGACCATTTAAGGGTGCTTTGAAAATGCTTGCTAGATTAGGATTGGGTATCGTTGAAAGGCAAATTAAAATGATACTCAAAATAGCACGGGGGCTAATGCCTGATAAGTTGATAGGTAACTTATTTGAAAAGTTAATACCAAAAAATTTCATAGGTAATTTAATTAAAAGGCTATTATCTATTGACGATATTGTTAAAATGGTCACAAGTGGTATGACCGGATTTATTTCATCTCTCAAAGGGATGATATCCGCCCCTTTCAAAGCTCTTGGGGGCATGGTAAAGGGTGGTAGTATAATGACTAAAATGGTGAAGTTTTTAAAACCGATGTTGTTGGTTCTTAAAAGAATCCCTTTAATTGGAACAATTATTTCATTCGGGTTTGCCATATCTCGTTTCAGCAGTGGGGATACTGTTGGAGGTGTGATCGATGTATTGAGCGGCTTGGCAGGATTACTTGATTTAGTGGCTCCCGGACTTGGCACAACTTTGTCCATAGGCTTGGACGTTCTCAACGCATTTCTGGATGTTAAAACTGGTGGTGCTACGGGCAAGCAACAAGGAGCTAAGATGGACTTGCTTGGAGATATGGCAAAAGGAATTGGTAAATGGATATGGAAGAATGCCCTCTGGCTACCTGTCATTGGTGGATTTAAGAGAATGGAGATGTCTTGGGATGCTTTAAAAAGTGGTAATATAATGGAAAGCATAAAACAATTTGCGTTTGGAATGCTGTCGTTTACTTCTCTTGGTCCAATTGTCACTGGTATTGAGATGTTGTTAGGATTTGGTGATGAAAAAAAAACCAATACGAAAGATATTAAGAAAGGCAGCTTGTTAGGTAGTATGACCAAAAATATTGGCAACTGGATATGGAAGAATGCCCTCTGGCTACCTGTCATTGGTGGATTTAAGAGAATGGAGATGTCTTGGAACGCTTTCAAAAGCGGAGACATCATGGGTGGTCTTTATCAATTTGGTGCATCATTATTATCGTTTGGTGGTCTTGGTCCGATTGTTACGGGTATTGAAATGCTATTAGGATTTGGGGATAAGAAAGAATCCGATAAATCCCTGTCTCCGAAAACGGGATGGTTTTCCGGTTTGAAAGCATGGATCAAAAAGAAGTTGAAGAACTTACCATGGGTTCTCAGAAAGCCTCTGGAATGGTTCGGTATTCTTGATGATAGTGATGAGGATACTAGCATCAAGACAAGTATACTGAATAGTGCATATGATAAATTAAAAAAGTTTGCCTCTTCTATGTGGAGTGGAATTACAAGTAGTCTAGCTTTAGTGGGTGATTTGTTAGTAAAAGGTGTTACCACGCTTTACAATAATGTAAAGCAAACGCTTAGTGACGCGGCTAGTGCAGTAAAGAATGCCGCAGTAGAAGTTCATAATAAGCAAGTCAAAAAATATCGAGGTCTTGCAGAAAAAGATGCATCTACACGGGTGGTGGAAAGTGTGAAAAATCCATTCGGCACCATATATGGGGCAGGAGCGGAAATAGTTGCCCTTGGAGCTTCACGGCGCGATGCTGCTGCAAGCGAAGAGGCATTTTCAAAGAAACAAAAAGAGCTGATAAAACGCGGCATCCTTAACCCAGATGGGACTCCCAGAAGCCGCGAGGAGAGGGTAAAATCGGGTCTAGCAAAACCGCTCCCCACACAGGATAAAACGGTGGTATCTGATGCTATTAAAACGGTAAAAATTCCTCAAAAAACACAGGATAAAACGGTGGTATCTGATGCTATTAAAACGGTAAAAATTCCTCAAAAAACACAGGATAAAACGGTGGTATCTGATACACCAAATCCAAACGCATTACCTGTTGTGCAATCTGGAAATTCACAATCCTTGGAATTTTTGCGTAATATTGGTATGACACAGATCAAGATCATGGGTGATATTAAGGGTATTGCAGCCCAAATCCTGAAAAAAATGGATTCCAGTATGGGGGGAAGTAATAGCAACACCGTTGTTCCAATTTCTCAGCCTCCCTCTAGTCAGAAATCATCCCCAATGCCAATGAATTCCAATCGCGGTGATTATGGTTCATCCGCTTATGCGCTCGCATAAGTAATATCATGGCTAAATCCATTAATGTGGTTAGAGATTATGATTGGACGAGTATTCCACGAGGTAGTGTGTTGAGAGACAATGCTCCAAGGGTTCGTGTGCAATCATTTAAGATCAATTCTAGTGAATCTATAAATCGCATTAAAAGTTACCTCAACTCTGTGACATCGGTAAATCCTGATGAATTTTATAATAAATTATATGGAAACATATCTGATCCAGATGATACCTTTATATTTCCATTTTTAGGAGATGCCGTTCGCTCATTCAGTAATGAATATGGTGACACTTTCCAATCAGCTTTCTTGGGATCGGTTGATTCCGCGTTTGGAGAAGCTGCTAAGTTATTTGGAGAAATTAAAACATATAATGTATCAGAAAATTTTGGTAAATTGGCTGATAATATAGCAAAAGCTGATTCGTTAGGTTCATTCGTAGATACGGCAACCAAAAATATGTCAACTGCTCCGGGTTCATATGTTGAAACTCCGAAATTATATCAATATTCCCAAAATGATGCAGGATTGGAGGTATCGTTTGTCTTGTCGAATACACTCAATGCTGATGGTGTGCAGAAAAATATAAATTTAGTCAACAAGCTTACAAGAATCAATCGCCCATTTCGTAGAAATGGTCTTGTAATGGAACCACCAAGGATTTATGAAATCAGGATTCCCGGTATTAGATATATAAAATGGGCTAGTTGTAGTAGTTTTTCAGTGCAGCTTCTAGGAGCTAGACAAATGCACGGCAATGAACTCATACCAGAGGGGTATCTTATCTCCATGACATTCACCTCTCTCACAACCGAAGTCTCCAACTTCATGGATAAAATTTCAGAAGAAGAATAAATATGAGTAACATCGGAAAATACCAGAACCAGATTCCCTCCTTATCAGCTTTGGATATCAAAAGCTATGAGAGGATATTCAAGGTCTATTACGATTCCACAAATGGGAAGGAATTCCCGTATTATAACATTCTCAAGAAGATTGAAATACCGGAATTGGATTCTAGCGTAATTGAGTTCCACAATGTCCAGATTCGACAACCCCTTACAACGGTATCTTTCAATGTTTATGGTGACATTCGCTCTTGGTGGATTATATATCTTCTTAATAAGGATAAATTCACGGGAGTCCCTTTCTGGGTGGAAGGAGGAACACAATTGAAGGTTCTCAAGACCGAATTGAGAACCCTGCTTTATCTTGATATCACCCAGAATACTATATTTGGGGGGAGGCATTTCTGATGGGAGATATTTATAAAATAAATGATGTCAATTATGACTGCGAATTCAAGCTCAAAAATCCTGATGGGCAGGAAGTCAAATTCACAAAGTCTGCCCTGCGTGGTCTGACGATCACGGATAATTTTTTCAATCCATTTCTGGTTGGATCGGTGGCAATTGCTAATCCTTATGATCTGGTGGAAGATAAGTATCTTCTCAGAGGGGATGGTAGGGATGTGTTTTCCATAGAAATCTTTCCTGAAGATAAACCAAAGGATAAATTGAAATACGATTTTATTTTATTTTCCGAGGAGAATTTTGGAAATCCCGAAGTCCGTTCCGAGAACATTAAGAAGTTATCTATGATGCATAAAGATGCTTTACCATTCATGGATACTATCCCATATGGTAAAATCTGCTCTGGAAAAGCGGGGGATATTCTAAAGGATATTTTTAAGGAACTGCTTGGGGAAGATATGGTGGACAATGATGAATGGCAGAGCGGCGATTTCACACTGACATATCATCCTCCCCTCACATTCCGATATATGGATTTGATGAATTATCTTCTGAAACATTACTATGCCAAAGATGGGGATATGTATGTGAAGGGATTCATCCATTTTGATGAGGAAAAGGGTAAATATCAGCTTCGGTTGCTCTCCAAAATATTTGAGAAGAACAAGGATGAGGTGATGGAAGCATTCACCCTGTCTGATTTTGCCGATGTGGGGGATACATCCAACGATAACAACCCCCCTCCTGATGCCGAGGTTAGTGAGTATAACAACGGTATCAAGAACATTGGTTATTCCACTCCCATGTATGGGATCAACAACGATTTCTTTATCAATACAGTGGTCTATGGATATGATCCAATTCTAGGTATTCACAAGACGAGAATCAAGAAGCTGGAAGACATTGAAAAGCAATGGGAGAAGAAATTCGTAAAATCTTTCAAGGCGATTGGAGGAGAACCCAAACCATTCGTCGTTAAAAATAAAAATACAAAACAGAAATTCCGACACTTTCGTTCCCCCTATCCCGTGGAGGATTCGGAGAAGATGGTGGAAGCTGAAATGATCAATACCTTGACATTTTATAATTTGAGAGCTATCTTTGCCAATCTTGGTTCCGCCAACAGAGTAGGAGGTAAATTCATTGATATTGTCAAGGTGGGAGAAGGCAAGCAGAAGAGCGATGAAAAGCTGCTTGGTAGATGGTTTGTTCACGAATTGAGACATATTTTTCTAGGAGACGGTTACACGAATGAATTCTCATGCTGTAAGACTTATAGCGGACCAAACACCAAAATAACCCCTGACGCTGAGTAATAAATATGAGATCGAATATTGATGTTCTTCGCGGATTATGTTTTTCCAAGGAAGATTTGGAGCAAATCCAAAATCTGGGGGATCAATTCACCGAGAAAGAGATTGAATTCATGATTGAGTTCAAGAAGATTTATGAATTGGGTTTAAACCAATTGGAGAAATTCATCAACAAGTTGGATGAAGAGGGAAAGGATTTGGAGACATGGGATATTGATTACTATGTGAGACATCTCCTCAATGGCCCTCTTGCTGCTCAAACATTGGAATTGTCAAAAGATAAAAAATATTTTAAAACGATTCCCGATATTCTGGGTGTTTTGGGAAACAACCAATCCACCCGACACAATACAACCCTCTACACCGATGATATTGTGGCACTGGACGTTCCCGTGGACGTTTACAACAAAACACCGGAATTTTCTCAAAAAAATATTACAAATTCCAATGATCAGGTGGAACAATTGTTCCGTTCATCCATGAAAATGGCTGTGATCCATGATAACACCCTCCCAATAGCTGATAAGAAGCCACAGGATCGCTACAGCGAGGAGAGAACCGGAAAGTGGGTAACTAAGTCAAACGCAAGTTTCGTGGTCAAGGATTCGTTCTGGCGCGTCAAATTGAAGGATGTGCGCCAACAGGTGTTTGACAAGGTGAAAGAGATGATTGGGGAAGAATACTATCGTATCTTCGGAGATCGCAAGACCTATACACCATTCGATTCCGATAAGAACGATTCCAAGGCAACTGCATACGAAATTGAAAAGACCGTTGTTGATGGGGACAAGGAAGAATTGTTCAAATTGGATGTATATGGGGATGTTTATGATACCCGTGACACCATTCTCAAGGTGGAGAATCCTGAGAAGAATAAGGAATACCTATTAAATACCGTTGAAGGTCAATTCGGAATTTAAACGTCAACCGTCACTGGAACAGCGGGAGGAGCATCATCGTCATCATCCTTTTTCTTTTCCAAAAGTTTCAGAATATCATTTCTGGTGAATGTGAGCTTGGGAGTCCCATCGTCATCATCTCCCTTGGTGATCTTCGAATCAATGTTCATTTGAGCGATTTCCTTTTGTGCCTTAATCTTGTCTTCCGCATTCTTGAATTTTAATAATGTTTCCAAAGCGGATGTGGTTGCTTTGGTGTGTGCCGAATAAGATTCAAGCATCTTGGAATCGGCACTGGCAATCACATCATCTTTCATCTTTTCCATTACCTCCACGGAATGGGTGATTACCTTGGCGGCTGTTCGCAGTAGTAATTCTTCCAGATTCTCCCGATTCAATTCGGGAATTTCCGTTTCTTCTTTTTTGAAATTTTTTGATTGGTTCTTGATCTGTGAAATAATATCATTCACCTCATTATCCAATTCGTCATCATCATCGTAATCCATAGTGATATTTAGCTTGATTTTTTAAAACGCAATGATAAGTTACTTCTGATTATGATTAATTTAACACATGCGAATGTTTTAGTTACTGGTGGAGGCGGTTTCATAGGAAGTAATTTCATCAAAATGTTATTGGAAAAATACGATGGTGTGAAAATTATAAATGTTGATAAAGGGGGTATTGGTAGTAGGAGTCTTAAATCAGAGATACCAGCCACCAATTGGAATACTTGGTCATATTTGGAACTTAATAATGATATTAGAAATATTGATAAAATTCATTTTCAGGATTATAAATTCGATTACATTTTCCACTTTGCGGCAGAATCCCATGTGGATCGCAGCATTAGCGGACCATCACCTTTCATTGAAAACAACGTGATGGGAATGGTATCTCTTTTAGAATGGGTAAGACAATATCAACCCCAAGCTAGAGTCATCAACATTTCCACAGATGAGGTATATGGTCATCTGGAAAAGTATGAAGCACCTTTTATCGAAACTTGTAAGTTTGATCCCCGTAGCCCATATGCAGCATCCAAGGCATCTGCCGATCTGATCGCCAATTCCTATGTTACAACGTATGGTTTGGATATTCTAACGACCCATTGCTGTAACAATTTTGGAAAGCATCAAGCGGATGAGAAGTTCATTCCCACGGTGATTCGTAATATGGTTCAAGGTAATAAGATTCCAGTCTATGGCACGGGAGAGAATATCCGTGAATGGATTCATGTTGGGGATCACAACAAATCCCTGTTGGAAATCGCAGAAGGGGGCAGGGCTGGTTATCGTTACAATATTGGATCAAAGGTGGAAAAGACAAATATGGAGATGATCATTGACATTTCTGAAATTCTTGGTAAGGTGGCTGATATTGAATATGTGGAAGACAGAAAAGGACATGATTTCCGATATGCTGTGGATAGTCTCAATTACCGTAGGCAATTTGAATTGCGGGATCATTCCGATGCTTTGAGAGAGACGGTGGAATTTTATAAAGAGAAATATTCTACTAAATAATAAGGACTAAACAAAAATTATGGAAATAAAACAAAGTGTGATTGAAGCGCGGGTGATGAAAGGATGGACTTTCTCAAAGATTTATGACACATATGGTGTCCCAAAATCGACTGCTCAGGGGTGGCTACAAAAACATTTCGCTGAAGAGGGAGAAGACGAAGAATCCCCAACTCCTTATGATGAATATAAGCAGGGTTATGTGAACGAAAACCTTCAAAGGGATAAGCCCAAGAAACCTAAGAAATCTGAAGAGGAGATTATGGAGTTCCTTTCACAGCTTGCCCCGATTCAAGTCCACAGTGGATATACCGTAGCTCCTTCAAGTCTGAGTGATTATGCTGTAGTAGGATCAGATTTCCACTTTGGGTGTCATGATGAAGCGGCTATTAACATCTTCCTATATACCATTGAGGAACTGAAACCCAAAACAATCGTTCTGAATGGTGATACAATGGATATGTTAGCCATCTCCAGATATCCCAAAGATATTAAGAAACAGTGGAGTCTTCAGGATGAGCGGGTTGCTTACCACGAATTTTTGGATAATTTGATTGCCGTTTCGGGGGGTGCTAAGATTTATGAAACGGTATCTAATCATAGTGGACAATCCATCGACGGTAGATGGAGACGCTATTTATCGGAGCGTTTGGGGGAACTTGCATCATTGCCTGATATCACGGATAAGCTGAGTTACCAGAACGTGTTCATGGGAGATTATCAGGAGCATGTGGAGCATGTGGATTATGTTGACCTAAATGGATTGATTGTGACACACGGTAACACGGTGCGTGGGGCTGGGGGTGCGTCTGCTAGAGGTGAGATTGATAAATGGCATACAAGTATTCTACATGGTCATACCCACAGAATTGGGAGTTCAGCTAAAAGAATACCTGCTGTTGGCAATCGCCCCGAAAGACAGATAATTGGTTTTGAAGGTGGTGCATTATGTTCGCTTGATGCGACATATGGTTCGTGTATGAACTGGCAGCAAGGTTTTAACATAGTTGCATTGGGTGGTGAAACGTTTGGAATGGAACAAGTGATGGTGAATAACGGGGTTGCCAATATCTCCACGCTTGGTCAAACGATCAGAGGATGATGGAATCGTTTTCTACATTCTTTGAGAGGCGTGAGCGCAACCCCCTTCGCAAAAAGGAACTTGAGGACTTACCAAACAACAAGCAATGGGTTGAGGATGAGAAATCCAAATTACCCCGAAAGGATGTATCAAAAATCCGTAAGATGGAGAAGCTTGGGGTGGAACCCGAACGTATCCAGACATGGAAGGACTACAAGATCAAGGAACGGGAGAAGGAACTGAGGGAATTATATCTAAGGAATAAAATCGAGAACGCGACCCTTATATTGGATATTTTCGGTATCAAGGTTTACACCGACCATTATGCGACATACGATTTTACCGAAGGTTCCGTGAATCTACGATCTGTTGAAAACACGGTCAAAAAGATTGTTCTCGATTATAAGGACATTATTCCCAATAGAAAACCAACGTTCATCATCACCGATAGCAGCAAAAACCCACGAACAAAGGGTGTCAATGTTACGGGAAGTGGTGACGATCCGGCTGGTGTGTATTGGAAACGTCTGATTTACATTGATCAGGAGTATTCTGACAAGTATAAAATTTATGCCCACGAATACGCACACTTTTTGGAAAACAGAGTTTCTAGACAAATGTCAAAATACCTTCAGGAAGAATATAAGAACATGTTGGATGGGTTCTTCCGATCCATCAAACAGAGGAAAAGGGAAAATCTGGAAGGTGCTGAAAATGAAAAATATCGAAAGGCAATTGCCAAGAAGTTGGGATTACCCACCGATTACTCTTCCACCAACCATTCCGAGTGGTTTGCCGAATTGATCGCACACTGGAAGAATATTCCCAACAACAAGGCAACATATAGATTTAAGCAAGTGATGAAAAAAATAATTAATAGACTGTGATGAGTGAGAAATACGAAGCTGTGATTGGGGGCTATACCTTTCTGATGAAGGAGGACGATGTGATTGAGGTGTGGGCAGGGTTGGATGCGGAATATCCAGAATCCTTTATTTATGTGAAGGAGGGGAGTGTTTTGGATCGAAAATCTTTCGAGATGGAGATCATGGATTACGTTCTTAAAAACTAGACTATATTGGGGACATGCAAGAAGACATGAATGAATTACAGAAGTGGGATTATAACTCACGGGAGGATCATCGTAAGAGTTATTCAGACATTCGATGGTGTGCAATGCAACCAAAAGGCGACCCGAAATATAAAATCGGGGACGTTGTGGAATTTCATGTTGGGGGGTTCGGTATTATCAACGGGGTATCAAAACCATCCAATGGATGGCCCTCGTCATATTCAACTGAAAAAATTGATGAATTACCAGACCATGCATCCACAAAAAGAGCATGGCACTATGAGGGGGATTTTAAAAATTGGATTGCTAAATCCCCCCTACATGGGATGGGTTAAAAACTAGACTACAATCGTTCCATGACTAAAATTGAATTTACTGACGAACACCTTCGGGTGATGATGACTGCCTTGGAAGTGTATTCCAGATTGCGAGCAGGACAGATCAGGATCGCCATTGATGAGGCGTTTCGGGATGTGGGCTTGTCTTGGAAAGAATCGGAATCTATTGAAACATTTGTAAGGGGTATTCTGTATCCCGAACCTCCCCAATTGAAATACGATGGACATGGGGGTTATTACGACCAATATGGATGCACCTATGGGGAGAATGGGGAACGCAATACGGAAGTGTCTTGGGAAGAGAAAGAGCGTTTGAAGCGTGGTCATCTACGGGGTAATTTTGGGGTATGCAATAAAAAAATGATTGAAGGTGGGGGGACACTGGCATACGAAATCTACTCCACCCTGCGTCAATATGTTTCTTTAAAGAACAACGACGGATACGAAGGTAATGGTGTGAATTATCGTGATCCCCTACAAATCACCAAAGTTCCTTTACCAGTAATTGAGGGATTTGCCGCTGAAAAGAGATTCCCCATCAAGGGGAAGACTATCGTGAATAAATTGGATAAAGCCCATGAAACCAAGGACTATATGAAGGTGTGGCAAGTGGTTGGGGAATACGTGGAACGGAAATATCCCGAATTGGTTGGATATTCCCAAGCAAGGATTGAGCGGGAGGATAATCATTATGTGATGATTGCCAAAGGAGCTAGAAAGAAGGAAATTCTTAAAAACTAGAACACAATCAAAACATGTCATACAAAACATCAGTAGAACCAGACATCTACCGTCTCGCTAAGGAATGGGATTGTCATGGATAAAATAAAATAATACTCCGAAGAGGGGAGAAGTTCAAAGTTGAGCGAACTGCGAAGGAAAAGGAACTCATCGCAAAATACCGCAAGGGTTGATCTGGAAAAATATTTAAAATTATGACAATAGAACAATTTAAAAAGGATTTTGATAAACAATTAGCTGCTATGAGTGACGAAGAAATAATTCAAGATTTCAAGGACTTGGGATGTGATGTTGAGATTAGAAAACCAAATTTGGTGATCCTTCGTGGAAGCTCTGGATGCGGCAAAAGCTCTGTAGCAATGCTCTTCGGCGGGGAACTTGCAATCTGCTGTGCTGATGATTACTTCTATGATGAATTGGGGAAATACAATTTCAATCCTGATCTTCTGGGAAAAGCTCATGAACGGTGTCGTGAAAAATTCCTGTATGCTCTGGATAATCCAGAACTTTTTGATACTATTGTGGTAGCTAACACAAACACCAAAATTTCCGAATTTCAATTTTATATTGACGAAGCGGAAAGGCGTGGTATCATGGTGTTCTCTCTAGTGGTGGAGAAACGCCACAACGGAACCAACTCCCATGGAGTACCAGAAAGCGTGATTGATCGGCACGTAGAGAATATTAAAAACAGCTTGAAATTAAAATAATATGACAGGAGAACAATGGAAAAAAGACTTTGAGCAATCCTCAAAATTCATTCAAGATTTGGCAATGGATTTTACTTTCGTTGAGTGGGGAGAAGGTTCAATGAGCATATCAGATGTCCCCAAGGGATGGGAGAAGATCATTCTCAATCTCTTTGGAGCGATCAATCAATACTCCAAAACAAAAATCCATTATCTGGAAGACACGCGGATAAAGCGTTTCAAATTCTGGTGGAATGGTAAGACTTGGGAAGCAGCAAAATTTGTCAGCAAGGTTCTCAAGCCAACTCAACGTCTATACCCAAGTGATAATCCACGAATCATTTTTCCTGAGATGCAGAAAAAAATTCAAGCAACCTCTTGGTGGAAATGGGAAAATCGAATCCGAAAGCTGCTTCGTAAAATGCGGTTTGATTTCACAAAATATCAGAGAACGCGATATCCTGAGCCAGTTACTATCGAACAGGTGAAGCAGAAGTATAGCCTTTGTATATACACCAGTGGGGGAGATGATATCATCAAGGGGATGATTCGTTTGGCGGAATACCAAGCATCCCAAACCTGTGAAGTGACGGGCAATGCTGGTGTTTTCTGTGTCAATAAACGTGGATGCTATCGGACTTTATCCAAGGCAAAAGCCAAGGAATTGGGGTTCACGCCTGTTAAAAACTAGAATACAATAGGGACATGAAAGTTACGAAAAAGAAAACAACCGTGGTTACGGAAACCACGACCTATAGGTTACATCCCAATGTTGTTTTAAAGGAAGTTGTTGTAAACGATAAGCAAACATCCAGAACATTGGAATATGGCGGTAAAGCCGTAAAATCAAAACATAATAGCACATTACACTTTGATGTTGTTTATAATTCGAGTTTGGAGTATTTGGAAGAAACAAATCCATACTGGGGTTGGAATAAAAAAGAGGATGAAAAATGGTGGAAAGGGGAGGAATTGCCGGAAAATCCAGAGGACATCGATATCTCCAAAATCGTGTTGGCATGTAGTTACGATCACACGTTTTGGACAGTTGATCTGGAGCCTATTCCCGTGGTTGTTGTGGGGGATTATATTGATGCCCATATCAGATCAAAAAATTATAATCTGAAAAAACTTCATGAATACTTCTCCAAACATAAGCAGATCAAATCAATTTCAAAAATTGAACTCATTCCATATTATAACAATGATAGTGGTCGGGAGGAATATTTCACGGTTAATGTTCTACCCACCTTGAAACAATTGAAAAAGATGGGAAGAGATAAGGAGATTTTCTACACACCTTGGGGAAAAGAAGATTATCTTGGAATGAAGCAATTCTGGATTGGAAAGGATGATTACTGATGACAAGTGTGTGTATTATTGGGGACAGCCATGGAGATTGGGATGCTCTGTTTCGTAAGTTAGAAAGCCTTAAAATAGAAGATTGTGTTCTCCTACATGTGGGCGATTTAGGCGTTGGGTTTAAATCTCCCGATAAGCAACATAGGGAGATTGAGCTTCTAAACAATCGTTTCAAGAAGCGTAACATTCAATTCAAAGGAGCGAGGGGCAACCACGATGATCCCAAATACTTTCTTGGCACTGTTAATCATTCTCATTTTGAATTGATACGTGATTATTCCTACCAGACATTCAATGGGGAGAAGTTCCTATTTGTTGGGGGTGCTGTGAGCATTGATCGTCGTATTCGTGTCCCCAATATGTCATGGTGGGAGGATGAAGCGTTTGTTTTGAAGCCTGAATTGGTGGATAAGGTGGATGTTTTAATAACGCATTCTGCTCCAAATTGGATCGGGGATTTTTCGAAGCAAGGGATCGCTGGATGGTGTGAGAAAGACCCCACACTTTGGGAAGAATGTGTGAAGGAACGGGAGGACATTGCCAAGCTAATAGAACTTTGTGGAGCTAAAAAGCATTGGTGTGGTCACTTCCACCAGTCACACTTCGCATCTCACAATGGTTGTGATAGCAGGATTTTAGATATTCTTGAGATTGTAGAACATCGTTAAAAACTAGAATACAATATGAATATGAAACACAAAATTGACGAAGAGATCGTCTTCAAGACATACTATGATAATGCCCTGATTCACTTTGAAGTCACTCTTTGCGAATTCCCATCTGAAAGAATCGGTTGTATGATCCATGGATTGCCCGATCATGGGGAAATTAAGGATTTGGAGACACTGGAAAGGATCATTGGGTGTCTTCAAGCTGCTAGAAAGAAATGGAAAACATTATGACCAACCTTCAATACATCAAAAAGCCATCCAAAAGACGGCAAGCCGAAGACGCTATTCTAGCTGAGAATGCTTTTAGAAAAAATAAATTTGGAGAGTATGATTTGAAGATCAATCCTTACGAGGAAGGCATTCGACACGACAGATTCAAGCGATATTATGATGGAATTCATCGCAGATATTGGGAATATGAGCCGATTTTTCGGGACTTGTGTGAAGTATATGGATTTGACCCTGAAAAACATTATGCATATTGAAAGTTACAAAAACAAATTAATCAAGATAATTGATGATGCGGGGGATTTCGTCTTCAATGATGATGGATATATTTATTATTTTCCCAAAGAATTAAACGGATACTTATCATCTCATCAATTACGATTCATAGCGGATGAGTTGGATAAACGTAACAAGCCTTGGGATGATAGCATTGCGGAATATTTTGCAAACCATCCCAATAAAAACTAGAATACAATCAAATTATGAAAACAATACTAATTATACTACTGACGATTAACCTTGGGTTCTCTCAAGAATATGGAATCGCTTCCCATTACTCAATTCGCACGAATGGGGGGACGCATACAGCAAGCGGAATCCCCCTGAGGGATGATTCATACACGATGGCACATAAGACTCTGCCATTTGGCACGATTGCCAAGATTACCAACCTATCCAATGGTAAGGATGTGATGGTTCGCGTCACAAATCGCGGGCCATACATCCGGGGAAGGATCGTTGACCTTTCCCAAGCTGCTGCCAGTAAGCTTGGTTTCCTGAAAAAAGGGATTACCAAGGTGCGGGTGGATGTGATTAAGAGAGGGGATGGAAAAACATACTTTAAAAAATGAAATTATGATAAAATTAACTAAAATAAATATCAACCCCAACAGTGAGGCTACACAATCTTCCACCGTTGAGGAATACCGTATTGACCAAGAGCGTGGCACTTGGGGACAGTTTCACGAAGGAAAGAGTCCTCCCGTGGACTACTGGATCGTGGGAGAGCTTATCGGAGAAATCGAAGTCGGAAAGATGATCATCATTGACCGTTGGAATCGCAATGGTGTGGTGAAGCGGGGAACCATGCACACATCGGAAGTGATGAAGCTGGAAGAGAACGAGGGAGTAACCTATATCACAACTGCAAACAGTCTGTATAAGATGGAGCAAGTGGAAGATGAGGAGATTTTGAATTATGAAATGGAAAATCCCAACATTTGAAGATCACCCATCCGACATGGAGTGGGAACCGCCGAATTACAAGCCAGAGGACTACACTTGTTTTGATTGTCCCCACAAGGACACTTATGAATATGCTTGGGATTACTACAACACGAATGGTGATTGCCTTGCAATGAAATAAAAACTAGACCACACTACATCCATGCACGAAACGCTTAAAACAGACAATTGGCAATATATTTACGATAATTACGAATCCACCTATCTTGATGGATTGCGCGGAAGATTTCTAATCCGTAACTGGAGAGTTGATGAAAATAGTCTTCATGATGGTCTAAATGACATGGCAAGAGCCTATCAGACTGCCCAACGACAAGATAAGGAATGGGATGAGCGGGTGTGGTTTCCGTTTCTGGAGGAGATCAAGGCAAGAGCGGTGAATAATAAGATTGTTCTTCATTGCAAACCAACCCATGAATACACGGGTGATCAGAACAAATGGTGGGCTTGGGATTATTCCAAGATGGATGATCGTTATGGGTGGGGATATTCTTTCAATTGGATTGAGGAACCCAAGGAAAAGATCAATCACGATTTGGGGCAAAAGCTTTATGAGTTGGATCGGTATCAAGAGAAATTCGGAAAGCGGGTATTCATGCTTCAAAAGCTGCTTGAGAAGTATCTGCTGATATATATGTATCGAATTTACAATTACGAATGGCTTGTCAATAATCAATTTTCGGGTAAGCTGGTGAAAATCACCTTGAGGGGAGATGAATATTGGTATCATATTGTAATGAATAAACATAGGGTTCCCACATGGAAGAACTTCATCTGGCAATCAAATCAAACGGAGGAAATTAATCTATGAACTACAAATTTTTAATGGATCAAGATGAGCTTGAAAGATTTATCGATTGGCTACCAGACTTGGAAGAGCATGAGATATACTACTTGGCAGCGTTTACAAGAAAAAAATACTGTTCATCAGAACAACATCCTTGGATCAAAGCGGATAAAAACCACTTGAAACGCCTAACGACAACCAAGGAAAGAATGGTATCCAAGATCAAACAATTGGAATGCCCCATCGGTTCTTACACGATGAAAGGTAAAGGTGGGGAGGAATTCGTGGTGCCTCAAGAAAGTTTGGTATTATACTGTAGCCCAAATCCGCGAGACATGTTTAAAGCCACCATCCAAGGTGCGATTGATCTTATGAAAGTGGTGCAATGCCAAGGTAAGAACAGCAATCCCCATCAGGAGATTCTATCCACCATCCAAAGGACTGCTTCCAAGAAAAGGGTTGTCACGTTTGATGTGGATGAGAAGAGCCAGAACGTTCTGGATCGCTTCACCGATGTCTGTGGCAAAGCTGTGGACGTTGTGGAGACGCGAGGTGGTTATCACTTCCTAGTCCATCCCAAGGAGATGCCAAAGAATGAGAAATGGTATCAGACTTTATCGGAGGTTTCAGACGTTACAGGTGACGCTTTACTTCCAATCCCCGGCACATTTCAGGGGGGCTGGGTCGTGAAGATGATCATCAACAACCATTAAAATTATGGAAAACGCTAAAGTAGAACTAGAATTCAAATCAATAAACGATGAGGTTTGTTGGAGGATAAAATCCTGCAAATATCATGAATCAGATTATGGTTGTGAATACGATGCAGATACATCAAGTATGTGGATCAGAAAAAATAATCAACCAATATGTTGTAATTGTTTGAGTGATGATATATATGAAGAAACCGAAGGGATTGATTGGGGGGGTTACGTATGTCTGTCATGTAATCATTCCTGCTTTGATAAGGGATATTGTTGGTTCGACTTTATTGAAGAATTGGGATATGATAAAATTTTAACTTTGACAGAATTTGAACTAAAGCCGAACTATAATTATCAGGAAATAGAATTAATTGAAAACTAGAATACACTGATCACATGAAAATTGAAATCACAACGGAGGAGAAACTAAAAATTCTCAAATTCTCCACAAAAATCAGGCAAAAAAATATGAACACGGAGAAGTTGATCCCGTCCACTCTTCAAAGGAATCCAAAGATTTTATCAAAAAATTTCTGAAGAGTCGCGGGATTGGAAGACGGAATAATCTAATGGATAAAATACGCACGTATTTGGACTTTGACGATTCGGAATGAAATTATGGAAAAATTAGTATTAAGATATCACTGGTGCGTCCCCTACGAAGCTGATGGGGATGAGACTATACCGTTTGAATATGAATCAAAAGAACAGGCTTTTGTGGATTTCCATGAGCTAAGAGAAGGCTCAATATGGGAATTTGAATTTTTAGGTGAGAACTTCAACCCGTCTGATACAGCTAATGTTGAATTTCTCACCTTGGAAGAATGGTTTGAAAGATACAAGCTTAAAAACTAGAATACACTGATCCCATGAAAATTGAAATCACAACGGAGGAGAAACAAGAAATTCTCAAATTCTCCACAAAAATCGGAAAAAAATTTGAAGATGGGGAAGTTTATCCCATCCATTCTTCAAAGGAATCCAAAGATTTTGTCCGTGGATTTCTAAAGAGTCGTGGAATCGAAAAGCCAAGGGTTTATGAACAAGGAATCTATACTTTTGGTGATGTGGGAATGCACACTGACAGTCTCTCTCCAAAATCGGCAATGACAATGTGTTTGTTGATTTCTGGTAGCGGTACATTGTTCGCTTGGGATGGTAAAAAGGTAAATGAATGTCGTATCAACAAAGGAGAGGGTGTCATTTTTGATTTCAATCTTCCCCACTCATTTGAAGCCGATAAAACGTGCCAAGCATTTCTAGTGGATGTTCCCAAAAAATATAAGAAAAATTTACAAAATGGACAATATGAAACTCCCCGATCCAGAACAATTTAACTTCAAAGATGTCACCATTGCTGGGGATGAATGCCTATTGATCACTCCCGATTCAATAAAATGCAAGTGGGTTGAAGACACTCTCAAGTTCCGATCCATGATCATTCGTAAATCAGATCATCACATAATTTCCAGATCGTTCCCAAAATTCTTCAATTACTCTGAACAACCAGATTTGGATAAATTCCCTCTGGATGAGAGATTTGTAGCCTATGAGAAGTTGGATGGTTCCCTTGGAATTTTTGATTCATATAGAGGAGAACTTTTGGCTAGAACGAGGGGGACTTCCAATTTACGTCAATTGGAGAATGGACACGAATTAGATTTTCTATTGGAAAAATATGAGAAATTCTTTGATTATGTGATGGATGATCCTGATTATACGTTCCTTTGCGAATGGCAGACAAATAGTAACATAATTGTGGTTGGAGGGTTTCCAGAACCAAAATTATCTTTGATTGGTATCATCCATAAGGAAACGGGTCTTATGTTTTCTCAGGAGCATTTGGATGATCTGGCAAAAGATTTAGATATTCCAAGACCAGATAAATATCATTACGAATCAATTCAGGAATGTGTCCAAGATGTGGAGATGTGGCGGGGAAAGGAAGGAGTGGTTTTATATTCTGAGAGTGGGAAAATGCGTAAGCTGAAAGGTGAATGGTATCTGAGCCTTCATAAAATTTTTACGGGAATGCGTTCCCTTTCAAATATTTTGGATTTTTTCCTATCATCCCCAAGATTTATAGAATATGGAGATTTTTATAATTACACCGTTCAACACGTTGATTTTGAATTGGCAGAGAAAATCAAAGATGAAATGATGCAAATCACCGAAGCATACGGCAAATTTGTCCATTCGGTCAACACCATTGAACGTGCCATGGGATACATCTCCAAGCTGGACTCCCGTAAGAAGCAAGCAATGGCTATTCAGGAGCATTGGGACGGATTCATGATTCCGCTTGGATTTGCGATGCTTGACAACAAGGAATTGGATGATAAGCTGGTGAAGAAATCAATGGAGAAACTTTTAGGATTATGTGGTTAGAAGCAGAAGAAATTGAAAAATTCATGACCCAAGAAGCTGATCTTTTGAAAGAATATGATAAAAGAAATGAATCATATTTCTTCATAAAGGTTGCAATCTGTCACTGGCATGATAAAAATGGACTACACATGCGAAAGGATATTCGGGTTCTCTCCAGAAAAAGTGGAAAATCTTGGGTGGACTGGTTTGATGAAGATTGTTCGAATTCTGGTGCTGATACGGTATTTAAGAATTTTGAGAATTTGGAAGAAGGAACCTACAAGGTGAGAATGCGAACATTCAAAGATTGGGAGACTGGTTATGTGGATGATTGGGTATATGAAACGGAAAAATTATGAACTTGGAACAATTACTAAAAACAACACCTGAGACGCTTGCGGTTGAGCAACACGATGCTCTAAAGGCACATGTCATCAATGTACTGGAATCAACCCTTAAAGCGGTGAAGGATGAGTATTACAGCGCAATCCAAGAATTAACAATTGATTCTCCTGCGGGAGATGGATATGGTTGTGACAATAATTTCATCAATTTTGGGTATGAAGATAATAAACCTCTTGATATTTGCGAAGTCATGGAACGGTTGATTGAATTGAAAAAGATTGCAAAGAAGAAAAAATGAAAAAGAAAATTGAAACAAATACAACAATCAACGTCAAGATCGGGGATTACGAATTCAATCTAACCAAAGAGGAAGCGGAGGAATTGTATAATTCCCTGAAAAATTCTCTTGGAAAGAACGATTTGACAAAATGGCCCTCCCCTATAAAGGATTACGAAGACCTTAATAAACAATACAAGGAATGGAATCCCGTTCCATATCCAAACCCATACGATATCTGGTGTGAAAAAAAACCACACGAATTCTGGGCTAAAAATACCACACATTCTCCATACGACCTGAACCCTTAAAATCATGAAAAAGAAATTCACATTAGCTACGAGTTCCCAATGCGGACCTTGCTACACCCTCAAAGCCCGAATCGAAAAGGAAAAGCTTGAGGTGGAGATTAAAGACTACACAAATCCCGAAAATATCGAATGGTTTAAGAAACATGGTATTCGTGCCGTTCCTCGTCTGGTGATTGAGGATGGGGATAACGTGGAGATCATTCAGGGCATGGACGACATCATCGAAGCATTGAAAAAATGAAAGCAGTATTAAAAAAGGCGACTTGGGGTGATTCTTTTCGTGAAAAGAGAAAGAGTTATGAATTTAATTTTTATGGAAAAAATGAGGAGGGAACTCTGAATATCGATTCCAATAGATTCTTACATGATCCAAACGAATCGGCAGATAATTACGATTTTGAGATTGAGATAAAAATCAAGGCTATTAGAAAACAGTCTAATGAAACAACCTTACAATGAAACAACAACCATCTCAAATAGAAGCCCAATGGGAAGTCGCTCTTCATTGCAAATGTCCCAAGTGTGAAAAATTTGTCAATCTATTGGAAGCGACTGATTTTTGGGATGGTCGGGGGTGGCTGGACATTCCTGAACATGGCACGGAACGAAGCAACAATCTGGAAGTCAATTGTCCAGACTGTGACCACGCTTTTGAAGTGTGTTGCGTGTGGTAAGCTTTTAAAAACTAGAATATAATATGGATATGACAAACGAAGAATTGAGAGAGACTGCGATGAAAGCACTTTGGAATGCTCAACAAAACGGAGACACTGAAGCTGCCCATGGTTACGCTGATAGCGCATTATGTGATCTATTGGTTGGGTTGGGCTATGCCGATGTTGTGACAGAATTTGACAAAGTTGAAAAATGGTATGCCTGAATAATTTTCCAATGATCGCTTCGGCAGCATCACAACATTGCCAGAACCTCCCTCTACCATTAATTTGGTAAGGAGACTGGCGGGATCGAGAAATGGAGCCTTCGGGTGTTCGGAAAAAGTCAGCAATGACAGGCATAAATTCCATAATCCTCAAACTCGGATGCTGAAAAGTTGGCGCGACAACGTGCCGAAGTGATCACCTTTTAAAAACATGATTAAGATTAAGAAACAACGCAAGGACTATAAGGAAATTCTCCTGATGGGTGACAGCCATTTCGGGCATGGAAAAGATTTCCTATATGTCCCAAGGGGATTTTCAAATCCAGAGGATCATAATAATTGGATACAGGAACAGATTGATGGCATCCATCCCGATAGCTTGCTCGTTCATTTTGGAGATGTCGGTCTGTCATGTGGTCCTGAAAGGATTCAGGAATTCATGATGACATTCCCATGTGAAACCCTCATGATTTTTGGGAATCATAATAGTGGTGTGCAACAACTCTATCAAAAACAATTACCAAAGGGATTTGAGAATTGCCAATTGTATCCCATGAAGATCACTCCCAACATCACTCTGATGGGATACGAATTTCTTCTGGATATTGATCGGGAACGATTCTATTGCCGACACATGGCTCCCTTGATCTGGCCGGATCAAAACAAGGGTAGAGATGCCCTTATTGGACATTCCCATGGCAATCTCCAGCAAGCCAATCCTGATGGGAATGGTTTTGGCAAGATGCTTGATGTGGGGGTGGAGAATGCCAAGAGATACAACGGAACCGCTTTCTTCAAGCTGGAGGAAGTCGTGGAAATCATGGCTAAGAAGGAAACATCAAAATTTGATCATCACTGATATGCAAGAATTAATTGAAAAGGTTGAAAAAACTAAAAAATGGATGAACACTGCATTCCACAAGTTGAATACTTTCGATACCGAACTTGACATTGAGGAATGTGGTGCTAATCTTGAGAAGCTTGAGAAACGGATAGCCAATCTCCGAAAGGAATGGGAAATTGAATATTCGTATCTCCAAAACGAAAAACAATAAAAACATATGAAGAAAACAAATGATACACGAACAATGCGTAGAGATAGAAAATGGCTTAGAAGTCCAGACCAAAGGAAACGTACCAAACTTTTTACGGTAAACATGATCCAGCGTAAGGACGGTTCCTTTCATATTTTGGGAGGTGGAGCCACGGCTGTAATTAAAACCAATTCCCGACATGCCATGGAAGTGCCTATCAATGTCCGTGATATGGCAACGGAGATGCGGATGAACGGTGTGACATCGTTCTAAGACATGATACCCCATCCCGTTTGTTTGTCGGGATGGGGTATTCTCTTTAAAAACTAGAATACAATGAGCGTGGACATGGAAGCAAATCCTAGAGAATACTTCTACGAGAAGTGGATTGATGAACACTTGAGAGTCCTTGAACTTGAGAATTTTGTGGGTCTTGTTGCTACTGGAAAGCGATCCGATGGGACGTATAATTATTGTAGGGAAGCATTGGAAGAAAAAGCAAAGGAACTATTGAAATGAAATACAAAATCAACATATCCGATGGATGCACGGCAGGGGGACATCTGGAAGTCAATGGTGTTGCTTACTCATGCGAAGACAAGCGATACGAGCTAACCAAAGAACAGCGTGAAAAGTTCCACGATGATCTGTTTGTGGAAATCAAGCGCATGTTTGATGATGGGGAAATCGGGGTGAATGATTTGGTGCAATTGCTTCCCGTTGAGGATACCCACTATTCAGAGACTTGCGATCAATGTGGGGATACTCAGGTGACAACTTATTACGAATTTGAAGTATGAAAACGCCCCCAAAACAATTACTCAAAAACATCTATTACATGGCTTTGTATCATCGTGACAAAGCTAATTTGAGAATGAATGATCTTTTGAGAGAAGACGAACTTAGAAAGAAAGACGAGGGGCTGTATAACGCTTATGCCTATGTTGTTCAGATGATCGAATATCACGATTCAATCGGATTGGTTGATTATAAAAAAGTCCATAATATGAAGGCAAAATTTCCAGAAACCCCAACACCGATCACAGCACCGCTTCTATGAAAAGAGAATATCACAATGCCATTTTTGACGAAAGATTTGAGTTGCTGCCAGAACATCATCAAGAAATGATACGAATGTTTTTCGGCTCAGGATGTTATAGCGTGGCGGAAGCTGTGATTCTTTGGATGAACAGTATGGATTGTTCTGCAAGTGCAAGAGAAATGATTCTTGACTATAAGAACGAATATGATAAATTGATGGACAAATATGAAATTTAGAATAGTTGAAAAAAGAAATGGGTTTGCTACATGGTATCATATAGAATACCTAACCAAATTTTTATGGTGGGAATATTGGGAGAATGCTACCAATGGAGTACACAGATTTTGTGGTTATCTTAATTCAGGATATGATTCTTTGGAAGCCGCTGAAAGAGGTGTTGAAATAATCAATAAATTTTCCATTCCAACTGGAGAAACGACTATTAAAGAATTTGAAATATGAAATATAGAATACAAGAAACAATTAATGGCAATGGTGTCAGCACCTTTACAGTTCAAGAAAAAATTCTTTGGTGGTGGACGAACAGTATGCAATGGCGCAGCAAACATGAAGCCGAAAACTATATCAGATTTCTACAAACAAAAGAAGTAAAATATCATACTGTAGAACAATAAAATGAAACAATACACAATAGGCATGACTTGTAGCGGCGGAAGTGCCATCGCAGGAAACTACATCACTGACACAAAGCGCAAGGCTCTAGCTATGGCAAAGAAAGAGAATGGGGATGAATGGACTTATTATGTCCACACTGAACAGAAAATCGGTCTGAAGGGTAGATACTATTTCATCGCCCGATATTGGAACGATGTGGACAATCAGTTGGAATTCGATGAACCTTATGTTCGCATTAAAAGCATGAGGTATGGAGATGAAAAGGATGCCGAGAAGTATTTGAAAAGTGTTTTGGAAAATTCGGATGATAAGGATTGGCAAATCTTTTGGATCAATACGGATAGGGATGATCGTAAAACACCTGAGAGTATTCGGGCTGATATTGAACTCAAACGTAAGGAAATGGAACTCTTGAAAGAGGGTGATTATGCTGCGTGGTTGGATTTGAAAAACGACTGTTAAAAACTAGAATACGATCAGCGCATGAATCAATTCTCCATCGATTATTGTCCCGCTCAATCTGCCAAATGGTTGGTGGATCGGCACATGAAGATGCTTCTTGAAAGCTGCCAAATGTTCTGCACAAATTTTCATTTACAAGGAATTGATGCTCCATACCAACAAACACATCCCAAACACCCAACGACGATTTGGCTACGCACATCATATGACAATTTCCTATGGGGACTTGAACACGCATATGCCATCGCATCCGAATATACAGCACGTTATCACAAACGTCATAAGTCAGAGGATGTATTGGATTGGGTAGAATCAAATAGCTGGAGACTTGGTTTTGATTCGGAAGCTCAGACACCATTCGCCCTTGCTATCGCGGAGGATGCCATTTGTAGGACACTTCCAGAGTGGAACGATGTTGATGAGGTGGGGAAGTATAGACTCTTCTACAAGCATGATAAGGCACACTTACATGCTTGGAAACGCAATAAACCGGAATGGATCGAATGAAATCACTGATCATAGGTAGTCACGCTATCCGCCATTGGTTTCCCGATTTTTCAAGGGAACCAAAGGACATGGATTACATGTCTGAACAAGGTAATAGCACGAAAGAAGTGGAATATCTCTGGATACCAGAATATCAATATTTTTTAGATAATAATCAAGATGATCGGTTTCTTGACAAGGATCATCTATATACGCTAAAATTATCCCATTTGGGATGGGACATATTCTGGGAAAAACACGTATCCGATGTATGCTTTCTCAAATCAAAAGGATGTGTGGTCAATGAAAAGTTATATAAGAAGTTGGTGAAGGCATGGATATTGAAACATGGCAAACAATGGGCTTCCCTGAAAGGTAAGGATTCCCAAACATTCTTTGAAGATGCAGTGAAGAGAAAGTATAATCACGATTCGATTCACGAATGCGTAGCCATCTACGACAAACCCTTATACGAATCCTTGGTATATGAGGGGGTATCATGCTCCAAAAAAGGATTTGACAAACTCTCCCATGATGATAAATTAAATCTTGTGAAAGAGGAAGTGTGGGTGACTGCTCTGGAAAGGTATCTAATCCCCCATGATTTCAAATTCTCGAAAATTGAAGCGTATCAAAAATCTTTGAAGAAATTGGCCACAACCATGAGTAGTGGTTGGTTCAAGTTCTTCATCCTGACAAACATTGATGTCCTGAGAAACGATAGAGATTTCTCTTACATTGATAAATTTAAACAAGCAGAACAACAAAACAAATTAAGACTAATATGAAAACAAGCAAAGAAATAGAAGCGGAAATTGCTCGTATGCAGCAAGAATTGGAAAAAGCGAAGGAATTGGAAAGCGAAAAGCTACCCGATATTCTGGAGAATTTCAATCCCAAGAATATCAGAAACGTTCTCAGGTTCTTGGAACCAAAGGATAGTGCTGACAAATATCTCAAAAATCCAACAGCATATCAATCGAAATGGGGTATTGATGAATATTCCTTTTATGATAGTATGGAAAAAATTCAATTTGGCGATTGGGTGGTGCAAGTAGTGAATCAACAAGGGGGTGGGGAAGGTGAAGGAGAACATTGGCACTGCGTCTTCAAAGTTGAGAAGAATGGGACATTAATGGGACATTACTACATTCCCGGTTATTATCAGTCCTATAACGGCACGGAGATTGAATGGGATAGCATCTACGAAGTTGAGCCATATGAGAAGATGGTGATCGACTGGAAAACCAAAGGATAAAAACTAGCGTATGGTTGTTCCATGTTGAAAGCGAAAGGAACCATCAGGGTTGACTCATCCAAGTCCCGCATTGTTGTGGAGACGGGATCGGATATTCTTGATTATTATCATTTTTTTATCCAGCGCGAATATTGGATCAATCTACAGAAGCCCTTGCATGATGCCCATATAACAGTTGCAAACGAAAAATTCCACAAAGATGTGGATTGGAAGAAAGCTGAATACTATGATGGGGAGGAAATTGAATTTGAATATGATCCATACCTTGTTCGCGGGGGATACACCAAGGGATTCATCATGTTTTATCTGAAAGTCTATTCTGAAGAACTTGACAAAATGAAAAAGGAGCTTAACATTGTGGATAGCGAAGGCTATCGCGGACTTCACCTTACAGTGGCGAACGGAAAAAATGGTAATGTTCAACCATATTGGCCGGAAATGATCACCGTTAAAAACTAGAATACAATAGAAAAATATGAATACAGCACAAACACTAATTAGATACATTAGAAACAAGAAGGGACAACCCCGTGGGGTGGTCGTAGCTCTGCGGGATAAGAACGAGGTTTGCTATGGCTATTCCATCTGCAATCCGATTGATCGTTGGGATAGGCATGAAGGATTGAACCGAGCCATTTCCCGTGCAAAGGAAAGGGAATATGATCTTCCCACCGCTCCAAACACAATCAAACAAATTGTGGAAGGATATGAAAATCTCTCCAAACGTGCCGTGAAATATTTCAAGGATTTGCCAAGGGAGATGGTGGAATTTGATAGCATTGAAATCATTCAATAATGGTTGAAGAAAAAACATTACCTCTCCACGAACTCAAATACTACCATGGTGAAAGCCTTGGTTTTGTATTTTCAGGCGTATTACCATCTTCCAATGATGCCATCCAGCGATTGGCGAACAATCTGGTGGGGTGGGGGGTATCCAAAAAGCTACCGGAGTTCTATGTTCGGGTGACTCCAAATGAAGTGGCATTCATTTACGCTCCCGATTCAGAATTTAAGCAAGCGGCATTCTATCAAGCATGTAGGCAGTTCAACGTGATGGGAATATTTACCATTGACACATTGGCATCATGGCTTAAATTACATTAATATGAAAAAGAAATACTTAGTGGAAGCTTTGGCAGCTTTTGAGGATGATGATCACATCATGATTGGGGATGATGCTTTATCATGGGTTCCAAAAATTACTAAAATATGCGGTGGTAGAATTCCATATATGGTATATTATTGTATTCGTAATAAGGGGCATACTGGTAGATGTTATTGCACCTGTAAGGATGTGGACTTCGATGCTGAAATATTTGATTGATGGATTACCAATTGATTATGCTGCCATTGGAAGCTGGGGGAACATGTATCCTTGATTATGATCCTGAAATCCATGAGAATATGGAAAAATCCATCATGCTATGTGGTAGGGAGGATTTGGTGTTGTGTTCCGTTCCCGTGGAATATCAGGGTAAATGTTCCTTACACTTGATAAGTGATAATGAGAATTTAGATGACTTTTGGGAAGCGTGTGTTAAGGTAAGCGACGATGAATAACGAAATAATATTACCGATTGAATTGTTTGATGGTCGCCTATCTCTCCTTGAGATAGGGACAGTGGGCGTTATCATGTCTTATCCCCACCAAGCCAAGGATGTGCTTGACAAATGGGATGGAACTGTTATCTTCAACCAGACGATCAACGAGATGATGGATCGGGGAATGATTACCGTGGAAGGTGATGAACTGGTATTGAAAATCGATGATGAACAACCAAAGTATAATAATATGAAAATTGAAACGGCATTAAACGAATTGTATAACAATGGAATTTGCAATGAGGACAACGTGGAAGCGATCCGTGATGTCATGGAAGAGCTTTCCAACGAATTCTATCATTTGGGTTATGAGGATGGTAGGATTGATTTTAACGCGGATGGTGATACATTCACTGCATATGGTAAGAAAGAGGACTTCTCTTAAAAACTAGACTACACTGATACCATGGAAAGATTAATTGTTGCTGCTGCCATGCTAATGGATGATGGGGATGTTGTGGTCGGTATCCGACACTTTTCCCCTGAAATGCGTAAGATTATGTTTAAAGCTTATGGGGAAAAATATCATTTGAAAGTCAAGGAACAAGGATTTGTGGATCAAATGGGGGTATTTTTAAGTCGTGAGGATGCTTGGAAAATAGCTGAAAAAGAAGGTCAGATCAGACGAAAAGTATCTTCTGATGGAACGCTCTACAGTGAGAACCTTTATTAAAAACTAGATCACACTCAGGACATGAAGTAAGCAAGCTAAAGATCTCTAAGTAACGAACACGAAACGAACACTAAAACACATTATGACTCCAGTATACATTATCATCAACGAATACGGAAACAAGCATTACTACAAGGACAAAGCAATGACGATACGCCATCGTGAAGACGGTCCTGCGGTTGAACTTGCCGATGGGAGTAAAGCTTGGTACTCTAATGGAAAACGCCATCGTGAAGATGGTCCTGCGGTTGAATACCCCGATGGACATAAAGTTTGGTATCTCGACGGAGTGAAACACGGTGAACAAGAATTCCTTCTTAAAACCGCTAAAGAAATCGTCTTGACGATGGACGAGATTGCATCTAAGTTTGGCATTGAAGTAAGCAAGCTAAAGATCTCTAAGTAACGAACACGAAACGAACATTATGACTCCAGTATACATTATCATCAACGAATACGGAAACAAGCATTACTACAAGGACAAAGCAATGACGATACGCCATCGTGAAGACGGTCCTGCGGTTGAACTTGCCGATGGGAGTAAAGCTTGGTACTCTAATGGAAAACGCCATCGTGAAGATGGTCCTGCGGTTGAATACCCCGATGGACATAAAGTTTGGTACTCTAATGGAAAACGCCATCGTGAAGATGGTCCTGCGGTTGAATACCCCGATGGACATAAAGTTTGGTACTCTAATGGAAAACGCCATCGTGAAGACGGTCCTGCAATTGAACATGCCGGTGGAGATAAATCTTGGTACGTCGATGGAAAACGCCATCGTGAAGACGGTCCTGCTATTGAATTTGCCGATGGACATAAAGAATGGTACGTCAATGGAGTGGAACACGATGAACAAGAATTCCTCAAGCGAACTGCTCCAGAAATCGTCTTGACGATGGACGAGATTGCATCTAAGTTTGGGATTGATGTTAGCAAGTTGAAGATCTCTAAGTAAGGAACACGAAACGAACACGAAACGAACATTATGACTCCAGTATACATTAACATCGGCAAATATGGCGACAAGCATTACTACAAGGACAAAGCAATGACGATACGCCATCGTGAGGATGCTTGGAAAATAGCTGAAAAAGAAGGTCAGATCAGACGAAAAGTATCTTCTGATGGAACGCTCTACAGTGAGAACCTTTATTAAAAACTAGATCACACTCAGGACATGAAGCAAGAACTTTATATCGAACTTGATGGTAACACATCCAAAGAACTTTGGGATAATCTAATGGATTTGATGTGTGAAGCATGTAAATGTAAAAACGATGAGGGGGTGGACGAATGGCCACTGTTGATGTCAAAGAGTTATAAGGGACTGATCAAAGTGGTTGATCTTGGCAAGGGGAATACCAGCGGAAACCAATATCATAAAGATGTAGAGATCAAAAAATTGAAAGCCGAAATTACCAATTTGGAGAATAGAAAATCGGGACACAATATTTTGAATTATGTGTGATTGTTATAAAATTGGTGGACCTTGGATTGCAGAAGACCCGAATTGTCCAGTTCATGGAACTGAGGCTAGGATTAAAACAAACAAGATTGAAGCTCTTAAAACAAGAGCCGATCAAGCTACAAATCTTGAAGAAGTGACGGCAATATTAAAAGACTTTATTGATCTACAATCGGAATGATTTCTCTTAAAAACTAGACTACACCGATACCATGAAAGCAAGTTATCGCAAAACAAAGACTGGATTTTACCCTGTAATTATCTTCAATAACAAATCGCGCATGACGCATCGTGTCCAATGTTTCACAAAAGATTCGGCAATTAGGCTTGCGGAAAGTGTTATCAACGACATTATCAATGTCGGGATTATCTCAGAATATCAAGAAAAATGAATATTCAAGCATACGTTAATATTGAGCCTATAACAATCAAGAGAGAATTGACCAGAGGTGAGTGTCTGGAATTCATCACGGAAATTGATGCTGCATACAAGGATGTGGGTTTCACGTTGGAATTGATCAAAATCCTGATGAAGTCTGTTAAGGGTGATCTGGAGGATTTTGAATGGAATGAATTATTGGAATCATTCACGAAATTATGATCAAGATACCTGAAGAAATTATAAACAGATTCAATTTACCAAATACGGCATTTTTATCTGGAAGTAGAGCCATGGGATTCCCAAGAGAAGGGAGTGATTGGGATGTTTGTATTCCCAACCATTTAATAGCGGATATTAAAGACAAATGTGATAATATCAAGGAAAGTGAATACTTTGAGGGTTTTATAACACAATTTGGAGAATATAAAGTGAATTTTATCCCTCTCCATCCCTTAGATATGGTTTGTTGGATTTTAGCAACCAAAACAATTGCTGATTTGAACAACACTTTTGAACATACCAGAGTGAAAGAACCTGCAATGCGTCATGGAATATTTGAAACATTCAGGGGAGTATTTAAAACGACCATTGTTTACGAGGGAGCAGAGGCACTTCATCCGATAATTGAAAAGCTGCTTGCCGATTCTTAAAAACTAGAACACAATACCCCCATGCAGATTAACACGCTAGAAACCAAATTCGCCAAATGCTCCTCAATCGAGATTCCCGATTCCTACTTCAATAGGATGACTACGGGATGTTCCGAAATTGACATGATGTTTGGCACTGAACATCTTTCCGGCTTTATGTCTGGTAGTGCAATCTCCATCTGTGGCGTTGGAGGTTCTGGAAAATCTACCGCACTGTGTCAAATAGCTCAAATGCTTACCACCCAAGGTAAACGTGCTGCCATTGCTTCTGGCGAGGAATCCCATCTTCAAATCGCCTATGCTTGCAAGCGTTTGGGTGTTACGGATGTTGATGTTGCCCATATCAGCAACGTGGAGGATATTGCGGAAGCCATGTCTGATTACGATTTCATGGTGGTGGATAGCTTTCAAGCCCTTCGTTCTTCCAATTCTAAAATGAAGAAGAGGGAATTCTACCAATACGCACAAGATTTGCTTCTATCAACTGCCAAGGAAACCGGATGCGTTCTGGTGTTCGTTCTCCATATCACAACCCAAGGTCTTCCCAAGGGAGGAACCGATATCATCCATGCCGTGGATGTGAACATGAAAGTCACGGTGGATAAGGAGGATGATTCCATGCGTCTCTTCCATGTATATAAGAATCGCTTCGGGGAAACCAAGATTCACATGGCAATGATGACTTCCAAGGGATTTGACTTCAAGGGTGCTTATGTTGCTCCTGTGGAAGCTGAAAAGCCTAAGAAGAATAAGACTCCCACTGCGGAGATTCGCAAGGAAGAAATTCTCAATATGGATGAACCTCCTCACTTGACTCTGGATCGGGTGTGTGATAAGCTTGAGGTGTCCGGTCAAACCGCTGGCATTCTCCTTCGGGAGCTTGTTGGAGAGGGTAAGATGCAGAAATTTGGCAGGGGTGTGAACGCTGTCTGGAAAATCGCACAAGAATGTCAGAAATTACACAAACATTTAACGAAATAATATTATGGAAGAACACGATTATTACAGAGTTCAGGTGACTAAAAAAATAAAAAACCCATCATTCAGTATGATATTGAACATTCTTTTATTAGAAGATGGGAATCTACCAAGGATGCTTGCGTCGATCTGAATTTAAATAGTTCTAGTATGTCAAATCATCTAAGTGGCAAAACCCGTCATTGTGGTGGTTATTTGTGGGAATTTGAAAATAAAAAATAATAAAATGCGAGTTGTAATAAATAAATGTTTTGGGGGGTTTAGCCTTTCCAAAAAAGCGGTGCGAAGAATGGCGGAACTTCAAGGGAAGGAATGTTATTTTTTCAAAAATGATTTTAAAACCAATCAATACATCCCCATTGAGGATGATGCTGAAGAATGGTGTTGGTTTGCATTCCATGTTCCCAATCCGAATGATTACCAATCTGAAAAAGAGTGGCGTGAAATGACGATTGAAGAGAGGCAAGCAGATAACAAGAAATGGGATGCCATCTCCATTGATAAAAGACTAAGCGATAGGAGTGATCCTGCTATGATTCAAGCTGTGGAAGAGTTGGGGGAAGCTGCCAACGGTGATTGTGCGGAACTGAAGATCGTGGAAATTCCTGATGGTGTGAAATACACTATTGCGGAATACGATGGTATGGAGCATATCGCAGAAGTCCATAACACTTGGGGATAAGAATATGAAATTTTTTAACATTTTCAGAAAAGAAACTTGGTCGGTGATCAAGGAAGAACTCGCCGTTGTAACTGTTGGATACTACGATTCTGGTTGGCCAATGGGACAAATTGAGGCAACCTTAATATTTGAAGAGAGTAACAAAGGAAACAAACGATGCTGGATGAAAGAACATTGATGGGAACACTGTGGAGGAATTCAATGATCTGCCGAATCCCAAGAATTGTCAGATCATCACAAGAAGAATCAACGAATAAAAACTAGAATACACTGATCCCATGCCCGACATTGAAATTAACGGAACAAAATTGTGCGTATCTTTGGAAACCATCATCAATGGAATGTCCAAGGAACAGAAGAGAGAAGTCCTATCATGGCTTGCCACCGATGGGGAAGTCATGGAATCCGTGGTGGATCATATTCTGGGAAGGGATGAGCAAGGATGGTCAACGGGTGATCCAAACCGTTGCCAACAAATCCTTGGGGAAGTGGAGGATTTCCATCTTGCTGATGTCAGATATAACTGGAAACCTTGGGATGAAATCAAGCAGAAATTGAAGAACATTCGTGCTGATGAGCGTCTGTATTGGGTTCTCTATCATCAAATTGACGCACAAACGAGTAGTATGGTGTTCAATGAATTACGGAGACTTGGGGTGGAATCCAATTACACAACCAAAGAGGCTGATGAGGATATTGCCACGATCCATGAGGTTATCAAGGATACGTTCAAACAGATGGCTAAAGATAAGGTTAAAAACTAGAATACAATAGCAACATGTTTAAGCTACCACAAATAATCATTGGCTGTATCCTATTCTTTATCGGCATGTCCATCCCTCTGGGATTCTTCAGCCTGTTTGGTATGTTATTGGCACTTGTTGGCACGTTCTTTATCTCCCGTCCTTTCGCATTGGATAGCGGATTTGGGAATACTCCCATGTTCTTCCTGTTGGGCATGTTCGTGTTTATCCCCTCGTTCTTTTTAACACGAAAGACTTTCATTGAATTTGGTATGGATGACTTAACAATCGGGGCAATCCGTCTCACACTTTGTATGGTGGGGGGTGTGCTTGCCTTTCTCTCAATCTCAAAATCATAATATGACATTGGAACAATTCCAACAAACCAAGCAGAAAGAACTTGCAAATCTCATTCCATGTCGTAAGATCGCTTACGAAGAGGGAACGGATCACAAGGTTGTTCTAAGCAATGACAAGTTCTGGGACTTATTCGCATTCTTCAAGAATCAATGGCACTACATTACAACAATTAAGATATAACATGACAAAGTATCAAAAATTATGGTTTGAAGAAGGTTATTATGATAACCAACAAGGGGAACATCCCGAAGCATTTTGTCAGGAAAAGTGGATGAAGTCCATATATGACTGTGGTTGGGGTGGTGAACAATTTACAATGATTGTGGAACACTTTCCATTCTACAAACAAGGAGCAACAAAAGCATATAACGAAAAAAACAAATAACATGGCTAATAAAAAAACAAGGGCAAGTCGGGCAAGAGGATGGTGCAGCACACTGGATGAGCAAACCAATGGCAACAAAATCTTCAAGGGAGACGTTTGCGATACTGCATGGAACGCGAAAGCATCCAACAAGCGAGCGCGAAAGGTCTATGGTAGGATATCACAACAAGGCAAGGACTGATGGGTAGCATGTTTGACAACCGCAAGATTCTCCATGGCCTTCCAAAGGATGGTCAGAAGATCGAAGCCATTACTAACAAAACCAATTCGTGGTTTCTATCAGTGGTGGAAGATACTAAAAAGCTGAAGATTGGAAAGGAATATACTGTTCTCAAGACGGAACTCAATTCATCCAGTTCTTATGTGTGGCTTGAGGAATTTGGAAAAGATGTATTCTTTAATATACATAGCTTTGAATGGGAACTCCCGAATCTTGATCCAAATGATCTGATTGGGTTTTTCGTTTCCGATATGAATACCATTCATCACAAATATGGGTGGGGTGTTCAAGTGGGGGAGAATATCAGACATGAGGGAAATCCCATGATCGTGGTGAAGTGTGAGAATAAGGAACATGTCGATTACATCACAAGCGTAGAATTTAAAAACTAGAATACAATAAAGACATGAAATACACAGTAATTTGGGAAGACCGCTGGCAATCAGGATCACATCATCATTGTATCACAAAGAAGACTTGGGTGGAAGCTAATTCCATTGAAGACCTTATGAAAGAATATGGTGATTATGCCCGATTCATTTTTGAGGGACATATCCTAACTTTGGGGGAAGAATTCAATCAGGAATTGGTTGATGTGATTGTTTAAAAACTAGAATACAATATCAATATGAATAACGAACAACAAATAAACGAAGCCCTTCAATGGCTACAATCGACGGGTCAATCTTTGGTTGACTTCACTGGCGAACAATCTCCTCTCTACTGTCAGGAAGTTCTCAATTGGACATTCTATGGTAATATGATAACGGTAATCATCGGCATCATTTGGATTATTGGTTCTCTGTTTCTAATCAAACCGTGTATTAAAGCTTGGAATTTTGAATATGGTTATTGCAACAAAGGAGCAGCAATTTCTATATCTACCTCTTTGGCGTTGGTGATTGCAGGTGCATTCATACCAATTACTATTATGAGTGTTGTTGATATGGTTAAAATTAAGGTTGCACCACGAATGGTATTGGTTGAGCATTTTCAACAAAAATTAAAGTAATGCACCCCCAATTCAATCCCCAAGCCCTGCTTAACAAACCTCTGGAAATCTCCTATTGGAAAGATTCCATTGGGGAGGACGCAAAAATCGTTGACATTGGGGAAGACCAATATAAGATCGTATTTGAGCAAGCACCGGAAGACGATGATCAGGAAGACCTTTTCATTTGGACAACCCAAGAACCGGAATCAATCGAAGGAGATAGAGCATTCTTCCGAAACATTGGAGCAACAAATTTCTATCTGAAAATCAAACAAAAACTAGAATACAATAACATTATGAAAACAACAGTAAAGGAACTGAGTGAGAAGCTGGGAGTAGATACCGTGTATGTGAACGGATTTCTTCAAACCCTAATCAAGATGGGCAAGGCAAGCGTGGTAGGCAAGGTGAAGAAACCTAGCGGAACCCGTGGCAAGCCTTCCAATATCTACGAAATCAACGAAGGTATCGTTGACTAACAATTTTCCAATGGAGCAACGGTGTGGAAAATCTTAGACACACAGCAGAGTCGCTTGAAGTATCTCTGGATTAGTTTATCAGGCAAGAAAGAAGGAAAGACGAAACCCTTCCTCCTGACGCATCGAGTAGCCAGTCGTGGTGAAAGCCAGATATGTTGAGTAGATTGTGGGCATGATCAGCCTAGAGTGGGGGTAAGACCCACTTGCTCCACCTTTTTAATAAATAAAACACTAACCACCGCGAAAATGCGTGACCTGACGGCAAATGGAAGCTCTACCAAGTGGGGGACTGGCATTCTGCATAACGCCAATGTGGAGGCACGGGCGGACAACGCCGCACCGCCGAAGCCCCCGACTCAATAACTACATGAAAACTACGAAATCAAAACACCCCGCCCGTTGCTCTCTCACGCCTTGTTCGTCGTCTTTGATTTTGAAACGTCGGATGCAACTCAAACGCATGGAAATCCAGATAGAGAAAAACGTCGCGTGGAATCTCGGCTACGATCCAAGCGATATCTGGCATCACGAACTACTCGACCGCCGCAACGAACTCTCACTGATCGTGGGTAAAACCGACCCCGAATGGTGGGCGATCTACGACCGATTCCGGGACGCCGAAAACTGCAAGCGGCTGATGACCTTTCTTCCGACGAACGACCAAGCTGACCCGCTGCATGGGCGGGGGAAGACTCAACCGGAGAAATAATATGCCGAATCACAGAAAACTCAGAGAAGAACAGGAAGGCCCATGCAGTTGGGTCCAGCGTCTGGTTCGCCGTTGGCGGTGGACACGCAGAGAGCGCGACATCATCCAGAACTGTGGATGCGTGACCTACTGCCCGAAGTGCCACGACATGCTCAACGATCAAGCCTACTGGCTGGCGAGCAATGGCGACGGACTTGGAACCTACAAGTGCCGACTCTGCGGGAATGTCAGCGAGTGGCATTTCGGCATCGCTCCCGTGGCGCTGCTGATCTACTCGGCTCACACGAAGCATACGGCGAACGATCAAGTGGAGGCACGCCGACCATGAATGCTCGAATACAGAAAGAAGCCAAACGTCTAGGTCTTGGAATCCGCCCCGGCGGGAAATACGTTCGAGGAGGGTGGACTGACGGAATGCCCGGAAAATGGGTGTTCAGCACCTACCCGCTCGATCCGTCTGGAAACGAAAAAGAGGAGGACATGGGACACTGCGACGACAACGCCGAGGACGCCATCGAGCAGCTGGGCAAGGACGCTGAGTATTTCTTCGCTAACGTCACAACGCACGCGCCGGGAGCCAATGAGAAGCCTTTGAAATGAAACTGGAGAGCTAGTCTCGGTCGTGTGCCGTGGCTTGTTCTCGCTCTTCCGAATTACCAACCAACCTACAAATCACGATATGACGATACGAATCACAAAATGGAACGGACTCTGCCTCACGGCGGAAAAGAAACACCGCTGGTGCCTGAAAATATGGTGGCTGGGCAAATGGTGGGGACGCTGCGGCTTCTCATCCAGCGGGCGGGACTTCTACCACACGGATGTTAGCTACTACCATCACGGATGGACTCGGACGCGCCGGACGTGGATCGGCCCGATCATGGTCGAAGCTGAAAAGTCCCTGACGTGGGGAATCATTTCCGGAGAACAGTAACTTATGACCCCCAATAAGTGTCCATAACCATGCCGGAATCAATTATGCGCTTTCCTTACTACATTCTTAAAAACTAGAACACAATAACACAATGAGCAAAACGCTAATTACAACACTGTCGGTTCTTGGAGGTGTCATCCTCCTTGGAGTAATCCTTTTGGTTTCCGTTCTGGGAAGCTTCAACTCTTACACAAGATTTGAGAATCTTGCAAAAGCAGCACAAACGGATAATAAGAATATCCTTGATAACACTCGAAAATCCATTCGGGAAGCTGCCAACGTATCGGACAAGGAAGTGGAAGCCCTTACCAATATCATCACGGGTTATGCCGATGCAAGAGGGGGTAATACTGCCGGGGATGGTCAACTTGTCACTGTAGGTATGGTGACGGAAGCAGTCCCAAGTATCCAAGGTATTGAAACGCTGAAGAATCTCCAGAACATCGTGGTTGCAGGACGAAAGGATTGGCAAATGGCACAAACACGATTGGTTGATATCAAACGACAAGCGGATAATATGATTGGAACCGTACCATCTGGAACCATTCTGAAATGGTTTGGTAAAAAGGAAATTGAAATTATCATCGTAACTTCCAAGGAAACCGAAGGTAATTTTGCCACTGGTGAGGATAATTCCAATTGGGTTGAGTGATGAGCGGATACTGGATATTCCTGTTGATGATAATCCCCGTGATCGCGGGGGTTGTCTCATGGCAAAAGTTCCACACAATTGAATTGTGGGAATCGGCAACAAGCGTGGGAGCGGCACTGGTTGTGATCATCTCTGTTTTTGGCATATCACAATGTAGCCTGAGTCATGATACTTATACCGAATCCGGTAGGATTATGTCGGTTGTCCACACTCCTAAATGGAAGGCTGAATGGACGGAGACGGAGACATACACCACAACCGATTCCAAGGGTAAATCCCATACACATACAAGACTGGTTACAAGAAGAAAAACACATTCCCCCACATGGGTTGCAGATACGACAATCGGTAGTATGCAAATCACGGAAGGATATTTTAATTACATTGGGAGACAACATGGAATTCGTAAAGAGTTGGGGTATCGTCCCGATTATGATTCAGGAGATAGATATGATTATCATTCCACGGTATCTGATGATCCCGAATTTTGTGATTATCCGGTCAATGGAACTGCCATGTGGTTAAATCCAATCCTAACCCAAAAGGGATTGCGTGGATATGAAAAGCTATCAGACAATGAAATCCAACAATACGGACTATTTGATTATCCGAACCATGATAAATTCAAGTCATCCCGATTGTTGGGGGGTGTTCCCCTAAGCCATTGGGATTGGGATAAGATGAATACCTATCTATATGATCAAAGGGGGGTGAATGTTCTCATGGTCAAATTGGGTAGCATTGATACTGCCAAGAAATTCCAACAACATTGGAAGAACGGTAGGAAGAATGATCTGGTTCTATGCTATGGTGATGGTTGGTCTTATGTGTTTGGATGGACTGATAAGGAACTGGTTAAGATGAATCTTCAGACGATCTTGTTGGATAATCCAATTGATATTAATATCATACCTTTGATAAAATCGGAAATTCTGAAAAATTACAAGCCTCATAATTGGGAGCAATATCAGGACGATGAATTTGTGGTAGAGACTTGGATGATCGTCACGGCATTTCTCCTGATGATCGCAACCCAAGCAGGACTCTACTACAAGTTCCATAAAAACTAGCGTATAATCGAAGTATGAAACCAACAATCAGTCTGATTAAGTCCATCATTTGGAAAATGTATTATCACCTATCTTTAGGCAAGGATTACCAATCCAGTATGAAGAGTGCATCCAACATCTTCTCCAACGTGATCGACTCCACGAACGGTAGGGTGTCGCATTTCCATAACATCAAAGGTGATCGCATTCGGGGATGGCATAAGCGAATCAAGTTCAATGTCAATGTCACACAACATCCTTTAATCTCAAAATATTATTAATATGATGACTGATATTTACAAAATCGGAGAATACACCATCTTAATTGAACGTGATGAAGATGATGATGATTTCTGGTATTATCATAATGTAATTCTACCAAGCGGAGAACAACATATGTTAGATACTTGCAGAAATATCAATGATAAGGATATTGCGGCGTTTATATCATTCTATGAAGTCCATGATAGATTTCCAACACGCAAGGATCACCCAACGAACAAGGTCGGGGGACTGAATGCCAAGAGAATTCTTGAGATTAAATAATACCATGTCCCAATGTAGATACTGTCAGTCCTCATCATATGGTCTAGGATGTCCCGCTTCCCCTTATGGAAAGCATGAACACTTTGATGATGAAAGGAAATGTGAATTTTGTGGACAGACAGGCTATGGTGCAGGATGCACACTTAGTCCCGTGAAGAAGCACAAGCATGGTAGTGGCAAGAACAAGTGTAGGTGGTGTGGAAATACGGCATCCGGTCATGGTTGCATTCATTCCCCAAGTGGATATCACGAAAAATAATATGAAAGAAATTAAATTTGATAATGATTTTAAGTTGGGTAAAGCAACACATAGGAATCTAGGAGTTGTTGAAATAACCGAAGCATGTCTATTTATGCAGGATTGTAATCCCGATGCTTCAACTCTTTATGTTGAACACGATGGCGATATTAAAGAAGTATCTCACAATATGATGATTCCTCAATCAAAATAATATGAAAGCATTGACAAAAGAACAATTGGAAGAACTTGGTTTCACGGTTAAGGAAAGACAACTTAAAAAAGGATTGAAAATTGATATCTATTGGGATGGTTGTTATTCTGATTATATCGGGCATTACGAAGAGTATCCATCGTTTAGGGATATCATTGGAAACGTAGTGAGAGAGGTTGGAAACGAAACGGACAGGCTATGGAAGAACCGTTTGATGGAGAGGTTGTTTGGTGATGCGAACGACACTATCTATTACGATATGTGAATTAAAAAATAGCACACACTGTTCTCATGCCGAATAAAACATTTACAATCAAACAAGTTCGAGAATATGTTGAAGGGTGGTTGGGAGTAGAGGATGATATGCAAGCCCTGAACATGAATCAGATCAAGGCAATGCTGAACAATTCTCTGGTATGCGTGGACGATCCAAGCGATGGGATTGAGGATTATGTGGCGCGAAGTTTGGATAAAAACTAAATTATAATCAACCCATGGAAGATTTCGTAGATAAATTTGAGGAGTGGACAGATGAAGAACTCACCAAAAGATGGAACTATCTGGAAACCTGCAAGCTTTCCCATTATGTGGAACAAACGATGGATGCTATTGAGGCAAGTCTTAGCTATCGGAGAGTGGAAGCTTGGGATGCGGATGGTAAGATTACCCAAAGGGGTTAAAAACTAGACGATACTTGAGCCATGAAGAGAACAACAATCAACAGAATCCAAAGGAAGCGAGAGCATCGCTATGAAATTCTTAGACGGGTATTTTCAAATTTTTATGGTTTGAAGGACATGACACTCCCCAAAGCTATTGAAATCCTGAAACCACACAGGGGAGAGATTGCTGCTGAACTTCGCTATCTGAATTGGTATGATCAAATGAGGGGGTGGATGCCTTTAGATAATAGAAAGGGAGTGGATACCTATGGATATGAATCGGAAGAATCAATCCTTATCAATCTTCAATATATTTCTGATCGTTTCCCCGCACAATTCCGCCTTCAATGGGTGCTGGATTTGCTGGATAAAAACTAGAACACAATAACGCCATGACCAAACAATACTACATGTTCATTCCTCTGGACATTGACAAGGAAAAGAACACCCGATTCGTTGTGGAGACGGATGGGATTCCTACTGGTAATCTATTCTCTGGTAGGGTCATCGCAAGGAACAAGAAAGCTTACTGGTATTTGGGAAGAGAATCGGATCAATGGGCAAATCCCATTGCGGATATGAAGAACGGCAGCAAGCCATCTTTCCTTCCCATCAATCTGGATGAGGCGATTGCGAAATTTGATGAGCATTGCATCGAAGGATAAAATTATGAGAAACGTTAATATACCTAAAGCCAGAGTCTATATTCGCGCCGATGCATTCGGTGGTAATGAGACTGATTTTGAACCTGCGTGGTTACTCAGTGTCAGAGCAATGCGGAATCGTCCGTTCTGCTTTCAAGTTTGGGTAGATCGATTTGCTGCTTGTTTCGACAAGATTCCCCCTCAATGTGTCTATCACTATGAGCCGAATGGTGAACAAGTTAATCTTCCGCTTCATAAAGTGCAAATGTGGGAGTGTTTAACGGGTAGTATCGAGGTTTGGCAGAAAAGTCAGCTTGCAGATGTCCCTATGTTGGTGAATATGGGGAAAGGTTGCGCCCCCATGACTGGACATTACTGGTTCACCATTGATTTCCTTCCAGAAGGACAAGCTGCTGGGATGATTGACATTGGCGATGTGGAACTTCTTGAAGAACACAAGGAGGGGAATGTTGTGAAGTTGTCAAATGGACAAATTGCAATCTATCCAAACAACCGTTTGAAATGGTTGCCAATCAGTCTTACTCCGAAAGGTGCAGTGGAGCGCATACCTGATTGGAATGTCGCTACAAACGAACAATGGGATGACTGGTGGCAAGACTCAACAGAAATCCTTGGGGATGCTAAATGGGCTTACTAACATGCTCTTTAAAAACTAGACTACACTGACAACATGAAGACAAGACCAAGAGCGATGAGAAGCTTTCCACCCGTTCTCTGAATCAGATGACGGAAATCGTCTCTCTGGCATGGAATGGTGCAGGTAATCGCGGCGGGAACATGTTCTACCTTGCCCAAGGTGCGACGGAATTCTGGACTAGGGGCAATGGCACTGGTGGATCGAACAAAGACCTTGGACGTAAGGCATACTCCGCTGAATTCGGCTTGGGTATGGAGAACAAGAGAAGCTTTGTATCTGCTCTTGTCAATCCCGTGGAGCGTGAGAAGCTTATCAAGCGGGGTGATCTGGTTCTTACTGCTGGATGATAGATTTGGGGTGTGCGACTAATGGTATGTCGGCATGTGGTCGCAACAGACATGATATCCACTGTCTGCCAGACGAGTCAGCGATGGAGGTTCAAGTCCTCCCGCCCCAACCTTTTAAAAACTAGATTAAGATTTGGTCGTAACGAGAAAGAAACATATGAAAAAAGTAATCGAAGGAAAAGTCTATAACACGGAAACCGCAACTGAAATTGATTATTATTCCAATAATTATTATTCAACGGATTTCAATCATTACACTGAATCGCTTTACAAAACCAAGAAGGGGAATTACTTTCTATATGGTTCTGGTAATGCCATGAGCAAATATTCATGTCCAGTTGGAAACAACGGGCGGGGAGGTTCTTCTGATATCATCGCCCTAAGCGAATCAGAAGCCATGGAATGGATGGAAAAGTATGGGGATGCTGATATCACGGAGAAAGAATTTTCCCATGCTCTGGTAGAGGCTTGAGTGTCAAAAACAGCTTCCGATTAATCCCGCTCGGACGGGAAAAATGCTGAGACGGAAGGAACGGGAATAGCATTACGCCCGACCACTTTTAAAAACTAGATTAAGATTTGGATATGAAAAATATCTCTAAAAAGATACTAGCAGTGATTGAAATTGCGGAGCAAAACAATTATAGGGTATCCCATTGTCACGATTGTATTTTCATTACCAAAGGTAAGACGAATCGTTCAAGGGGAATTCAGGTTTGGGAGGATATGACAGCTACTAGATGTGATGTTGATATATCATACGCAAATAAACTGAAAACAAAAAAAGACATGTTGAAAGCTTTGGGGTTGGAGGAATAAAAACTAGATTAATATTTGAACATGCAGACGCAACAACAAATGTTCTACCAATCCCAACGGAAAATCGCTGAACGATACCATGCCATTGATTGGATTGCAAAGCAGGACAACAAGCCGACATTGGAAGAATTGGAAATCCTACGGAAAAAGAATCCCGCATGGAACTCGTATCCTGAAGCATTCGCTTTTAAAAACTAAACCACAATCAAACCATGACAACAATCACCACACAACTCTACTCCTACAAGGAGTTATCTCCCGAAGCGCAAGCACGGGTAATCACCAACAAGATCAGGGATGCGGAGAACGATGAA